TGTGCTGTATATAGCACCGACGGGTACTGGAAAGACGCTTTCGCCGCTTGGATTGTCGGAGAAATACAAGATTATCTTCGTGTGTGCGGCGCGACACGTGGGGCTCGCATTGGCGAAGGCGGCGATTTCCGTTAAGAAGCGCATCGCATTCGCATTCGGGTGTAGCAATATAGACGATATCCGTCTTCATTATTACTCTGCCAAGGAGGCCATTCGCGACAAACGCAGCGGCCGGATTCGTAAAGTGGATAACAGCATCGGCGACAATGTAGAGATTATGATTTGTGATATCCGGTCTTATTTGTTGGCGATGCGGTATATGATGGCATTCCATCCGCTTGATAACCTGCTGATGTATTGGGACGAGCCGACAATATCGCTGGACTACCCCGAACACGTGCTTCACCCGATTATTCACCGCAATTGGAGCGGGAACCTGATTCCCAATGTGGTCTTGTCGTCGGCGACATTACCGCGCGAAGATGAAATCGTGGATGTTATTCAGGATTTCAAGGTGAAATTCCACGACAAGGGCGCGGAAGTCTATAGCGTCGTTAGCCACGATTTCAAGAAATCAATACCGATTGTGAACCAGGGCGGATTTATTGAACTTCCGCATTATATGTTCGGGGACGATTATGACAGCGTGCTTGAATGCGTAGAACATTGTAAGACATATAAGACGTTGATGCGGTATTTTGACTTGCGCGAGATTCTGCGGTTTATTGGACTGGTGACGAAGCGCGTGGAGTACGACGACAGCGACGAGGACGGTGACGACGACGACAACGACAGTGCCGCGGCCGCATTAAAAGCGAAATATGCGGATGATGTAGACACTGACGATAACCGTGGTCTCGTAGTAACCTCCCGCCGCTACCTTCCAGAGAATATGTTCGGCGATGTTGGTGAAATAACAATGACAACCATTAAGGAATACTACCTGCTTCTTCTTGAAAATATCCGACCCAAATATTGGACGCGAGTCTACGAGACGCTCACTGATGCTCGCAAACCCAAATTCGCGTCCGTCGTCAATTTATCCACCAGTGACGCACACACCCTCACCGATGGCCCCACTATCTATTTGACCGAACACGTAGATAAAGTCGCCGCATTTATGCTCCAAATCGCGAAAATACCGACCGTCGTTATGGACGATATTATGGCCACCATTGATTTCAATACGCGTATTCTGGAAGATATTGAGAAAACCGAGAAGTTGATTAAAGACTTGGAAGGCGAATCGGCGCCAGCCACGTCGTCGGGGGGAGGCGGTGGCGGCGCAAGCGACGAAAAGAAAACCCGCAAATTCACTTCGGATACACGCGTCAACCCCGAGACAGACCGACTCCATATTAAGGTGGAAGAGCTGAAGAAATCCGTGAAATATACCGCACTCCACGAACTCTTCGTCCCCAACAGGCTGGAGCATTTGAAGCGATGGACCTCCCGCACCGCCATCTCCAATGAATTCACGTCGTTTGTAGAAGACGACATCGTAGAGCAGATTATGCTCCTCAAGGTGGACACACATTGGAAACTCCTGCTCTTGATGGGAATCGGCGCCATCACAAATGCGACCGACCAGAAGTATACGGATATTATGAAGACGCTCGCGAAGCATCAGAAGTTGTATTTGATTATCACGGCAACCGACTACATCTATGGCACGAATTATCAGTTCTGTCACGGTTATATCGGGAAGGACCTGGAGGGGATGTCACAGGAGAAGGCGATTCAGTCAATGGGGCGTATCGGGCGCGGGGCGATTCAGCAGGATTATACCATCCGCGTTCGTCACGACGCGATTCTGCGCCATATCTTCACAGCGTTGCGAAGCTCGGAGAAGCCGGAGGTGTGCGCGATGAATAGGTTGTTCGTGACGGATGCCGACGCGGATTCGGGGGTGTGAGGTGGCGGGGGAGCCTAATAATATTATAAACCCGGTATATATATAACCATATTCCTGTATTATTTTTTATGCCTCGTCGCACCGCCCTCCTCGTCGGTATCAACTACCGTGGCACCGAAAATGAGCTCAACGGATGCTATAATGACGTCGTCAATGTCTCCCAGTATTTACGCACCGCTTTAGGATACGCCCCGGGCGCCATTAGCGTTCTCACCGATGGCAATCGCGACTCTCCAGCGTTCCCCGCATCCGTCGCCCCCACCCGCCAAAATATCCTCGCGGGAATGGCCGCCCTCGTCGCGGGGATGGTCGCCGGCGATGAAGCCGTATTCCACTTCTCCGGTCACGGGACATTGGTCCGCGACAGAAACGGCGATGAAGTCACCGGACTTGATTCGTGTCTTTGCCCCCTAGATTACAATGCGCCTAGTGCGGCAGGCGGCGGCGTCATTACCGACGACGAAATCCGCGCTCTTCTCGTGAACAAGGTCCCCCGCGGTGCGCGGCTTTATGTGTTCCTAGATTGCTGCCATAATGGCACCGGATGTGATGTCCGCTTTAAATACGAGGATTTCAGTATACTTCTTCGCCCCCCTTCGGCGCGCACCGCAGCCCTATGGCGCACCCAGCAGAAGGCATTTGCCAACCCGAAGTATACCGAGACCGCGGGTGAAGTCTATATGATTAGCGGGTCACGCGACGAACAAACATCCGCCGACGCATATATCAACAATGCGTTCGCCGGCGCACTCACTTACGCGGTATTCGCCATTCTTCGCGCCAACCAAGCCAGCATCCGGGGGTATTCGTGGAGCTCCCTCCTTCGCGATGTCCGCCATTTTATGCGCGCCAACCGTTATTCCCAGATTCCGCAGTTGATGACCGGACAATTAATTTCTCCGGCCAGGCCGGTTTTCGCGGTGGCGGCGGCGGCGGCGGGTTCTCGTGGCAGTTCAGCATTAGAACTGAGTTCGGGTGCTAGCGGTTCTAGCGGTGCTGGGTCTAGGGGGTTCTCGGCATCGGACACACCGGCGACATTATTTTCGTTTTCTGTAAAACCTAAATCCGGTTCGGGTTCGCGCTCCCGACACGGTATCCAATTTTTAGTATAGAAGTAAATTTCGTGAATCACATTGTATTCTAAAAAAATTGAAATGTTTTTTTTAGAATCCATCAAATACAGTGATTCAAAAACAACGACCTACCGAACAAACGAAAAATGGCAGTGAACCCCAATTTGGCTGCGCTTATGCGCGTGATTGAAGACCATCAAGACAAGATGCCTGAAGGTGAGTATTTGGAGGCAATGAATGCGTTGGGCGCACTCCACCGGGACCAGCAACAGCAGCAACCGCTGCCACTTGGCGCCGCTCCTCCCATTCCCGGCGGCCCTCCCCCATCCTACACCGCATCCGCGCATTTGTTTGCCGCAGCACCTGAAATGGCCGGAAATATCACCGAACAACGCGCGTGGAGACGCGTTAAATTTACACACCCTGACCCGCAATGGGCTACAATTTCACCACAAGACTGGATTGCGCTATCACACGATACTCGCTATGAACTGCTGCGCAATGCTACCGAGCATTACGTTACTAAACTTGAATACGAGTTTTGTAATCCAGACCCGGAAGTGTGTCCTTTCGTCGCAAGACACGCTGTCGGGTTATGGAGTCTGAACGACGCTGACGAATACGGCGACGCGTGCTGGGAATGCGTTTGTGGCTATAAAGGAAAAACGAAAAACTGGGAAAAACACGAGACGAGCGAAAGACACCGAGACTGGGCCAAACACCGCACAGTTAGTCGGCGCAAGATTGAAAAAATGAAGGAAAAAATCCGCGATAATGAGGGCGGGGACCTTATCCGTTATGATGGCGCATATAGCGGAGCATCCGTTGGGGCGTATCCTGGAGGCATACGCTTCTACCCGAACAGCCAAGAACGGAATGAATGGACACATCCCGAGATGTTTCCTCAGAATAGTAGTAGTCAATCTGGCAGCAGCAACAGTGTCTGGACCGTTCATCCAAGAATTATTCGGGTGAGAGATTACGTAGCGTAAGCGTAAGCGTAAGCGCACAGGGGGGTAGATAACTTTTTTATCAAATAAAAAGTGCTAGTCACTTCTATGTATCTGCTTTCTGGCAAACATTGCCCCTCTACCATCCGAATACTATCTCGTCAATGAAGTTGTAGTCTCCATCTTCATCTTTGGAGTGAATTGATTTCGCCGGTTTACCGTTTTCCCATAACCCTTCAAACACGATGATTTCACTCCCATCGCCGGATTTTTGAACGTGAACTCCATATCCGTCCAGTTTGTCATTTTTCCATGTGCCTATATATTCAAACCATTTCGCAAAATGCGCGTTTTCGGCTGCTTCGTCGCTAGTGTATGACTTTTGCGAAATACCGTAAATAAATGCCGGTGTGCGAAGAGTTCCAGGGCCGTGGCGTTTGTGGCTCGCCGTCGCCGTCGCCGTCGCTGTCGCACGTTCTTCGTCGCTTGTGGGGCGCATATGCCCCATATAAACAGTTCCGTCGGGGTAGCTGTAAATTTGTTCCTCGCTCATTTGTTGTTCGTCTATAAACTACTGAATATATAAAAATCATTTCAATTTTTTCCGGATGGAATAAAAAAGTGTTAGTCACATCATCAATTATTATACTTACCTTCCTATCTAGGAAAGTCCCTTCTTCAATGTTCGTCGTCAGAGCAGGCCCAAGGAAGTCTGTTTTGGTTGTCAAACGCTACAATCAATTGGTCTTCTTTTTCGGTAGTGAGTCCGTTGAAGAATTCTGTTGCCATTTTTTCAGGATTGGTGAAGTTGAACGGTTGTTCGTTGTCTTCGTCGCCCCATTTTTCCGTGTGTTGAAGATTGATTGCGCGAACATCAAGTGCCGGAAGAGGAGCCGGAGGAGCCGGAGGTGCCGGAGTTTGCTGTTGCTTGATGACCGAAGCAGCAGACAATGCGGGTGATTCAAGATTCAGACGAACACGAGGACCGTGAGGATGAGCGTATGGCGCGCGGTGTGTCGCCGTGGTGGTGGCGGCGGCGGGTGCGGGTTTCAGCGCGGCTTGGAGCCAAGGTTTGGATTGACGCTCTTGTTGGCGGTAGTAGGAGTCATCGCGGTTGCGAAGGTCGCGTTCTTGGCGTTCGGTGTCTTCACGAAGAAGATTGAAGGACGATGACGACCGACGCTCTTCACGAGTGTCACGAGTGTCGCGAGTGTCGCGAGGTATGTAGCGCTCTTCACGAGTGTCACGAGGTATGTAGCGCTCTTCACGAGTGTCACGAGTGTCACGAGTGTCGCGAGTGTCGCGAGTGTCGCGACGACGCGAACGGTATTCGGGGCAGTAGGACGACGTGTGTCCGGTATTGGAGCAGATTCGGCAGGCTTGGTTCAGGAGCGTGGGACAGACGACTTTTCCATTGGGCTGGTCTTTGACGAAGTGATTCGTGTATTCGGCGACAGGAAGACTGGCATCGTAGCACACTTTGCAGAATTTGCTGTCAATGGGGCGCATCATTCCATCGGGAAAGCGACGCTCTGGGGCGGTGGTGGTGGTCTTGGTGGTCTTGGTGGTAGCGGAGTTGTTTCTGGAATACGACATTTGATTGAGTAGCTATTGTAGGTCTGATTTGAGAAAAAACATTTCAATTTTTTTTCAAATACTCGGAATTCCACGGATCATCAAATTAGTGAATATATTTCAAATGTTACAGTAGAAAACGACCGAGTAAATTCTTCTAGGTCTTTTTCTGTTAAATCACTCCGTTTTCCACGAGGAACCATAGGGGTAGCTGGATATTCCTCAACTACAATGGCTGGGATACTTGACGATGACGACGACGACGACCACATTTGATGGATAAATTTCTATATACCTACTACATTTATTATATAATAGTCAATAGATCTGCGCCGTATTTCTCTCGGAGTTTATCTCTCAAACAATGTAATCCGAGAGAAATGGCCGCATCGGCCGCATCGGCGGCATCGGCCGGACACGAAAATGTATGGCTACACGTCCACCTAAATCCGTTGATGTTGTCCTTACGGTCATATACAAATGTCAAGATGGTGGCGGTAGGGGAATGCCGACCCATACGCAACATTGTATATTTTGGCAGGTTTTTAGACCATCTCTCTGCGATGGACCCAGCGCTGTCTCCACACGCAGGAACGGCGCAGGATGGTTCCGTATCCAACGACACGACATACTGGTTCGCATCATTTAATTTTTCAAGTAGCGGGATTTTCATAGATTTAGAACTGACCCACGGTTTATTTAGACGCGGGTGCGATTCAACCTTGAAATATTCGCGTATTTGTTGTTTGCCGTTTTTGAGGTAGGTCATTTCGCGATAATATACGACAAATTTCTTCATCATATTATGCGTGATACCCGGAGGCAATAATTGCGCGGTCTGCTTTCTCTCGCGCTTGTCGTTTCTAGTCGTCGCGTTCGCGATGAGAGACGGGGGCGACGGCGACGGCGACGGCGACAGTGGAGCAGCAGCGGAGTAGTCGGTCATTTGTATAACAAGGGCATAAAACATATAAAAATGAAACGCTCTTCCTAAATATCAAAGACTCGTGCGATGAACGCAATCCAGCAAGCTAAACGTTCTCTTTATGGCGGACTCATCTTTAAATTGTCGCAAATCGGGTTCGCGCTGCGGAGCACATTATGTTACACCAATCGCGTGAATGTTGGAGTCCACGATTATGCGGAATACGCCGCACAGTTGCGTGATGGTGATTCGGTTTTTATATCTACGAGAGAATCCGCGGTTCCCGTCCATACCATCGTCGCGATTCTACGGGCGCGTAATGTCCGCGTCGTGTTTTATATTATGGAAGAACCGCTGGTGGCGTGGGATGTTGTTGAGAGATTGCTGCCAGTGAGTATTCGTATTCTCGTCCAAAACAACGAATATGACCATCCTAAAGTGGGTATTATGCCGATTGGAATCCGGGATTGCGGGTCTATCGTCGCGATGCATCGCAGGTATAACCAAAAACATCTGCTTGAAAAGGGGGTGTCACTTCGGGCGACATTGGGAGTGAATGTGCGGCCTATAAAATGTTTACTGTGTTTCAGTTTATGGACGCATCCTTCGCGGCAGGAGTGCTACGACCTCTTCGCGGGGTCGTCCTTCGTGTATAATCTCAATGACGCTGCCGCTGCCGCCGCCGATGCCGCCGATGCCGCCGCCGCCGATGCCGCTGCGTCTATTACGAGTGGTGATGGACGAGAGGCTAACTGCTTTGAAAAAGTCCCCGCTGCGCTAGTCTACGACAAGACTCTGGAAAGCCGATACGCGCTTTGCCCGCGGGGATGTGGCGTGGATACCCACCGATTTTACGAATGTATTTACTTGGGATGCGTTCCGATTGTCATCCGGACTCATACGGTGTTTGACCGGCTGTATCACCCCGACACAGGGTTTCCGTGTCTCGTTGTTGAGAGATGGGCGGATGTAACCGAGGAACTCCTCGCAGTGTCATACCCAGAATGTTTTTCGAAGATGCGCGATTTTCACGCACGATATCCGCGTTTTTTGACGGACTTGGATAGTATTGAGGGGTTGTTAATCGGGCTTTAACGGCATGATGCTTTAGTATATTCTCAGTATTATATACTACTAGTGTAATGCTTCTAACGAAACGACACCATCCTCGCCGACATCGGTGGTCAATGAAATACAAACGCAGTATCAATTGCCGACGCCCGCGCGGATTCTCTCAACGCCAGCATTGTAAGTATGGGCGGCGGGGATGGACGACGCGACGTATCAAATCCAACTCCGCGAGAGATTAAATTGATATGCTTTTATTGAATCAGTATAAATGTATTGCAGGATACTATCGTATCGTATCGTATCTTATTCAACAATACAAATGAAGTCGTTTATTCAAAGTCTTATCGCTCGTGTGAGTTCATCCGTCAAAGCACAGACTGCCGTGGCTGCGGCCACCGCACCTCCCGTATTAGGACGCTGGGGTATTCAATACGACGAAAGGATTATCGCACGCAAAATCGTTCAAGCAAATGAAGACCATTGCGGGTGCTGTGTCGTCGCCGAGAATCCGAAGAAAAATGAATGCGAAGTAGGAGCGAAGAAGAAAAACAGTAGTGTAGTGAGGTTTGAAAAAAGAGAGGAATATTTAGTGCCGTATGTAATGTAATGTAATGAAATTAAATACAAAACTACCAAATCTGATTATTTTTATTCACATTGTAATGTAATATAATATTACAATGGGACACCAATTGTTTGACCAATATACATACCTTCATTTTGCTGTAGGTGTAATAATATATTTTTGGAATATTTCTCTCGTATATTGGTTCGTTCTACATAGTATTTTTGAATTTGTAGAAAATACCCAAATGGGTATAAATATTATAAATAAATATTTCGTGTTTTGGCCGGGAGGCAAATCAAAACCCGATTCTATTATGAATATCGTCGGAGACACTTCGGGTGCTATATTAGGATGGTTATCTGCTTACTATTTGGATAAATTGGGACATAAGTATAATTGGTATGAACCGCATATCAAATAATATATATAATATACATCGTGAGTATATATATTCGGGAATAAAGGTAGAATGAAGAAGTGTATTGCTGTCGTGGCCTTCGCGGTCATTTTCTTATCGGCATTGTTTTTATTTATACGGAATTACCCGAGTGACCGATTGTTTTCCGTTGTTTTCGTAGTGGCGGGTGGCGTGTTGTTGTGGAGTTCGCAGACAACGACGTCGACGTCGACGATGGACACGGATAAAAAATAATATTCTCTCGCTACTACATAACACAATCCATCACCAATGAATCTCAACTTCAACCTCACAAAGTATACCGGCGTTATGGCGTTTTACGCCGTGCTGACGTATCTCCTCTTTCCCGCGATTGCCTATTTCTTATTTGGAAAGACATTGGAGGCGGCTGGCAACGGTTTCATCGCCGGAAGTATCGTCTCGGTGGTTCTCTGGAAGGTGTATGGGTATGGGTTGGTGAAGGGGGCGTAAGCGAGCGTGACTCGGAACTACAAATGATGCTTAATAATATACGCGCTCATTAAACCAGTCATTGTGGAAAAGAACAAAACGGTTTTGAATATATCAAAAAATTCATCTTTATCTGGAATGTGAATTTTTATTTGGTCGCCAACGTCTATATATTTGTGCGTTTTGTGTTGGCCATTCTTTCCAATATTGATACCGGCGAACATTTATAACGGCACACTAAAAGTGTGCGGTTATTTAAACATTACTGGTATATCTGTTGATGTTTATATCCGCTGTGCGGATTTAAATATTCAACGGTGGAAATGGATAAGCGCCTCCATAAAAAAGATGATAAATGTGACCAGGGTGATTACGATAAATACGGTTTTCATTTTTAGTATATATAACGCTGAGAATATCATCTCTCAGTAGTTGTCAAATATGAAATCCGGGTCGCCAGTGATGTTGCGGAGTGCTTCGGTAATGTAGGCACGTTCAACGGCGTCGGCCTCATAATAGTTCCAATATACGGATTGAAGACGGAGGTCGTTGTAGTGCGGATTATTGTTGGCCTGAACATTCGTGAAGTGGCTCATTGTGCACTGATGAGGTAAATCTGGATAATCATTTTTTACAAACACACCTTTGCTATTGAGGTGGGCATATTCCGTTCGTTTTTCGCGGATGAGGTACATTTTTCCGGGTGTAAGGTCGGTTGGGGGGACAAGACGAAGTGACCGCATTGGTCGTTTGATGTGATGTGATGTGATATGATTGGTTGATGATGAGATTGACCGGAAATAGAAATACTTATGCTTCAATTTTTTATTATATTTATATATAACAAGCCAATTATGTATTCTTCGCGACGAAAGTCTAAACGTTCTTATCGGAAACGTGTTGTTTCTAGAAAGAATAAAACGCGTTCAAAGCGTAAGAATTTGAAGTTTAGAAAAATGAGGGGGGGGGGGTTAACATTCAAAAACTTTCAAGAGTTCAAAGATAGTTATGAAATAGGTGAGACTTCATTAAAGCGTCAAACAACACCCGAACCAACTAAAGAAATTCTTCGAAAGCGACTTACTTCGATGAAGGATGATAATCCTGAATATTATAAAGCATATACTGACCCAGCATACCAAGAGACCAATGAGTTCAAACAATTTGAGGCTGCTGCTGAAGCGAAGGCTGCTGCTGAAGCGAAGGCTGCTGACGCGAAGGCTGCTACTCAAGCAAAGCCTGCTGCTCAAGCAAAGCCTGCTGCTCAAGCAAAGCCTGCTGCCGCAAAGGCGGCTACTCAAGCAAATATTTCTTTATCATATGACGAATTTAAGAAAAAACTTGATAATTTGAACCAAGGAATACAATATGGTAGTATGGACGGGTATGATACCACCAATGAAGAAAACGAACTCGATAAACTTTTTAAAGACCATCCAGAACATGTAGACAAATTGAGGAAAGATAGAGACACCGAACGTGCTGAACAAGAAAGAATAAAGAAAGAAGTATACAATAAGTCGGTTGAAACTAATAGACAACAAGAAGAAGAAAGAAGAAAAGCGAGAGAATCACTCGGTGTAAGCTCCCTCGGACATAGTCAGAACATGGATCCTGCTAATTGGAATTAATACGCAAATAATATTTGCTTTTATAATCATGTAAATATTTTGTTCATTGGTTCAATCCAACGTCACCCCCGTATTTCGCCTCTACTTTCTGCTTCAACTTCGCGATTTCATCTTTGAGTATATAATTTGCGGGTAAGACCATACGCATTTCTTCGCGAACACCGTCCTCTGGTCGTTTTCTTTCATATACCAAGTGCGGTTTTTCTCTTTTAACAACAATTGATATATACTTCGGCAACGCTGTCTCTGGTCCAGCACCGGCAATAGCATCTGGAAATATACCCTTTTCTAAATCGCTGACGACCTTATTGGCGTCTTCCAATTTTTGTAAAAGAGGAACCTTTTCTGATTTGCTTGTCACCCACGATTTTTCAAGTTTGGGATGTTCAACTTTGAAGTATTCACGACTCCTTGTATGTTCTTTATTCAACCATTCGTGGTTGTATGACACGTAACGTTTCATCATAGTTTGTGTCAATCCTGGTGGCAACTCTTTCGCGTTATGTTTTCTCTCGCGTTTGTCATCGTGACCGGCCGCAGTGCTGTTGTATTTTTGGTGTTCTTGTAACGTGGCGATATGTAAATTATCATATCGGTTATTCAAAGGGTTTCGGTCAAGGTGAGCCACCACATTGGTGTTTGCGGTGTAATCGCCTTGTCCCCACGTCCCCATAATCACTTGATGTATGAATACATTATTACTATGACACGAAATATATCCGTTCTGCGTCCGATACCACGTCATTTTTTCACCTTTGTTGTGGGTTGCTTCATATTCCAGTATTTTTTGATAGCTCGCTGGGCACAATTGACAATATTGACTTGGTTCACAATACATCACGATATCTGTGACCTCACCGGTTCGTGTGTTGATTATTTCCCAGATGGGATTTTTCATTTGATTCGCAGTGCGTCCTTGGGTTTTTGTGTGGCCGGGTTTGAATGTGACGGTAGCAGAGCTGGAAGCGTATTTCTGGGTAATATAGTCGTGTTGTTGTTGGAATTCGAGTGTCATCGTATGATAAATATACGCGAAAATGAATGTAAGCGAAACGAAAGTAGCGAAACGAATGTGTAGCTTGTGTATGAATTTATTTGAACTGTGATAAACAACTTCAATTTTTTGGATAATGAAAAAATTGAATTACATTATACCGATTGAGTATAAGTATAGGTGTAACTATGCCGATTAAGTGTGCGTTTATCGACCCGTGTGGGAACGGATGTGGAGAAGAAGCGAAATACAAGTTCAAACATGATGCGAAAGCGTCTCGGTGTAAAGCGCATATGTTGGAAGGAATGAAAAATGCCTCATCAAACTTGTGCTGCCACGGCGACTGTATAAAAAGTCCCATTTACAATTATGTCGGGCACACAGCAAAATACTGTATACTTCACAAAGAACCCGAAATGATAAATGTTATAACTCCGCGGTGTATTCATCCTGGGTGTGATAAACAGCCAACGTATAATATTGCTGGCCTTCCGGCAAAGTATTGCGCCACACACCGAACGAGTGAAATGATTGATGTAAAACATTCTGGTTGCTTGGAGGAAGGATGTAAAAAAAGAGCAACATACAATATTCCAACAGAAAGCAAAGGTCTCTACTGTTCGGGTCACAAAAAAGAGAACATGGTGGATGTCAAACACAACTTCTGTGTGCACAAAGGCTGCCTCACTCGTCCAAATTATAACCTTCCTGGCGAAACCAGAGGCACACACTGTGTTGTCCATAAAACCAAAGATATGATTAATGTGACATCAAAAACGTGCCCTCATCCCGGTTGTTTGAAACAACCGACTTTCAATATAGAAGGAGAAACGACCGGATTGTATTGTTTTGAACACAAACAGCCCGGAATGGTTAATGTCAAACAACAAACTTGTAAGAGCGAGTGGTGTTCAACCCGCCCTCACGATAAATACGACGGATATTGTATGTTTTGCTATATGAATTTATTTCCAGACAAACCGGTCGCACGAAATTTCAAGACGAAGGAACGAGTGGTGGTTGAATATATCACGTCGCATTTTCCGAAGTTTACGTGGGTGGCCGATTCACGTGTTGCTGGTGGATGTTCGCGTCGCCGTCCGGACCTGATGCTTGACCTCGGATATCAAGTTGTTGTTATAGAAGTGGATGAGAATCAGCATATCACTTATGATTGCAGTTGTCACAACAAACGCCTGATGCAAATATCACAAGATGTCGGTCATCGGCCCATAATATTCATTCGCTTCAATCCGGATGATTATACCGACGAAAAAGGCGAAAGTTTTCCTTCGTGCTGGGCGCAAAATGGAAATGGAATAATGGCGGTGAAGAAATCAAAGAAGAAAGAATGGGACGCACGATTGGAGAGGTTGCGTGAACAAGTTGAATACTGGACGAACCCAGAAAACGCTACGGAGAAGACGGTTGAAATCGTGGAGTTGTTTTATGATTGTGACTGAATGTAACGAACGAACGTAATGAACGAACGTGAATAAATAACAATAAATGTATAATACTTATTTTTATTTATATTTTCATAAAAATAGGTATTGTAAAAAAACGTGAAGACAAAAATGCAATTAATTTGAGTAAGCTAAACCCCCCATCCCGGACATAACCCTCAAAACGTTGTAATTCACGGCATACACGCGAACCTTGGCAGTGTTAGTTCCCTCAACGGTGGCGTTGGAAAGAACAAGCTGAAGGGTAGCGTTATCAATACGAGAGAAGTTGCACGAGCCGGAAGGCTGGTGTTCCTCGGGTCTCAGCGCGAAAGAATACAGGTTGATACCGGTATCAGGGGCGCGAGTGTGGTGCTGCCAAGGCTGAACGAGGTCGAAGTAGGTTCCTTCGCGCTCAGAGAAGCGATCCTGGCCGTTAAGCTGGAGCTTGGCAGTGACGACTGGGTTCTCACCCCAGCAGTGCATGTCGAGAGAAGTCTCGGTGAGGACAAAGGTGCCGGCATCAGAGACACCGGAGGCGACTCCGCTTCCGAAGTTGGGCAAGTTGTAAGTGCCAGTAGCGCCGGCGTCAGCCCCGTGCCACCAAGAAGTGCCGGTGGTGTAGACATCCTGTGCGCCAGCGTCGTTGAAGAGGCCGGAGGCATTGATGTAAGAGCCGGTGGTGGCGACAACACCGTCGTGAGAGCCGAAGGCCATAATGGCGTTGGGGAGGGCATCCACAGCGTCGGTGTAGTTGAAGGGCTGGGCGCCGAGAAGGCGGTTGAGGACGGAGCCCCTCTCGAGGGAAGAGCAGTAGTCAACGTTCTTGTCGGGCTGGACGACCCAGATGAGCTCCTTAACGGGGTGGTTAAAGTTGAGCTTGATCTTGTTGGAGGAAGAACCGACGGACTCATCACCGGTGAACTGGAGCTGCTCGATGAGGTACTCGTGGGGGTTCTGGGCCATACGTCTGCGCTCATCGGTGTCCAAGAAGACGTAGTCAACGTAGAGGGAAGCGGCGACGAGGGACTGGTTGTAGGCGGAGGTGACCTTGGTGGTGGCGGCGGCGTCGTTGAGGCTGGACATAGCCCACAAGCACTCCTCAATGGGGCGGATATCAAGGTTAATCTTGACCTCGTGGTATTGAAGAGCGATGAGGGGGAGGGCCAGACCGGGGTTGCGGCAGAACCAGAACTGGAGGGGGACATAGAGGGTGGTCTCGGGGAGAGCATTGCGGGGGGCGCAAACCTGGCGAGGAGCGTTGGCATCGCAAGGGCCATCAATGTCGTTGAAGGAGGGGTCGGTGATGAAGGTGAGCTGGCTGGTGTTGCCGATCATCTTGAAGTAACCGCGCTGCTGCTCGGTGGACATAGTGAGCTGGTTCCAGATGTGCATCCAGTCGCCGTATTGGCGGTCAATGCGCTGGCCACCGATCTCAACCTCAACCTGAGAGATGAGCTGCTCACCGGGGAAGTCAAGCCAACGAGCGTAGACGTTGCCGGCGGAGTTCTTGAGGGACTGGCTGATCTCGGGGAGAGTCACCTGAAGGTAGGTGCGGTAAGCCAAATCACCGTTACGGGAGATGGTGCAGGTCACACGGCGACCGAAGTCAGCCTGGCCGTTGAAAGTCTGCTCGATAGACTCCATAGCGAAGTTGGTGTGACGCTTGTAGGAAACCTTCCAGAAAGTAATCTGGGGGTTACCAGTCAGGTAAACGTCTTGGGCGCCATAGGCGACAAGTTGCATAAGTCCTCCACCCATTGTAAAATGCTTGTTATACTATTCAAAAAGAAAAAAAATTCACGAATTTGACATATTATACGAATAAATCATTAATAAATCATTAATAAATCAACGAAATACAAATTAAACAAAAATTGCTAAACCTTCTTATACTTCAATAACGGCAGCAGTGGCGACGGCGGCAATAGAACGATGTCATTATTTAAGTATAAGCCTCCTAAAAAGATTATGCTGGATGAGCGCAGTATAACTACACTAGATAGCAAGCATAAAGAATTACAGACCGAGTTTCAATATATACAAGATACAATTATTCCAGGACTTGAAAATGAGAAAAATATGCTAAAGGAACGATTACAATTCATACGGGGGGGGTGTCCGCCCCCCAACGGCGGGAACTACGGGGGGTGTCCGCCCCCCAACGGCGGGATACTGTTCGGCGAGAGCCGAACGATGCGAGCGGAGCGTCACAACTACGTTCTATTAGCGGGGGGAGGTGGTGCCGTAAGAATTGACCGACGGTCAGAATTGACGGGGGAAATGCCTGGAAGTGTGGATTCCTTCGCCGATGATTCATCCCAATCCAACGACGATTCTAGCGGCGAAGCGCGAGGTCGTGGAATCGCGGAAGGGACCGGAGGGACCGGAGCGATTCCGCGGCCGAGTATAGACGAATGCCTTGAAATCCGTGACCGTATTAAAGAAATCAATGCTGCCATCAAAAAACACCAACAAGACTATAAAAACTATTACCTCAATAATAGCGAGTATATCTTTGAATATTTTGAGACCAAAAAAACGATAACAAGCGGCGGTTCAATGAAAACGAAATCCCTAAATGCGTTCTTCAATCTCCCAGAAGCGAAGAAAACGGAGGAATTATTCAAAAACCAGCACAATAATGTAGAAAAGTATCTGGCGAGTATAGACCAGACGTATATGGATGTTTCTAAATATGTCTACCCCACGGATATTTGCCAGTTCTGCCACAAAGGCGAGATGATTCCAGTTGAAAGCGAAGGCATTATGGTATGTAATCAGTGTGCGAAGCAGGTTGTATTCCTAATTGACAATGAGAAGCCATCTTATAAGGAGCCGCCTAAAGAGGCGTGTTTTTACGCCTATAAACGCATCAACCATTTTCGCGAAATCCTCGCGCAGTTTCAGGCCAAAGAGACGACATGTATTCCCGAGAACGTGCTTGAAAGCATCAAGCAGCAAATAAAGAAGGAGCGGATTGAGATTACCCAATTCACGGATAAGAAAGCGAAAGAAATAATGAAGAAGCTGGGATTTAATAAATATTACGAGCACATTCCATTTATTAAAGATAAGCTGGGGATTAAACCACCGGTGATGACGCCTGATTTGGAGGACCGATTGTGTAATCTGTTTATGGAAATCCAGGGGCCCTATGCGAAGTTTTGTCCAGACGACCGGGTGAATTTCCTGAATTATTATTATACGGTGTATAAGCTGTGCGAACTATTGGGGAGGCGCGAGTTCTTGCCGTTTTTCCCGATGTTGAAAGACCGAGAGAAGCGGATAGAGCAAGACCAGATATGGAAACAGATATGTATTGAGCTGGATTGGGTGTTTATTGCGACACCGTGAGGCCGCCAGGCCGTCTACGTCCTCCTCGCCTTCTTCCTATGATTGCGCACCCCTCCCACCCCGCCACTGGCTAAACTGTGCGATTTGTAATAGACTTGTGCGTTGTCCGTATACAATCCAAACATTGAATATGGGTGACGCGGAAGCACAGTTAGTGTAACGGTGGTGAAGTGGTAACTCCCCGTATTCCGAATGGTGAGGGTATAAACGCCCGGGATTGTCGCACGCGTTGTCGCCATAATACCAGTGACATTGTTTACTCCGATACCTCCATACGAAGCAGGAACACCGTCCGCCACGCGATATAACACATACATCCGACCTCCGCCAGTAATGATTCCGGGTGCGGCGGTTTGTGCGTCTCCAGATACGACCGTGGTCGCAAAAGAACGCACCATTGCGGGAGGTGTTCCCGCGACCACGGTGCGCGCATAAGGCGTATAACCCATCGCGTAGATTTCGTAAGGTGTATTCACGCCAGCGTATACCCATTTCGCGCCGATAGGTGCTGCCGCGGAGGCAGGAAAGCCGGTAAGCGCGGTATTCGCGCTGGCATCCGTCCAACCGGTGCTTGCCGCGTTCCCGGCGAGAACAATGGTGCCGTCCACCACATTGACTGACCCCGTTAGGTCGTTATACCCAGGAATAATATATCCACCATTTACGTGGCTCGTCGCACCGACGATATAGCAATTTGACACCGTTTTATTTGTGTTATTCCCGCCTTGATTTCCGAGAATACCACCGCTACTCGCAGGTATCGCGCCAACTGAATAACAATTGGTGATGGCGACTATCCCGCATTCGCTTCCGATGATACCGCCGCCATAGTCGCCAATCGTGCCTCGGCTATAGCAGTCACTGATGGCGTGACCGGAGGAACTCCCCGAATACCGCCCCGAAATACCCCCCGCATTTTGGTTCATATTTCCGGTAGAATAACAGTTCACGAAATTGGCGGCGCCAGTGGATTGGCCGGCGATACCGCCACCGTAGGTGCCAATGACACCGGTAGACCAGCACGACTCGCAACTCAACGCACCCGCTGTGGATGGGGAATTCGCACCGATGATACCGCCGCCCTCTTGCCCTATAATCCCCGACGAAGAGCAACTCACGCATTTCACGGGGCCGGCGTATTGCCCGATGATTCCGCCGCATCCAATGCCCGTTTCCCCCGTGGAATGACAGTTCAAGATAATGTTATTTGACCCAGTGGTCCCCTTCCCGAAATACGCTTGTCCTATCCAACCGCCCCCATTTGCGAGGGTAGCGCCGCCTGATGCGCGGATTTCCAGATTCATCGCATAGATGTCGCCATTCCCGTTTCCAATACTATTGCCGTTTTGAATTAGGCCAGGATAATCAGTAATACCGTGTATCGTGATAATGGGGCGAGTCCCGTCCGGTTTCAGTGTTCTAGAACCGAATTGAATACCGTTTGACCCGCAGATGAAATAACCGTTGGTACCTCCTCCTACAGTTCCATCAATTGTAATATCCGTTATGAATTCAATGGTCAATAGGCCGAGAGGTTGGTCGGAATTTATAAATTCGGTAATGTTTATAAATATCATCGTCCACGAAACCATATCAATACTATAATACAGTGGTTCGCCGACTGCGGCTTGTCGTATATAAACGGTGGTTCCGCCTGGATAGGCAATACCGGCGGGAATAATCCCCACCGCGAATCCGGACTCGCTCATTGGACCGAGTAAAAGACGCGGTTCAGAGTCTGCGTCAGTTCCGACCGTTTCGTGGGAGGTCCCCTCGGAAAATATATAACCATATCCGCGGCGGATAGGGTACATAACACCATCCACGGCAAGGTCGCCGGCGCTATCTGTCAAATATACTAAATGTGTATGCGTAAACCCGGAAATACCGGTGTCGTGGTGTGCGGGCGTATCTCCCTTCACCCAACGCATTGGAATTGTGGTGATGTGTGATAACTGGAGTCCCATATGTCCAAACAGTTCCGACCGAATCGCGGGTGTAAGTGGGACAGTAAATTTCTCGGACGCGGACGCGGTTTTTGCGTTAATCCGTTCCTTTGCGGTGATAACTTCCTGTCGCGATAGAATATAATCTATTGTCTCATTTGACAGAACATTGACGATTTGTCTTTCCATAATAAAAATATGAATAAAAATAAGAATATAATATATACGAATATGAAAATATTATATATTTGTTTATGCCTCGGTCCCCGTAGCATCCACCTTGACCCATGACGACGACTCCGGGCACAAATCGCGCGTATCATGGGATGCGCCTGAACCGAACCAAACACTCGGATAACACACCACCTTCCCCGGGTTCGCATTGAAATACGCACCCCACCAACTAAATGTGCTGTTTGCGATGATATTATGGTCACACACACTCATTAACATCATCTGCTGCCAATCCACGATTGTATCCCGGACGAAATGAAACTGGATATCACGACCATACGCAGGCCCGTCGACGTCGGTCGCGCAACGGTGTTTTAATTCCGCAATGTGCTTGAGAACGATTTCCTTATCACGCAGTTCGTAGAAGACAAGGAATGAATACGTTCTCGGTGATGAAGCCGATGTCGCCGATGAGGCGGCAATAATATGCGAAATAGCGCGATAATAATAGTCTACCGCCATCACAGGATGGATGTGTGGATGTAATAGATAATCCCCAATGCGGAAATGCATGCTTACTAATTCGCGGCGCGATTGTTTCGCAGGATTTCCATCCGAGTAATCGCCGCTCCACGATTCGTTTGCGTAAAGTTGTTTTATCAACGTTTGTTGTTCCCGTAGTTGTAACATATCGCATATCTCTGTGTATTTATCTGCGAAATACTTCTCGCTTTGAAAATAACCGTGAAGACGCAGTGGTTTCAGATATTTCACGGTCTCGGTGGGGGTCGCAGTGTAATGAAACCCGATTTCGTCCCATCGCGGCAACGACTGAAACATTTTCTCGGTGACGGGATTACTGGGTGTGAGATATTGTCGTAATCCGCGCAATAATGTGGTCCAATGTGTATAACGCGGATGTCCAGGATTACCCTCTAATTCCTGTTGCTGCATAAAAAAGAATGTGTCGTGATTGCGAAGGGCTGCCGCGATGACAGCGAATATTTGGAAGAGCTGGTTCCCTAACCCGCCCATAATCGTGGCCGTAATCATTATATAAACCAACAATATATAATACAAACGGTCTCGGTTTAAGTCTGAATGCTTTATTCATAACAGGAAATCCCGGAATAAAAACCATAGCGCGTCTTCGTTTGTTTCGTTTATTTTTATGATACAAAAATCAGTGTTCGTTCCTGGCGTCGTTCCGCCGTTCATTCCATTCATTGTTCCACAATTCGTAAACACGCAATGCGCGATGATGTGTTGGTCGTCTTGAATCACCACATTATTCGTAATATAAAGTTCAAGAACTTCTTGAAACCGACAACACCACCATAACGCTTTTTCGCGTCCAGTGATATAAAATCCCCCGCTTAACAAGTGTGCGCGTGGAGAATATACATCTCTCCTTGCCGTGTTTTGAAAATGCTGCGCATAGTATGTATAACATTTATGTAGATTACTCGGCGATATATTACATCCATAGTATACCTTATCTTTATGAAGTCGGTTGATTTTATCTGGATTGGGCCAGTGTTCTCGTATTCTCTCGCGATAAGCGGGATGTGTCGCAGCCGCTCCAGGACCGCCAGATGACAATGTATCGCGAAAATACCCGACATCACACCACCCATAATATTCAGTGTCAAAGTATTGTTTTTCAATGGTCTCCCTTACAAAATGGGTCTTTTCGCACCACAGCATATTGAGACGCCAATCTGCGATTTCTGCGAGTTTACATTCAGGTCGCGCATTGTTTTCCATCCAAAATCTCTCGTATTTATAATTATGAAACTCCGAAAATGGCTTACATATCACCTTGATTTTTCGTCGGGTATCTTCCTCCAGCTTTCGTATTTCATCGCAAATTGCGTCGTATTCGGTTTCGCCAGTATAAATAACCAGATAAAACCTGTTCACGACGCGAATAAACTCGCGAAACCAATTCATATGTTTTTCGTAGCCGTGTCGGTTTTTCATACGATACAAGCACGAGCTAAATGTTATATTTATTGGAGGAGACATTTTACAATAAACCTAATACTATCATACACGCATAAATATTTATATCATACACGCATAAATATTTATGTAATATTTATTGTAATATAAAAACTATACGTTATTCAATATATATTGATATTTATATTGAATAACAATGCTTCGTAAGTTTTCCGATATAAAACACGCGATTTACATCAATCTGGATTCGCGGACGGACCGGCGCGAATTATTTGAAAAGCAGTTTGAAGAGCTCCACGGACGATACCCACAAGATTTCACCTTTGTGCCAGTTGCTCGTTTTTCGGCCATAAGGGACGACAAGAACGGCGCAATTGGGTGTTCGAAAAGCCATATTGAATGTATTCAGATTGCGAAGAATAACGGTTGGGACCACGTTCTCATTTTTGAAGATGATGCGTTGTTTATCCACCCGGAAGTGCTAGTTCATCAAGTGTCGTCCTTTCTCTCGCGGTTTCGCGATGAATGGGACGTAGTATTGTTTTCGGGGAATAATTTTCCGCCATTTAAAATAGAGGCGCCGGATTGTTTTCGGATTGCGAACTGCCATACGACGGGGTGTTATTTAATATGTAGTCGTTATTATGATACATTACTCCGTAATTTTGAAGAAGGGCTTGTGGGGCTCACTGCGAACCCGGGAAACGCGTCAGTATATGCGTGCGACGCGTATTGGAAACAGCTCCAACGCGCTGACCGATGGTATCTTATTACTCCGGTGTGTGTAATCCAGCGCGCGGGTTATAGTGATATAGAGAAAAAGGACGTAAATTACGAGAAATTGATGACGGACCTTGTTAAAAAGCCGCCACCGAAGCCGACGACGACGATGCGAATGCATATGTAGACACTAGCCTTGGCGCTATGTGTCCGTCAAATACCGGTCTACGACCCACCACGCAAAATCGCGGTCGCTCGGGTAATGATGCCCTGCCATAATGCGGATATTCGCACACTTGGTAGCGACTTCCATTATCGCCTGGGTTTTGGCGGGAAATTTCCGCGCGAGTATTTTCGCTAAATAATAGGTCTGAACTGCGTGACCCGATGGGTATGCGGGGGTTGATGCGGAATCTGACCGTAACAGAGTTCCATTCGCTTCATTGATGAGTTCTGGTGCGATTTGTGCGGGTCGGGCGCGATTATAGAACCATTTCAGCATTTTCGTTATGAAGATGACTCGGGTGTTTGTCATAATCCCGTCCATTTCCGTGACGGGCATTTCGTCTGGTGTAATAATCGGGCTAAACGCTGCGGCGGGGTTCATATCCGTAAGCCGGAAGAATGCGACATCGCTTGGCATTCGCTTCATTATATATTCGGTGACGACGGTGTGGATTTCTGCGCGGCCGTCTGGGAATGCTTTCCCGATTCCCGATATCGTGATATTGAACGATGGATACCACCAATAATATCGCGTAGGTTGGACGAGGAGGACGATAATATAAACAATTGCTAAAGCCACGAAAATACGGAAACGGTCGGGGTCGCGTTCCACGATATGATAATGATACGCATTGAACCGTTCACGCAGTTCGGTGACGGCTCCGCTTTCTTTTTTTGGTGGGGGCAATCCCACCCAGGACCGAAACTCATTGACTCCTGGTAGAACGACCATTGCGGTAATATATACTAGTTGAAGCATATATTACGGGGGAATGCGGAATGCGTGAGTGGTAGCGTAGCGCACGTCGGATATTTAGACGCGAAGGGGGGTAGGGAAGCCGACGAGGTTGGCGCCGATACCGAAGCCAGCACCAGTCCTGGCGGAAACAGCCAAACTGGGAACATATGTGTCCAAGATGCTGAAGGTGGCGGCGGCAGTGAGGGCAATTAAGGCGACCTCATCAAACGACAAACTGCGCTTGGGAATGGCGTAAGCGGCGATAGCCACCATAATACCTTCCACCAAATATTTAATGGTTCTCTTCACGAGTTCGCCTAAATCAAAAACTCCAGACATTTTGATTATTTATTATAAATAATGTTAAGAAATTAATATTTACAATAGTTGTGCGTTAAATCACTTAAACAACTATAATGTAGTATATTATACATTCCATTCGGCTCCATTTCATTCCGCTATGTCTACTCCTTCCGGTGTTGAACTGAAGCATACAATAACCGGTGTTGTCAATCCTAAATATATTGATTTGTTAGAGGAAGACAAGCCTATCGCTGGTCAGAAGTTCGCGTGTCTCTCCTTCGTGTCACCAGAACACATTTTGAAGCAGAAAGACCATTTCTTCTTTGAGAAGTTCCTTCATTATTGGGACTATCAAAAGTCAATGGAGAAGTTCGTCCAGTTTCTTAATTTCGTCTCATTTAAACACCACGTGAATTTTGATAAATTGACTGCGGACTTTCAGGAGTTTGCTAAAGAAGAGAAGGAAACGCTTCAGAAGACGAATATCTATGACGAGTATAAGACCTTTTTGGACAAGCACGAGGACGACCTTGATGCCGAATTCAACGAGAAGCATAATTTCCAGACAACCGTGCGTGGTTTGAAGGTGCGCGGCGTGTTCGGTTCACAAAAGGAGGCCGAGTTGCGTTGTCAGATGTTGCGCGAGGTGGACCCCAACCACGACGTATTTGTCGGACCTGTCGGATTGTGGGTGCCTTTTCACCCAGAGGCATATAAGACTGGGCGTGTAGAGTATATGGAGGAGACCTTGAACCAGCTGATGATGGAGAAGAAGAAGAACGAGGAGCAAGCCAAGACCGAGTTTGAGAAGCGTGTCAAGGAGACGAAGACGAAGGCGATTCAGGAGAATATGAAGTTGGCGAAGGAGAGCGGGAACAAGCTCACGCAGATGTTGGCGAAGGATGGCGAGACCTTGGTGGATGCGAAGCCGAAGGACAGCACGAGCGGAGCGAGTGCGAGCGAGGGCGTCGGCGGCGGCATTTGGAACGCGGGTGACGACTCTGCTTCCGTGACAATGACAGTGGAAGAGATGCGCAAGGAACTGTTTGAGAGCGATGACGTCGTTATGGATAAGAATAGCGACCACGGGTTGTCGCGGTTGGCCTCTGCGGGGGCGAAGGAGATGGATAACGTTGATTAGTATTTGAATATTCTAAATGAAAACAATGAAAACAATGGTCATTATTACTACTGGGAGATACAGTAATAATAATGTTATAATTATTTTATAGATTATGTTATCTACCATTTCTTGGTAAATGTAACATTGGCATTCCAACCACTAGACTGGCTGTAGCCACCACCAAAACTAAGAGATGAATTCTTTGCTTCGGCCGTTACAGCAGAAAAATCGGTAGAAGACGCTGTCTTCGGTTTTGTAAATTGGAGAGTTCTCATTCAAATGTGTTATAATAAATCATAAGATTATAATCCGGAGATTATAGTCCAAGATATTGTAATGATATTATTACTGGTCGTGTGAACTCGTTACCTAGACGGACTCTGCGACACAGTAATAATAATCCTTGAATACTGTTTTGTCTTTGACACTGCGGCTCATTTTGGCGGTGGAAAAGCCTTCATCCGTGGCGGCTTTCGCGATGGTATTCCACGTTTTCAAGACTTGATTTGAATTGACTATGCGTTTCTCAACCTTCTTCCCGGTGGTTGAAAGTTGGACGCCGATGATTGGATTTGCGCCTTGTGCCAGAACGGCGCTTTGATTGAGGGAATAGTAGTTCTCTTTCAGAGAGAGACCGTAATAGCCTTCATTCGCAGTTTCAACCCAAATCGTCGCTTTGAGTGCGTTCGGGCAGGCATTGAGGTAGGTCTTCAAATTCTTCAAATCGGTTTCGCCGGGTGTATGTCCCACGGAGATTTTCCATTGCTGATACTCTTTCAGGAGTGTAGAATTGAGGATTTTGCCGCGGTCAGAGAATTGGCAGCACTGGAAAATAAATGTTTCCACACTGAACTGTGCTGGGTTTTCGGCCTCGGTTGCGATGACCTTTTTGTATTCCACCGTCTTCAACTTGATACCTTGATAGCCGTGAATACGGTCGATGCGCTTGGGTTTGAATTTCACGTCCATATAATGTTTCAATGCGTGGAAGGTTTCTTTCGTGGGTTTCGTGTGCGACCAAAGACGGAATCGCCCTTCAAGGTTTACGGATTCCTCTTCCACATCGGGGCGCACAATACAGCATGTTGCGACGAATTCATCGAACTTTTGTGTGAGTTCATTATCGGGGAGAAGAATGTGTTGATTGAACGGAGATTCGTTTTCGGTCGCGACGACTTGAAGCGCTTGCGACTGTTGTGCGGTCTTCTCACGGAGTTCATTGTTTGCTAGAGTGAGGTCGTGGATGGCCTTGTTCTTTTGTTCGAGGTCGCTCGAGAGTTTCGCATTCTCGGCCTCCAATTCTTGATTGCGTTGAAGGAGACGGTTGAAATTTTCCACATTGTACATTCTACTGTGAATGATGCTCTCAATATGTTTTGTCAAGCGGTCAATTGTGAAATTGGTGCTGTCATATGCGATGATTTCAGTTTTGTTTTTACCGGCGACTTCAATGGTGCGAAGTTGACGCTTGATTTTTGGATGGTCTTTGATGTAGTTCTCAATTTCGACTTTGTTATGGACTCTAAATGCTGCGGCGAGGATGAAGTTCGTGTATTTCTTATGATGGTCAGCGACGCGGGTGGCGAGGTTATTGGTGTGGCCGAACTTGATGAGTTTCTCGTTGTCGGCGTTGGTGTTGTCAATTGTGCCGAAGTAAATACACTCGGTGTTAACTGGGAACTGGCTGATGAGGGTTTTTTCAATTGCGCGTTTCTTTTCTTGGGTAAGGGTGATGGTGGCTTGGTTGAGGGTTATGGTGGCTTGGCTGAGTTGTGCGCGTAACTGATTTGTTTGATAGTCAACGGTCATATGAATAATTTCTTCTAGTTTGATGTAAAATTCATGTATTTCACCTGCTTTCTTGGTCTGTGCCTTCAAGCAAAGCAGTTTGAAGCATCGGATGGTGAGTTTGATGGTTTGTTTGTTGTGGCCGCCGTGTTTTTTTGGTTTGTCTTGATTGGTGGTTTGTTCTTCATCACTATCAGAACCCGAAGCAGTAATATTTTTATAATCAACATTAAGTTTGAAGTTGGCTTCGAGAATTCTAATTGCGTTAAATTTTTGACTGAAATCTAACCATCTCCATACATCATCCAGGTCAACGACAAAGTCAGTATTCTTATCAAAATTCAGATAACAATAAAAACTACTAACGAATAATTGTTGCTCGAATGTGCTGAAGTTTTCTTGGATTTTTTCAAGGAGAAAATTGTTGTATGTTTGAGACAACTTTGTAATCGGATTTTTCTCGATGAGTTCAACAATGTTGAGGGTAGATGCGGATGCGGCACCGGCAGAAGAAGCGGAGGACATCGTTATGAGCGTATGTTATACTATGTATATACGGATGTCTTTAAGTTGTTTTCATAAACACAAGCAATATTATATAAGCAAAATTATAATAGTAATTATTATATAAAATTGAACTGAACTGAACTGAATAGAAATAGATTGACGATACGTTTTTACATTATGCCCGAGTTCACGCGTGATTTGGAGGAGTTGGTGTGTCATTTCAAGTCACAAAAGGTCCAATTAACATTACATTTGGAGAAGAACTATCGAGATAATATCCATTATACAAAATCACCACTTACAGTTGGTACAGAAACGAAAAAAACGGAATGGTGGACAAAACCGAATCGTCTACATGCTAACAGAAGAGGCATTTGAGCTCTTCAAAAACTCATTTAATTTCAGAAACAAATACATTGTTGACGCATCACAACAAGTACATGTTGTCAGATTTCCGATGTGTATTGAAGGACAGACTATCGGGTTTATTGAAAATGCGCATCGCGGTTTACGCGCTATGTCGCGTCAGTTTCAGATTGGGCCTTATCGGGTTGACTTGTGCTTTACGGACGATTTCATTGTCGTGGAATGCGATGAATACGGACATAGCGACCGGTTAGTGGCGAACGAACTGGATAGAGAAGAGTTTATCAAAAATCAAGGTTACGCAATGATACGCTATAATCCGAACGAATCAGGGTTTGACCTGTCGGATGTGTTGAATCGGATAAATAGGAGGTTGACGTTGCTTTCATAAATCAAAAGCATATTTATGAAAGCGGCGGGTTGGAATATAGTCGCTTTCATAAATGAAAAGCAATAATATTAAAGCGATGGTATAAATGACTGTCGCTTTTATAAATCAAAAGCAAGAAATACAGTTGAAATGCTAATTTTAGAATCTTACTCCTCCGAAAAGGGGAGCAACTTTCCCTCACCACTTACTCTTCTTCACATTTATCTTCGGTCCCTTGCCACTTTTCGCAGCACTAGGGTCATAAGACTGCTCTCCTTCGTCGTCAGAACCGAGATTCTTGGATATTTCCCAGAATTCCTTACTGCCGAGCTTGAATGGCCCGTGCTGCTGCGCCTTATACCAGAAGATTTGGTCTTGTAATTTGTTGGATTTCGCGTTGTTATTGATGACGAGACACTCGTAATTCTCGGTACACTGGTCCATCACCTGACAAAAGCTCTCAAAAGTGGGGAACATACCCGCATAATTGTCGTAGATTCGCTTACGATTCGCAATATATGGTTCACGGAGGATAAAAACGTAGTCGATATTCGTGCGGAGATTTGGAGGGATACCAAGGGGATATTGCATTGTGATGACTAACATGACCTTCCAATGACGCCCGTTCATAAAGAGGAGGCGCATCATCACATCTTTCGTCCATTTGTTATCATACAGACAATCATCCAATACAACGAACGTCCTTGGGTCAATGGATGACTTCTTATACATATCTTGTTCTTTTTTGACCTGCTTTAGGACTGCCTTTTGGCGCTTTAGAATATTCTCAATGATGGCTGTATTATAAGCGTCATGGATGAACAGTTTTGGGACATGGGCTGCGAAGAAACCGTTGCCTGCTTCTGTTCCGGAGATGACTGTCCCGATGGGGATATCTTGGTGGTGAAACATCAAGTCCTGAACGAGGAAACTTTTACCGGTATCACGGCGTCCAATGAGAACGATGACTGGGCCTTTGTTTTCATCGGGGCGAAAACTGATGGCCTTCATCTCGAACTTCGCGAGTTCCAAATTCATTGTAGTAATAAAAATGGCATATATTATTTTTATGACATTTATACGAATGGAATGTGTAATGAATGTAATGAATGGAATGAATGTAATGAATGTAATACGGAATACGGAATACGGAATACGGAATACGGAATACGCCCGCCCGTTTAAAATGAATATAAAACTTCTAGTTATCAATCATATCAATCTAACTATTCCGATTATATACATTTAGGAACAATGACAGACAATGGGTCATCGGCATCGGCATCGGCGTTCCAGATTCATTACCGTAAACACAAATATACACCGGATACAATAGAGTCCGCATTATTGTATGATATTCAAAATTATATACCGATATATTCGCGATTTTTTGATGTAAATGAAAGCAACTATAACGGAATCCAATTGAATCAACGGTATTATTTACAGAATGTCATCGCACACCCGACACAAATCATTGGCGACAATAATGGCGACAATAATGGCTACACCGACCAATACGACCGCAGCAGTCATTCCCTAAACCATTTAGAAACGATTATAGTTGACGACAACGGAAATACCAATAACGTCCCAATCTTTGTGAAATATTCACCTCTTCTTGACCCTATCCGTTATTTATCGGGTAAATATGATACACAGCCGGATAACAAAACGCGCGCGCTTCCCAAATACAATTCTACACCCGAAACGTGTGATGATAAAATACTCAATATTAATAATTCGTCTTATGTTGACGGGTTTTTCTCCTATCTGACGAGTCGTGCACTTCACGAACACGGAATCGTCCACGGTGTAGATTATTATGGGAGTTATTTGTGTAGACAACGCGAATTTTCCACCAATGTGTTTGATGATATTGATTATCTGGTTGGGTGCTCGTTTTTCAATAAATACGAGAACGACCTCTTCACGATTGATTATTCGCAGTTTGGTGATGATGAACCCGGCGGCGGCGGCGATCTCTCGGATATCAATATAAGCAAGTTGATGAAAATCCGCAACAAGATGAAACCGATGATTGGCGCGACTGGGGCGAATAGCTATATCCAAGCGGATGATTTCCCGAATGTCAAGAACCGAATCCATATTCTTGAAAATGTGCCAGATAATGAAGCAATGGTGGTGGAACAATATGCCGCGCCGCCGGTCGTGGATGCCGAGTGTATCATTGGAGATACATCCATAGAGGTAGTTGATTTAAATGTGGAAGAACTCGCCGATGATACGACGTCGTCGTTGATGCCTAAAAATCACACAAGAGACCGTCACGACGATGACGACGATGACGACGATGACGACAGTGATTCGTCGCAGTCAAATTCGTCGTATACTACGATAAGTGGCGAGGAGGGCGATGACAGCGGCGATGACAGCGGCGATGACAGCGGCGATGACAGCGGCGATGACGGAAGCGTTGGGGATGATGACGGAAGCGTTGGGGATGATGACGGCGATGACGGCGATGACAGTCACGGTGACAACAAAGAGAGTCAAACACGCAATGCTGAAAAAACGGATGACCGCTCATCGTATGACAGTGAGAGCGACAGCGAAAGCGGAAGTTACGACAGTGACGACGAACAACTCATCGTGAAAATCAAAGACTTCCCCGTCCAAGCAATTCTCCTTGAAAAGTGTGTAAGCACACTAGACCATATAATGATGGCGGACGAATTGACAAAAGAAGAGTGGACGTCTATTTTATTCCAGGTGATAATGACGCTCGTTATCTATCAGAAAATGTTCGCGTTTACCCACAATGATCTCCATACAAACAATGTGATGTTTATTGAAACGAAAGAAGAATTCCTGTATTACATCTACGAAGGTCAGTATTACAAGGTTCCCACCTATGGCCGTATCTTCAAAATCATTGATTTCGGGCGCGCCATTTATAAATTCCGCAGCGAACTTATTTGTAGCGACAGCTTCCATCCCAAAGGCGACGCAGCTACGCAATACAACTTCCCACCCTATTATAACCCCGATAAACCCACTGTAGAACCGAATTTCAGTTTTGATTTGTGTCGTTTCGCCTGCGCGCTCTTTGACTATTTCATTTATGACCTGCGTAAAGTAGAAAAACTGTGTAATTCCGACCCCATTATTAAATTGATTGTCAAGTGGACGATGGATGACAAGGGCCGGAATATTCTCTACAAATCCAATGGTCAGGAGCGGTATCCCGATTTCAAACTGTATAAGATGATTTCGCGTTCGGTCCATAATCACGTCCCGTCCACGGAAATACACAATCCGTTGTTTGATGGATATAAAATCACATATAAAAAATATAAGAAACATGCCACAATGTCGGCGAAGTTCTTGAAGGCGGGAGTGAATACCCATATTTGTATGAATGTGGATACGCTGCCTATTTATTGCGGTTTAGAAACGCCATTCGGTGTGCCGGAACCCCGTTCTTCGCAATAAGCTCAATATTCCGCATTGTCCATCCCATAGAACAACCGGAATGACCGGTCTCCATATGTTCGTAGATCAATGACACAATTTTGCTGTCGCCGGCACTGAACATAAATCCGCGGCCCTCTGGAGGGCTATACTCCGAGAGATATTTCCAGACGTTGATTTCCTTGGTCTTTATTTCAGGTAATTCGCCAACGCGAACAATCGCGCGCATTCCATCACGCACCATATCGGCGGAGTGACCGTCGTTGAAATATGATAGGTCGCAATCTCTCACGGCGTCAAGAGTGAGAGGCCAATATTCTTCACCGGACGCGGATGCGGGTGGAGCGCGTTCAAGGTGAACGGTGACGGATTCGGGAGCGACGGCAGAAGCAGAAGCAGAAGCAGTAGATGTCATTATAGTTGACGATACTCCCACCGTAAATATAAACATATGATATCAATTTTATGTTTATAGCATTTGAAAATAGTTCATTACGTTTAGACACGCGCAGCAATATTATCCAATATGACACCCACGATGACGCCAAGCGAGAGACTGCCCGATACAAACCCGACAATCGCGGTAATAATCGTGACTACCCATCGGCGGTCAAATGACTTCGGTTTGAATAAACTATCCCAGTCGCCAGTTTTATAAACGACGAGCAACATAACACCGACTACCGCCGCAATCGGGATTTCGTTGATAGCGCGACCAAAGAAGAGACATATGACAATAAAAAGCACACTCGTTATCACGGATGAAAACTGGGTTTTCGCGCCATTTGCCAAATTCAGTTTACTTTGACCGACTAATACACACCCGCCGAACCCGCCGGTCAACCCTGTCGCCACATTTGCGATGCCTTGAACGAGACTCTCGCGAAATGAATTGCCCTTTATACCCAGCGCACTTTCGGTGTCTTTAACCATAATAAGAGATTCCAACAACCCTGTGAATGCCATCGCCGCCGAAAACGGCAGCATTTTCAGAAGACTTTCTGTGTCGTATTTTATTTTACTAGATGACACCGATTCCGATGAAATGATGGAAGGCAAGTCCGACTTTAATGCACCGATGTCTTTCACGCGGTCGATATTGTAATATTGCGTAAATATGTAAATAAACGCGGTGATTGCGAACATTGATACAAGACCGCCGGGGATATGAATGTATTGGTCTTTACTATGCGTTATTGTAATTACACCAAAGAACGCAATCAGTGTGCTTACAACGGTAAATAGGGTCGTATTCGCCATTTTAAGCCCGGTCAACCATTTATGTTCCTTGTCTTTGAAATTATCCAGCTGATGGACTGCGATGAGCCCCGCTAACGCAATCAGAAACCCCGACATGATGTGTTTTGGCACATATGTGACGTATTTATAGAGTCCGGTTACAGCTGCTAAAATCTGGATAAACCCGCCAGCGATGACGGTCGGGATGATGTATTCTTTCCCGAGTAATGTAGAAACTCCCGCAATAGATGTCGCGACCGCTGCGGTTGAACCGGAAATCATCGTTGGCATACCTCCAAATAATGATGTGATGAGAGACATCACCATTGTATTTTGGATTCCGGTATTCGGGGATAGACCCATAATAAATGCGAATGCGATGGATTCGGGAATCAATAACAACGCAATCGTAATGCCCGAGAGAAACTCATTGATGAGTAATGTTGATGTGACGGCGTTCATCGGCGAAATAGATGCTGTAATATTATATAAACACTAGAACATATATATTGTAGTAATGGATAGAGTAATGAACCCCGACGACGTTCACCCCCGCGACACTATCACCATCGACGGGGCGACCTACGACATCACCGATTTCAACCACCCCGGTGGAAGTATCATCAATTATGTTAAAAATACGGCCGATGCGACCGAGGTGTTCCGCGAGTTTCATCATAGGTCGTCCGACCGGGTGAATAAAGTGCTTCAATCATTGCCTATGTATGACTGCGGGCCGGAAAGTGCGCCGCCGTTCGCACCCGAACACGCAATGACCGAACACCAGAAGGAAATGACGACCGATTTCCGAGAGATGCGCGAGAAGCTCGTGACGCAAGGCTTATTTGAACCGGATTATATCCACGTGTATTTCCGTATGCTTGAACTCGCATTTTATTTCGGGATGGGAACGTGGCTTGCGTCCTATAATATCTACGCATCCATTCTCTCGTTCATCGCATTTAAGACACGCTGCGGGTGGGTCCAGCACGAATGCGGCCACTTGAGTTTTACCGGTAACAAGCGCATTGACCGCGCTATTCAAACATTTACAATGGGATTCGGTGGTGGCGTAAGTTCATCCGTCTGGAATTCTATGCACCAACGTCACCACGCCGCACCCCAGAAAATCAAACACGATATTGACCTGGATACAACACCGCTCGTGGCGTTTTTCAATCGCGCATTTGAATCAAACACAAACGGACCCAAGACCGCGCGGTTTATGAGCCGGTTGTGGATGCGGCTTCAAGCGTGGACGTTTTTGCCCGTCGTAAACGGTATATTCGTCCATTTGTTTTGGATGTATTATCTCCACCCGAAGAAGGTATTTCACCGACTATGTTCCGCAAAGACGAGAGAAGAGCATACACCCGCCGCATTTGAAGTGGTGTGTATGAGTGCGTCACATATTGTAATACCGTATATTTTTTACACTGGCGGTGGAGGCCTCCTCTGGTCATATTTCCTGCTAATGGTCGTCAATTTCTGGAATTTAGTCTACCTGTTCGGCCACTTCTCTCTCTCGCATACATTTACCGGCGTAGTCCCCGAGACCACGCACCTCTTATGGTTTGAATACGCGTTGAATCACACCGTAAATATATCTACAAGGTCCGCATTAGTAACGTGGATTATGGGGTATCTTAATTTTCAAATAGAGCATCACCTTTTTCCGTCAATGCCGCAGTATAAGAATGCGCTTGCGGCGCCGTATGTGCGCGCATTTTGCGAGAAATGGTCGTCAGACCTGAAATACACCGAGCATTCGTATAAAGATGCGTGGCGTTTGATGTTATCTAACTTGAACCAAGTTGGAAAACATTATTATGAAAATGGCGTTGAGGCCGCCGAAATTCCAGCACACGAACACGAAGATTAGAATAATTAAAACCCGGGTGTATCTACGAATACTGCCGGTGTGCTACTGGTGCCACCGCCACTACCGGCACCTCCGCCGCCGCCGCCCATATCACCAAACTGGTTTAATATAAATACTGCCAACACCGAAGAAATACACACAACGATGGAATCGCGGAGTAGCACTTTCAATGGCTTCTGATTATCGGTTTCAACAAACCGCATCTCCATAAATTTCAGTAAAAAATAAACTATGGAAACGACAACACCAATGACGAACATTTTCGTAGAGTTAAACATTACAAAATGTTTTGATGTATCGTTCTAAATATATACATAAGAATTCAATTATTTATTGTATATTATACGAATTAGTCGTATAATATAGTATACGAATTAGTCGTATAATATAGTATACGAATTACGAATTACGACGTCTGAAACGCCATCATCACTGGCGGATAACATATATAGAAAATTAAACCCGATAATGCTAAAAACACAAACGAAAATATAAAGATGAGTATGTCAATAAGGAAAATATTGTCATACCAACGACCCGGCTCTTCTTCATCTTCCGCCATTATTTATGTATTATTTATGTATTATTTATGTATTTATATATATGTATGTATATGTATCTACGCTAATATTTCAATATCGTCTAATAGTGGCGGCGCATTAATACTTTGCGAGTCATTTAATGTATGAATATCCAATGTATCCAATCTGATGTCTCCGCCAATATTCAATCGTCCACTGTCGCCGTCGTCGGCATCGTCAGCATCGTCGGCGTCGTGGGACATGTATTCATTCTTTCTCTCTTGTGAGTCTGTTTCAAATGTGCGGACCTGGTTCTCTCCAAATGATACGCCACTGCCACTGCCGCTGCCAGTGTCATTATTATTGTCTAAACCCACCGATGATGATGGGTCTGGACTACTTCCATTCAATTCACCAACAAAATCCATTTGTCCTACATCGGTCTCGCCCTGACCGCCCCCGGCACCGTCGTCGTCGCCGCCGTCTTCGCTAGAAACACGGTCTCTCTCACGATGCCTCCTCCTGCGCGTAGACGAACTGCTGTGTGCTCGGCGCCTCGCCGAGAGAGCGGCATCTTCTTCCGAGAGAATAGGTTCTTGTTTGATAACTTCTTCGTTTTCCGTCACCTCTACGACATCCTCAATCGTTTCCTCTAAATACATCTTAATCAATTCTTCTACCGGTATATTATCGCGAATCGTGTTATAAATACACTCCTTCACAATGATTTCAAATTCGCGATTATTGCGTTGTGTATGAAGCGGCTGGATGCCTCTCTCAAAAATATAAACATTAGAATAGAGCTTTCGCGCACTATTCACATATATCTTATGAACGAATTCCGACAATTGCGGGATTTTAATATCCACCTTCTTCTGCTTATTTCCAACACGCATAACCGTCATACATTTCAGATGAATGATGTGGACACACGTAATCAAATCTTCTAAATATCCGCAGGAGCTGCGTTCCTTAATTCGCGCGGTTTCGTCCTTTATGATATTGGGATTCCATTTGGGAACTCGCGAGAGAAGGTTCTGGAATGTCATCAGGTATTTATCCTGCTCCTTGTTTCCAACACATAGTTTGACGGCTTCATCAAGAATAGACCGAAAGCCTTCTTGGACCAAAGGCGTCAAAATATTAACAAGACGAGACGCCCATTCGTTCTTGGATTCGTATAATGATGTCACTGAATAATCGTCCATAATTGCGATTGTGGGTGGTATTACATAAAAGAAATATTTTCTAAACTCATTTTACAACGAAATACAATAAAATGAAGTAAATACAGCAGCAAAAGTTTCTCATTTCTAAATTCCTTTCTCACCTTGTCAAACATAATCAGTAGCTCATAACGTTTGAGTTCTATCATATTCGGGTAGGAGTGAACAAAATCAATAACGTCCAGCGCACTGTAGCCTTGTTCGTATAATAATACAGATAAATCCAGTATTTTTGCGTATTCTTCGCGGGTAGGCGACGCCAGACCACCCCCATCATCGCTCGGTCCTAATAAATAACTTGGGTGAATCTGAATCAACTCTGACAGCGGGTATTCTCTCGCCTTTATGATTTTATGTGTATCACACGCTTGGTCTGCGAAGTATGTGTGTAAATTGACGGGTGTGTCGGCGCCCGCGTCCGCAATCGCCGGTGGCGGAATATAAATATCGCAGAACCGCGATAAAATCGGTTTCAGAAGACTGTCCTTGTTTTCAACCACAATAAAAAACCGCGTGGACGAACTGAACAATTCAATACACCGCCGCAGTGCGGACTGCGCGTCAATCGTGAGTTTGTCCGCATTTGTCAGAATAACTGATTTGAAAATAGCACCTTCTTTCAAGTCAATATTCGTCTTCGCGAAAAACTTCAGCTCCTCGCGAATGAAGCGTATCCCCTTCCCGTGCGCACAATTCGCGCGCATAACATAGTTTTTCATCGCATTTTTATCACCGCCGTATACTTGCTGAATAAACCGGTTCAGAATATACGTTTTCCCAGAGCCGTTAGGCCCATAAAAAATAATGTTTGGGATTTTCCGGTTCTTGATGAATACATCCAATTTGTTATGGATATTTTGGTGGATTCCTTCTAATTGACTTGTCATTATTGTGTTGTTATTATAATGACAAAATGGTTTTACATCCTTTTATGATTCGCCGCGCGTTCACTGCCGCGTTCACTGCCGCGTTCACTGCCGCGTTCACTGTCGTTCACTGCCGCGTTCACTGTCGTTCACAAATTAATAATTTGTTCGTATGGCATAACCTTTGACGGTTTACTGCCACCCGCAGCGCCACCCGCAGCGCCACCCGCGCCCGCAGCACCGCTCGCTTCGCCGTCCGTATAATAATAGTTCGTGGTGTAATAATAGTTCATCGGTTTGGACGCACCATAAAATGGGGATTCTTCTTCATAACCTTGTCCGTTATACATTCCGAGATAAGCCGTCGCAGCGGGCGAACCATCCTCATAATAATACGCATTGTGTTTCGCGGTGCGTTTATTTCCGGCGGGGTCATTTGGGTCAATCCAGTTTCCAATCCCGCGTATGATACTGCCGGTAGCATCGCGAATGGACCCGAATAGCCCGGGTGTGCCGTCAGGTCCGCCGGGGGCGCCGCTTCCGGGTCGTTGTCCGTATCCCTTGAAATTCCGCGTAATCCCGCGCTTGTAAATGTCATCTTCGCTCAACGCGGAAGTACTCGTATCACGCGCAATGTCGTCGTATTGCGAACGGGTGGTCGCCAGCAGATTCTTTTCAATCTGGGTTCCATCGGGTAAATACGTCGCCCAGCGCGTCACTTTCAGACAGTCCGCGTCAATACGGCACGCATCCGACCCGGTCTGGCCCGGATTGTTACACTTCCACGGGCATTTACGCATAAGGAGTATATTATTGCCATCCGCCGATTTTACGAGATTTCCGCTCACATCCATCCGGTAGATATTCTGGCAGTTGCCTTCATTGCTTGACAAGTTGGACGGTTCAGTGCATTTACGCACATGTCCGTCATCACCATAACGCCAGTTTGCGCCGTCATACCACGAATCAGGGTGACTCGCGATAAGGCGGTTTCGTCGCGCAACGGCGACATCATATTTCAGTTGCGCGTCGGTCTTCGCCTGCGGGGTCGTAGCAGAACGCAGCGCCTTATAGGCGCTTTCATACTCCTTCTGGGCCTCAACTGCCCAGTTCATCTGGCGTTTCACATCGGAAATAAGGACATTCGCGGCGGCACTGGTGACGTATGTCGTTCCATCACTCGCGGTGCCGGAGGATGAAGGCGTGCCAGTGGATACGGTCGTGGCAGCTCGGGTCTCAATCCCCGGAAGAATATATTCACCTTGGTCAAGAACACCACCATCCACTGTAAACGCATTATTAAGCGTAGCCCCCGTTTTGTAGGTGCGGATTTTCGCCGTAGTGGTGCTCGTCTTCGCCGCAGGAGTTTGAAGCCCGGCGATGGTTAACTTCACTGGCGTATTGTTTGGAACCGACCCGCCTAATGTAAACGCAACCACGTTCTGACCACCGCCGTAGGTATTTACATCGGATGTAATAACGCCCGCACTTGAAATAGTTGACAGTGTATCTTGAAGACTCGTCGACGAATTCGTCCATACAAAAGAGATACCCAAGTCAATATTTGCCGTGCGTGTTACATAAGGAACTTGGACGAGGAAAATATCCCCCGACACCAGAGCATTTGTAAGCATCATTGTAATAGAAAATGTAGTAGCAGTTCCCGTATAATTCGGCGATAATTGTGGGCTTGATGTGGTGATTTTACGGCACGGCAACAACGTCGCTAATCCGCCGTAGGTTGTATCATTGAAAATACGTAATTGTTTCGCGGCGTCAGAGGGCGGCGACAAATTCACGAGGACGAGTGTCGGGCTTGCGGTCTCCGCGTTGCTTGCGAGAGATACATTCGCTAATCCGACACCAGGTGCCGCAGTCGTTCCCGGGGTTATTTCATTATTCACCCACTTCAGTCCAGAGATTTCCAGCGCGTATTTACCGGCCGCCATCGGATTCGCGGTTTGAATCGTATAGGTAATCACGCAATACCCGACATCGGCGACTTCGGCCGCACCTGCCGCCACCGGAACTGTCACTGACAAACCGCGCCCATCCGCCGCAGTATCCAAATCCGTCGCAGTCCCAGCCGAAGTTCCAACCGTCGCTGGCAATGGGCCAGTATACGCACGCATCGTCGCCTTCAATCCCGCAGCACTCGTATTCTGGATATAATACGTAGGAACCTTAATCGTCACGGTTTTCGCAGGAGTTGTTCCCGATACACCGCGCAGCTCCGCAGTTGTTGTAAAAAGAAACCGGAATGTAGTTTCGGAATTCTTCACATAAGAGCATTGGTTTATGATAAGGGTTCCATCCGAACGCGACCCCGTTGTAACGGCCGGGGCGTGCGAACTTTGTGTCCGGACTTCCCCCTGATACCGAACGTGGTCCTGTAAGGCGAGTCCTTCAATCACTCCCGTCCCATACCCCTCGGATGGCGCTATCCACGACCCAAACCCGCCATTCCGGTAGGTTCGTGATATCCATATACTCACTAATAACACCACGATTAACACGAATATCACTGTGTATTTATCCTGGAATAACTCCGAGAGTTTCATTTGTATATTACTTTATATTGTTATAAAAATAACTATCGTGTATATTGCTTATATTATATACGATAAAATAATCTCTCGGGGTTCGTGACTCCGTTACTCCGTTAATACGTCTGTAAGCTATGTGTATACGGATTCTGTCTAAATGCGTTCAAGATGTCCGGCTGGATTCTCTCGTTCAGTTTGCTTTCATCGTATCCCTGGGGCATCGTCATCTTACCATAAATATCAATACTGGGAATAGACGACGGCGCATTCGTCGCAATCATCGTGCGGTTATTTGCGCGGTCGGCATCCAGTCGGTCAATCTGGACATTAGTATTAGAATTAAACAGCGACATTGCGCCGTGATTGGTAATATTTTTGTAGGTTTTATTCACATTATTGCGCTGATTATACGCGGCATTGTAGAGACCATTCCCCATTCTGGTCGCAGTCCCGCCGGCGCCTCCTAAATAGTCGGTGCTGGTTGTCGCGCGCTCCGTTTCTTCCGGCGTGTTCTGAGAGATTAAATAACCCGCAGCCGCCTGGCGTTCCACATTGAGATGGTCGTATCCGACCAGACCCACTGTCGTCTCTTTAATCGTGGTAGGTGCGCGGTCGGCGGGATTGAATGTCGCGGTCACTGCGGCGGGAACCGGCATTCTCGCATTCTCGTAAAGGCGCGCATTTCCGACCACATTCTCCTTACGCGACGGTTTGAGGACATCCATCAGAGGCGCAATAACTGCCTTGAGTGCGCCGTGGATACCGCCCATCTCGTTGGGACGCACAGTTGTCCGATTATTATGTGTAAATTTATAGCTTGTCCTGCCGAAATCCGCCTCGGTCGCGGTATTCTTCTCCGCCGCATAGGGGTTAATCATCGGCTTACCATCATATGTCTGGCGCCGCGTGTCTTCAAAATTCTTCGGCGCAAACATTGCTCCTCCACCATCCGCGGGAGCAGTCGCACCGAAATACTCGCTCGTCGTCGTCTGACGATTACTCTCGCGGTCCATCTCAATCGCGCGCTGGGTTTCACCCTTCTCTGCGCCGGTTGTCGTAAACCACCGGTCGGGTGTATTCACGAAGAATGTGTCTGGCAGATGTTTCTCCATTCGTCCTAAAGTTGCCGTAGTTGGCGCGGTTTGGATATAATGCGCGGCAGGACCCTGATGTCCCTCCAGAGAATACGAAAGCTTGGGATTCGTCTTTACGCGCATTTCATCCACCCCGCGGTCAATCCATTTATCTCGCGCATCCATTCCGGAATTGAATCCGAGGGTCCCCTGTGAACCATATCCTTGGTCCAACCCAGGACCAACGCGCACCTCCTCCCACGGTTTGACATTGGCGATTTTCATACTAGGATTTACACGTGACTGGTAGAAATCATTCTGGTTTGGCATACCATTGGGAAGATGAAGGTTATCCAGCGGGCGGAAAAGGGGTGCCTGCTCCGTCTTGGAGAAGAACTGCGAACCACCGCCAATCTTATTATCCAGCACATTTTCGTGCATATTCGCACCGGTCGTCGTCCCGCGGATTTTCGCGCCATAATACGGTTCCATATTGTTATGTGTAAACGTCCTTGGGTCTATCTTGGACCCCATCAACGAAGTAAATCCATCTTTACTGTAATTATCCCCGAATTGTGTATCTAAACTTTCGCCGTAGGGGGGCAACGACTCCGCGGCCGACGAGGGTCCTGTAGTTATGATGCTATTCTTATCATTTGAAGAGTCGCGCCCCCTCTCGGCGATTCCGCGCAGAATACCGACACCACCTATCCCTCCAGCGACACCGGCCGACATTTTATCAAAATCCACCCCTCGCGCATAATAACGGTCGGTTGCTGTGTTTGGATTCTTGTAATCATTTACGTTGGACCCTGTATTTGGGCGAATAACTGGATAATTCGTAGTCGGAATGTTTGTATTGGGTAGATACCGTGCCTCGTGCTTGCCCGCATTTCTATATCCTTCGCGTGCGCCATTGCCATTGCCATTGCCATTTCCATTGCGATTTGATGCGATATAAGCCGCACCAAGACTTCCTAGGATTAATGCGATTTCGGCCATATTATATTACGGTATTATATGTATCTATATTATTCCGCTACATATAATATTCCGCGACATATAATATTCCGCGACATATAATATTCCGCGACATATAATATTCCGCGATTATGAAAACAGTGCGGTTGTTCCGCTAAACTGACGGAGGTCGCCAACATTCTGAATGCCACTGTTATCGGCTGCGCCTAAACCGCGTTCATTATCGCGTCGCCCACCCACCATCCCTTCGAGGGCCGGGTTGGTATTCGCAGGATGGACCGTAAAGTAAGTATCATCCGCGATTCCAGGAACCGTCATCTGCGGAACAAATCGGTCCTTCTCAATCATCCGTGTATTCAGATTATTGTTAAATGGAATAAATACATTCTCTTGCGGGTCAAAGTGAAGCATCTTCCAGTTGTCCTGTTCTACATCGCGCAACATCCACGCGGGGTGGGTGGCACGGGTCTGTTCTACGGAACTACCACCCTTCATCGGGCAACGAATCATCTCATTTGTGCGTGTTGCGACGGATGCGCGGCCATCGTGATGATAATTATCTGCCGAATCTCGGTTCAGTTTGCGTGATAAACCAAACAATTCTGCCTCAATATCAACCGAATTCGTCATAATATTACCGGCCCAACCTTGTGCGCGGATATACGGGTCTTCCATATAAAGTGGTTTATCGCCGGGACCAGGTGCGTTGAGATGATATCTGCCTACATCAGTAGATTGCTGGAGTTGTTTTTTGATACGGGCGGGGTCGTCGCGGAATCGTGTAAATGACATCGGAGTATGGAGTATGGAATACGGAGTATGGAGTATGGAATACGGAGTATGGAATATGGAATACGTGCTATTATATCGTGGTAAAATAAAACAGACCTAAAAACAACAATATAATAATGTTATCCGCGTATTATTATTATCATTATTATTATTACTATTGGATACGATGTTAATCACCGAAGTGTCTGATGATACCGTCGTGATACCACCACGCAAACCCTCTAAATCTTATACAATTTGTCTCAATATGATTGTGAAAAACGAGTCCCATATTATTGTCCAAACACTGACAAACCTGTGTTCCTATGTGGAGTTTGATGCGTATTATATATCGGATACAGGTTCAACTGACAACACAATGGACCTTATCTGCGCGTTTTTCAAGGAGCGCGGTATTCCCGGCCACATCGAACAAGTAGAATGGCGCGATTTCGGGTTCAATCGCACATTGGCACTTCAAATGGCGTTTAATAAAACCGATTATCTCTTTATATTTGATGCGGATGATAGTATACACGGCGATTTTCGTATTCCGAGCAACCTAACACACGACGCGTATCAATTGAAACTAGGCAAGTCATTTGTATATCTGCGAACACTCATCGTGAATAACCGAAAACGGTGGCGATTTGTAGGTGTTCTTCACGAGTATATTACGTGTGTTGATAAGGAGGAAAGCTGCGTTTCAGTCCAAGGCGATTATTATGTAGAGTCAGGGCGTAGTGGAAGTCGTAGTAAAGACCCTAACAAATATATTAATGATGCGGCGGTGCTAGAGCGCGGATATAATGAAGAAATGGGCGGCGGCGGCGGTGGCGGCGGCGGTGACCGTGGACTTGCCGAGAGATACGCGTTCTACTGCGCCCAGAGTTGGATGGACGCAGGTGTCGCGTATATTGACAAGGCGATTCTATGGTATCTCCGGGTTCTCACCCAAAACAACTGGACCCAGGAGAAATATTACAGCGCGCTTTGCCTCGGCGACTTATACAATAGGAAGGGGGATAAATACAATTCGTTGAAATATTACTCCAAAACAATGGAATATGATGAAGAACGCATTGAAGGGGTCGCATCCGCAATGGAAATTCTCCGCGCAGATGGAAACCATATCCTCGTAAATGCGTTATATCACAAATACAAGGGATACAACAAGTTTCCGCAAAATAAACTCTTCCTATCTACGGATAAATACCACGATGTAATAGAATATAACAATTCCATATCTGCGTTTTATATTTCAGACAAACGAAGCGGGTATGAGTGTTGTAAAACCATCCTTCGCCATAATATTGTGGCGTTTCATCTATTGAAATCTACCTATAGTAATCTTGTATTTTACCGCAATTTTTTTGAAGAAGACACATATCCCGAGATACTGCGTTTATTTTATGTAGTCGACCATTACCTCTCTATTATTGCGTCAAATAATGATACCTATAGCGACGATGATATTGAGACGTGGAATCGCCTCTTTGCGAAAGTGAGAGATTCATTAGTGGTGCCTTGTGAACTATTGAAAATAGCGGGCAATGACGGGGACAATGACGGGGGCAATGACGGCGAATACCATTTATCACGCCAAATTGAGCGACTGCCTTATCTGGACAAAAATATGCCAGCACAGAACCAATCCGTTATTATTGTGAACCGCAAGCGGAGAAATGCCCCCCGCGTCATTATAACATTTACTACGTGTAAACGCATTGACTTGTTTCAGCAAACGGTTAATTCTATTTTGAATATGTGGACAGACGTCAATATGATTGACTACTGGTATTGCGTGGATGATAATTCTAGCGAAGAAGACCGCGCGAAGATGCGAGAAGCGTATCCGTGGATAGATTATTATATGAAATCCCCGGAAGAGAAAGGGCATCGCGCGAGTATGAAAAATATATGGGATAAACTGAACGAATTACGCCCAGAATACTGGATTCATATGGAGGACGATTTCCTGTTTCATACCCCGGGGAGTTATGTCTATAAGGCCATGCAAATGATGACAGACGCACGGAATTCGGGCCATAATGTGCGGCAAATTCTATATAACCGTAATTACGGCGAGACAGTGCGTGATTATAAGATACAGGGTCATAAAATATTGCGGCGAATGACACACGAAGTTGCGCTTCACAGGCATAAGGTCGGCGAAGAATTCGGTTATGGAAACTGCCATTACTGGCCGCATTATAGTTTTCGCCCATCATTGATTGACGTGGCCGCAATATTAACGATAGGAAACTATGATACACCCAACCAATTCTTTGAAATGGATTATGCGAACATGTGGATGAAACTGGGGTTCCTCTCCGGATTTTATAATCACATAACGAATCGGCACATTGGGCGACTTACATCCGAGAGAACTGACCGGACACAACCGAATGCGTATGAGCTCAACAATGAAAGTCAGTTCGTGGCACCGACCACGACCACGACCACGACCACACCGTCCCCCGATGCTACCGCGACGACCACGCCGTCCCCCGATTCTACCGTGACGACGGCAAAAAAGCAATGTTATTATTCTACAATTCCGTTTGATGACGGGTTTGGCGCCCAGTTTCAACGATTTATATGGACGTGTATTTATGCGGAAGAGTGTGAAGACGCGACTTTTATATACAGAACTCCGACAAAGATCGCACACAATTATAATGATGACCCGCAGTTTATCGCGAAACTGGAAACATTAATGAATATGAAGCCACATTATATGAATTACGCGGATGTCGTCGCGCAAAATGCGGAACACGCACAAGCCGGGCGGAATGATGAAGTTATTGAGATATTGACACCGCATTTTTACGATATATTCAACTACATTGAGAAGAATATAGACGCGTCTATGAAAAGCAAGAGTATGGCGCGCATCAAGGAGCATTACTGGCGAAATAAAGACCGCACGAAAGAACGAGCACGTGTTTACGGCGGCGGCGCTGGATATACGCACCATCTAGCCGCACATATTCGCCGCCCTAACTGTGATGACACGCGACCTAATGGCGGTGAAGAATATACAAATGCGTATTATATCAAGTCGTTGTTGACGATAAGAGAGAAATATCCGAATACCCGAATTCAGTTTCACATCTATTCACAGGGAACCGATGACAAATTCGCGGATTTAACGACACATGATATTATCGGAAAAGATATTGTCCTTCATTTAAATGACTCCAATGAAGACACGTATCTTGGAATGACGCTGGCGGATATCCTGATAACGTCCGCCAGTTCATATAGTTATAGCGCGGCCTTCTTCTGCGAGGGCGATATTTATTATACTGAATTCTGGCACACTCCGTGTAGTTGGTGGAACAAATTGGAAAAACTAGTAGAATAACGCGTGTGTGCGCGTCCTTATAGTGTTTTTATTCTAATCTAATAATAACTATCATCGGGTTACAATGGACGATGCTGGCGTGTATGGCGGTTATTCTGATTTAGTCCAGCGCGATAAGACCATTCACGATTTTCGCGATAGCGACAAAGATACGAAACGTAAAATTATTGAGAAAATGCTTACCCTCCGCCACAATATGAAATATAACAAACATTTACTGTCGGTGTATATGAAGGCCAAAGGTTTATTTGATACAATGATTGAAGAGCATCGGGCGCAATTACATTATTTAGATGAAATATATCGTCATCTCAATCATCTTATTCGTGAAAATCTCTCGGCGCAGAAGAACAATAACAAGAATAATAAGAATGCCGGAACAAACACTATGATGAATGAACTCATCAAAGATAAGAAACGGATTGGTGCGTTATTGAAAAAAATGCGGAATAGTTTTAACAAATTAATGGATATTGATACTGTTATTGGGGTGACCATCGCCCAAATTAATGAAATTACGTTTATGGAGGACCACGACCAGATTGACCCGAAGGACGACGAGGACGAAGGCGAAGCCGACAACGGCGCGGAGGACGAGGACGAAGACGCGGAGGACGATGACGAAGACGCGGAGGACGAAGACGCGGAGGACGATGACGAGGACGACGAGGACGACGAAGAAGGCGAGTCCATAGACGACGAGAGCGATAGCGAACCCGATGACGAAGACGAAGACGAAGCCGAAGAAGAAGCCGACGAGGCCGAAGAAGAAGGCGAAGAAGAAGGCGAAGAAGGCGAGCCCATAGACGACGAGAGCGATAGCGAACCCGAAGACGAAGACGACAGCGACAGCGACAGCGACAGCGAAGACGACGAAGCACAGAATTCTATATATCTATTCTAGTGTATTGATATTCTCGTTTTAGCAATAATGAATACAACCGAGACGAACGCGCAAACTTACGCTCTCTCACCCATTTCCGACACATTCGTTGAAAGATACGCAACCAAAATGTTTTATATATTGCGACCATTTCATTCCCGGGGGATAGCATCATGGTTTCAATGATTTCAATCGTGGTACAATAATGTTTTGCGAAATCCAAATAATCCGAGAATTTCTGTGGATTGAAAAACGCAAACATACAAATGTAATGTGTCTTGACTTCTGGAGAGCTTGTATTCTCATCAAACCCGTGAATTCTCTCGTTAAATTTTTGACACAACCCTAATTCATACCGCGACATAATTTACATAATCATCACATAATGTATAAAATATAATCAATTTTGTAATTTATTATATTCTTAAAATATATATTATTGATATTATTATCATCAAACGTCAACAATGGTTTCATATTTAAATCGCTTATTCAACACACCGTTCTTTCAGAACAAGTTCGTTCTATATGGCAGCTTATTCGTTGTATTATTGAGTATTCTGCGTTATTTGGCAAATAGGAACATCAATGCGGTTATTCTTATGGCATTGATTGGATTGGTTATGTCCTACTTTAGTAAAAATATGATTATCGTTCTTCTTACCGCGTTTGCTTCCGTGTTTATTCTGGAAATGGTTGGGTCGCGTGGCGCTATGGAGGGGATGAAGACAAAGGAAGGCGCGGAGAATAATGGCGGTAAGGACGAGGACGAGGGCGATGAAGAGGAGGCCAAGCCCGAGGCCAAGCCCGAGGCCAAGCCCGAGGCCAAGGCCAAGAAGGCCGACAAAAAAGACACTGTGGAAACAGAAAAAGGCGGGAAAAAGAATACAAAACAAGGAATGACGAAACTATCCCCGGCGAGTTATGATGGAAAGGACGAAGACGACAGCGGTGGCGCTCCCAAAGGTAGCAGTGAAAATCGTATTGATTACGCGTCGACATTAGAGCAGGCGTATGATAATATAGAGAATATCATCGGGGATGAAGGTGTGCGCGGTTTGACCGACCAAACGAAATCATTGATGAATCAGCAGAAGCAACTGATGGAGAATATGAAAGATATGGGTCCATTGTTGAAGTCGGCCGAGGGGTTTATGAAGCAGGTCACCGGAGGTGGTGGTATCAGCGGCATAACTGAAATGTTGAAGGGGTTTGCGACACCAGGAGGCGCATCTAATAAAAAATAAATAACGACATATAATAATACTAAATCGCGTTTAGCATTATTCAATCTTGATAAATACGTATCAGATCAAATGGTGAGAAGGTGTCCCCCAGGTGTATTCTGTTTTGAAAATGTAACGCTTGTTATTGTTGCTGTTATTGTGATAGGTGTTGGGATTTACGCACATTCGCGGTTTTTTGGCGGCGGCTACGGCCCGCACGGTCACGGTCCGCACGGCTACGGACACGGACACGGTCACCACGCGCACGGTGGCGTGTTACTCGAGTCAACCGACCCGCTTTCTAATTCATTGGATTTCGGAATTGGTGGTCCATCATCCAGTCAGGACGTATTATTGAATCCATATGTTCCGCCTCTGCGCGATAACTCGGTTGGCGCGACACGCCCGAATTACGATATCCGCGGCGGCGTTGAAACTATCCATTACGGTGGAATGGACGGCGGTGGCGGCGGCGGCGGCGCGTCGGGCGTCCGTGTGAATGTTCCCACGCGTTCCGTAGATACGACGTATCGTCAGGTGGGGATTCTTACGCGTGGCAGTGGCAGCGGCGGCAGCGGCCACGCATCGCAGGAGACGATACTCCCATTGATTGGCCGACCTTTATTTACAAACCGCGATAAATGGCAGTTTTATTCATTAAGCGATAAAAACAACGCGATTAAGTTGCCGGTCATTATCAATGGAAAGAGTGGAACTGGCGAATATGGTTGTAATAATGTGAGCACGGGTGATATGATATACGTGGAAGGGTATAACGATGCGTTTCGTGTTACGGCATATGATAGTGCGTCGTTGCGTTATTTGCCGTTTTAGGGTGGGTGTGTGTTATTGATAATAATATATACATATTATCAATTATCGTGTAGTTATCACCGTTGCGTCGCCGATGCTGCCGCTGCTGCTGCCGCTGCCGATGCCGCCGCCGACGATGATGCTGCCGCCGATGCCGCCGATGCCGCCGATGCCGCCGATGCCGCCGGTGCGTTCCGTTCTTTCATTTCGGCGGACTTTTCCATTGCCTTACTTTCCATTTTTGTCATATCAACATTCTTGTATAATTTCATAACATCGTCAATCGTCTTGTCAAGTTGGCCCTGTCCGGTCTTTGATTTTTCATCTCTCGGGAGTATTCGTTTTTGTTCTTCGGTTGCGGAAATAAACTCGTCGGTTTCAGTTCCCCATCCCATAAAATGAACCATATTCATATCAGGCTCGTCTTTGAACTTAAAGCGTCTAATGAGATACGCTTTGTATCGGAGTCCAAATGAATCAATCGCATCTATCTCTTTTATGTCTTCTTTGGTTAAAGGACGTGTATTCGTATTCACTGCGGCGGCGGCTTCATCTTTCACTGCGGCATCGTCCTTCGCTTCCGCGTCTTCAGCCTTCACTGCGGCGCCGTCCTTCGCGCCTTCGGCGTCCTTCGCGCCTTCAGCTTTCGCTGCGTCGTCCTTCTTCGCTGCGGCACCTTCAGGTTTCGCTGCGGCACCTTCAGCTTTCGCTGCGGCACCTTCAGTGCCTTCAGTGCCTTCAGTGCCTTCAGTGCCTTCAGTGCCTTCAGTGCCTTCAGTGCCTTCTGCTTTCGCGGAGGCCCCTTGTAGACCTTCTAATAATCCAGCAATACCTGTTATATTTCCTTTATTTGTCATTCTCGTCACTTCTTTGACTTTTCCGTCCGCCAATGGTGTAACTAATGTTTGAAACTCAATAGGAAGTCCAGGTGTATCAAACGCCGCACACGCGCCATTTTCACCCATCGGACCTTTGCCAAGCAAGGTTAATAATTGACCGAAAATCTTTACAAGGTCTGGCGGAACATCGTCTTTCTTTTGTGTGAAAAAGATCGCCAATTGCGCGAGTCCGTATTTTCGCTCTAGACCCGGTATTTTATACGAAAAGGCATAGACCTTATCCTTAAAATCATCAAAACCTTCATTTTTAGCGAACTCGGGATTATTCAATAATTCTATCAACATTTTGAATACATCCATCGCCTTCGTTTTACTGATATCTTCATCATCTTCTTCAAGATTCTCTCTCACCATCTCGAGAGATTTGCGTAGAGTCTGGATAGACGTCACTTTACAACCCGCCGATAGATTTACAACATAACTATTGGTATCATCGGCGACGACCTTCTTCCCCTTCTTCTTCGCTCCATCCGAAGATGCTTCTATCGCCGCCGCCTTCTTAAAATCATCATCGGATATTGGCGCAACCTGGAGTCGGAATTCACTTGGGTCGACTTTTTCACCAAATGCCAGAACCATCTCAAAATTATCTATGGTTTTTGGTCCATCCCCCGTCAGTTTATACAAACGGCGTGAATCTACTACAGTGATCGGGTTATTTTCGTTGCCGGTGATTGCGATTTTGATGGATTTATCGGTCGAGCTACGGTCAACCATTCCCTTCTCTCCCGTATAAATAAATACATCATCGGGGTACTCATTACCCATTGTATCACCATCCGCAATACCTATCTGGTCGGGTGCCTTGAAATACAAGTCGAGTTTGTTATCATCTATTTTACCTTCTGTTTTAAAATCCTTCTCCGTAGCGAATTTCCCGCATAAGATACGGCGCAAATCAAAGATATCTGTATCGTGTTTATTGAATTGTTTACCGGGTTTCAGTTCTAGTTGAATATAATAAGGCAGGCCATTATTCACCAGAAATGTGAGAAGTTTTTGCGCGTCTTCATTCTTTTCCAATACAAACGTCTCACTATGAATTGAAATGTCGCCTGGAATTTCGGGGCCTAAATTAAATGCGGGCTTCTTCGCGCCGTCTTTGTCCGTGGCGTCTTTGTCATTGTCCGTTGTGTCCTTGGCAGTCTCCTTGTTCTTGTCCGTGGCGCCCTTGTCATTGTCCGTTGTGTCCTTGGCAGTCTCCTTGTTCTTGTCCGTAGCAATGGCATTGTCCGTTGTGTCCTTGGCAGTCTCCTTGTTCTTGTCATTGTCCGTAGCAATGGCATTGACAGTAGCATTGTCCGTGTTATTGTCTGTAAGGATTGTTGACTTAGCCGCCGCCGCAGCAGATGCTGCTGATGCCGCTGCTGATGCCGCTGCTGCCGCTGCCGCCGCCACCACTACCACATCATCCTTTCCACCACCTATCATTTTCGCCCGTCGTTGTTTCCGGCGCATCCGTTTCATATTGTCATACTTGTCCTTTAAATAATGTAAAACTGGTAGCGGTATATACCTCTTCAGCGTCTTATTGAAGATATTCTTTAATTTCAAGGGCAATTCAGACGACGACACACTGCTGCTGCTGCTATTAACCATCTCTGCCATCGGCGCCCGACTTCGTCTAAATGTCACAGCCCTCCGCCTCGGTGATTTTCGCGCCTTTTTCCATTTTCGCACACTCTGATGTTGCTGTTTTCGTATCTTTCGTATTTTATTTCGTGTTAATTTCATACGACCCACATACATAATTTATATATAATATTATATATAGAAATACTAGCTATACGCGATAAAGCGTTCATTCATTCCATTTATTACATTCATTTCATATGGCATCTAGAGGCAAATCAAACCGGGACGCACCCGTAAATCTAACATCGGATGTTATGCGAAAAGAAGACCGCGCTTGTTCGTCTACCTGTAATTTTTCATACCAATATAACACAAGCACGTGTAATGTGTTTCATAAGGGGTCTCATTTGCGTATCCCATATGACAGTGGCAGTGGCGGTCTATACCCCGCGAGATACAATGGTGTAGATTATAAAGTAGAGCACATCCATATTCACCAACCGTCGCTTCATCGTTATGACGGTGCTCTCGCCGATGCGGAACTGCTCGCGTATCACTCCAGTGCGGACGGACGCAACCTCATTGTATCCATCCCCATCAATCTCGGCAACGGTGCTGGAAAGCAGAGTTCGGACATTATGAATACCATCCTCCAGAATCTCCCGAGTCGTTCAGCAAGCGGCGGCAAGTATATCTCCGACGTCAATAACTTCAATTTAGGAAACCTTATTCCGAAAGAGGGGTTTTTCACCTATGTCGGCAGGAATTTATTACCGCAACACACCGGTGTATACAATTACATCGTGTATCATAAAAAGGACGCAATCCTCGTATTCCGCGATTCTCTCGCAAGTCTCAATGACACATCCCGTGATACGTCTATCAGCAAAACGGGGCCAATCAGCGAGAATACGATGCCCAAGAATATGTATTATTACAACAAACGCGGCGCGAATAACGCGAAAGGCACCGGAGACATCTATATCAAGTGTAATCCAACCGGCGAAGATGGAACTGTATTATACCAGCAGTCGTCCAATAATGGCGAATTAGGCAGTTTGGCGGAACTGGATTTAAATAAGTTTGGCCTAAATTGGGAAACAATATTACAAAATGATATCTTTCGCACGCTTATTGGAACAATGTTCGGATTAGTCATCGCGGCAACTCTATTTTATATGTTCCGCTTCATATTCAACCGGATTGGGAATCGCGTCAGTTCCTCGGGTGTGGTGGTAGGACAGCGCGGCGGCGGCGGCGGCGGCGGCGGCGCATCTTCTGGGTAGAATGTATGAAACATAATACGATGTGTATCGTTAGGGATACACATCGTATGGACGACCACCTGCGCGCACACATAGACGCGTTTAGATGACTCCATCATAATCTGGCTCCACGGCACCGTAAAGCTTACCTAACACGGGTTGGAATGACAATCCGTCGGTTGACCCAATATCATTATTGGGCGTGATTGGAACTAAACTGTCAACAAGTTCCTCTTCCAGTGTCTTCATCGGTTCGGGGTTCATTGCGGTCATAACGGCCTGCTTCTTCTCCTCGGTGGGGGAGAACATCTCAATGCCGTATACACCCGTTGCGCGGCTTGACCTGCGGATGAATTCGTATGCTGCCAAGAATCCTAAAATACCGACGACGGGGTTGGTGCTTAAGAAGAGGGTTATTGCGAGAACGACGACAATGATTTGCCCGGTGAGGCTTTCCGCATACTCGGCTAATGCGAGGGGGACTGACGGAGTAAACACGATATACAATATCAGCAGGACGAAAATCACCATTTCGTGTTGTTTTTCTTGACGCATAAGTGTGCGGAAGGTATCCATTGGTTAATTTAACTTGAATAAAGTGTTATTACTATTATATGATATATTATTCTAAAACTAACCCAACAAAACTGAAATCTCTCGGAACATTTATTGTGAATCTATACCGACCGACCCCGACCGATGACCGCAGCCTCCGTCTCCGCCGTGTCCTCCTACTACGGCCCTCGTGGATATACGCTCCTTAAAGAATGTATGGAAACCGCCGACCTTACATTATTGAGAGATGAGCTCACAGTTGGCGCATATGTTCCTAAAGCGCCCGTCCAATCCCCTAAATTCCCGATATACCGCGAATGTTCTAAAAAGATATACATTCCGCGGTTTTATGGAACGAAAATATATGGCATTCCCGAAGAAACGCGGATTCCCCCAGGCACACCTGTATCCGAATCTCTCGTATTCGCCGGCGAGATGCGCGAATATCAGAATGTCATCGTGGATAAGTATATTCATCAAGTCACTAGACCGGAAAACGCGGGGATGGGCGGCGGCGGACTTCTAGATGTAGACCCAGGCAAGGGGAAAACCGTTATGGCGCTCAATATCATCGCCAGGCTTCGCGTGAAGACACTCGTTGTCGTCCATAAGAGTTTCCTTTTAAATCAGTGGATTGAGAGAATCCAGCAGTTCCTGCCTGCGGCGCGTGTTGGTATGATACAGGGGCAAATCCTAGATATTGACGACAAAGATATCGTTATCGGGATGCTCCAATCCCTTTCAATGAAGGAGTATCCGAGAGATATGTTTGACACATTTGGACTCACAGTCTACGACGAGTGTCATCATATGTCGGCGGAGGTATTCTGTCGGTGTATGATGAAAATAGTGACGAAATATACACTCGGGTTATCGGGCACAATGGTGCGCAAGGATGGACTGACAAAAGTATTCAAACATTTCCTGGGGGACGTGGTCCATAAAGAGAAGAATGACACGACGACCCACTCGGTGATTGTGAAGGGAATTCAGTATAAAGTCAATGACCCGGAATTCAACGAGACGGAATACGACTACCGCGGCAACCCCAAATTCAGCACGATGATTTCTAAAGTGTGTAATTATAATCGGCGGAGCGAGTTCGTCCTGGACGTTCTACAAAATGAGCTGGCGACGAACCCGGACCAGCAAGTGATGATATTGGCACATAACCGGTCCCTCCTGGAGTATTTCCACGACGCGATAGAACACCGGAAAATCGCGTCGGTAGGGTATTATGTGGGCGGAATGAAGGAGGCTGCGCTGAAATTGAGTGAGAGCAAGAAGGTGATTATTGCGACGTATGCGATGGCGTCTGAGGGGTTGGATATCAAGACGCTGACTACGCTGATTATGGCGTCGCCGAAGACGGATGTGTGTCAGTCCGTTGGGCGGATTCTGCGCGTGAAACACGCATCGCCGCTTGTCATTGATATTATTGACCCGCAGGATGTATTCCGCAGCCAGTGGCTGAAACGCCAGACCTACTATATCAAACAGAAATACCGTATTATTATGACAGATACAGAGGGGTATTATAAAAATAACTGGACGGTGAAATATGAGCCGAAGACTGCGACGTTGTCGTCGTCGGCGAAGTCGGCGTCTCTTGCCGACGCAGATATTATTGAAATAGATGAAGAGACGGGTGTTCTCTCGGTGACGACGGAATCAAGCGCCAAATCCAAAATCAAGTCGACCATTCCGAAGATGAATGGGAAGTGTATGTTTCAATTAACGGAGTAACGGAGTCACGAAGTAAACGGAGTCACGAAGTGAACGGAGTCACGAAGTAAACGGAGTCACGAAGTGAACGGAGTCACGAAGTAAACGGAGTCACGAAGTGAACGGAGTCACGGAGTCACGACGACGTAGTCGGAGCGTCGGAGTAAACGGAGTAAACGGAGTCACGACGACGCAGTCGGAGCGTCGGAGACATTACACTGGGTGGCAGCTATTATACGCTGTAGGAGCCGCAGGATTTGCTAGAGCGATTGTGCTTGGGGTGACACCGGTCCCTGGCCCCCCAATAGAATACCCAGCATTTATGCCAGACGCGGCACTACTACCGTAAGGTGCGCCCCATCCTCCACCACTTTGACTCTTGCGCTGACTTCTCTGCTTACGACTGCGGCGACACGACGACTTACAGCAACGACAACGACGATAACGACGACTACCCCCAAACCCAGTGACAATATCGCAACCACGTTTTTTATTACGTCGTCCTGTTTTGCGAAGCTTTCGCTTACTACTGCGGCGACGACTACCGCCACCGCCACCGCCACCGCCACCGCGCGTCACAGAGTTACAACCAACGGTTACCGGCGCATACGACCCGCGCGCATAGGCGCTATCCACATTCCCCCCATCAAAAGAATGAAACTGGCTCATACCACCACCACCCTGGACGAACGCGCGTCCACCCTGGCCCTGATACATATTCCCGGTTCCACCACCGCCAACTGGGATTTGTTTGCTTGATAATGCGATTCCGGCGTTATGCTCGGCTAGCGGGTTTGAATTCATATATTGCGACATTATTAGTATATAATTATATAATTATATAATTATATACTTGTATAATTATATAATTGTATACTTGTATACTTAGTATTTCAATAACAATAACAATAACAACAACAGTAAACCGTTATGGTTTACGAACGATAGTTCTTATTGGAACGCCTGCGGCAAAATGTGCGCTTGGTTCCGCGAGCATACTTACAGCTCTGGCGAAGCTTCCTGCTATTACATTTCTTCTGGGTTTTTGAACGGCAAGGAGACGAATGTAAACGCGCTAAATATTTCGCCTGGTTCTTGAAAACAAACGGCTTTATTTTACGGATTTTCTGACCGCTGATGGGTGCGGATGGCTGAAGATTCATATGTTCTCCTTTGCCGAGACGGATTTTTCGCCTAGTGGCGCCGCCAGACAGTGGTTCCTGGGATATTGCTTCTGATGACATTGTGTTTGGTATATATATTATATAATAGAATACAATATTATATTATAGAATAGTATAGAATTATATAATTATTCACAGATGATGTATGTTTTTGTCAATCAATGAACCAAGAATCAAACGCAATTCTGGACGTCTGGACGATGGTGTATATCCCGTAATAATAGAAGATAGCTCGTGTAAATGCGAGATTTGCGTAATGTGGTTTCGGGCGTCTATCATAATACTCGGTATTGGAATACTATATTCCTTCTCAAATGGATGTATGATATTTCTAAATAGATAGTTCAATGCGATTTTATAACTATACATTGTCGGTGGTATTGTGCTTGCTGGATTGCTGAAATTATTGACATTAAATACGATACCGTTTACTATATGCTTATGCGCCCAGATATATTCAAACATCTCTCTGGTTTTCTCAATACCGTCGTGTGAGATTGTGGTATGGACCCAGACAAGCGGAGGCGGAGCCGGAGCACGAGGCGGAGCCGGAGCCACGATTTCACACACACTCCGCACAATACGTTCATTTGCTTGATGACCTACAAACGGTCTTCCCGCAATAACCAATGAGTGATTTCCCACAAGTGCCTCCTCGCGCGCGTTATGACAAATCATCGGTACGCAGCGTTCGCGAAGAACAGACACGACTGCGGGCGAAGATACTGACGAAACAGCATAACACGGCTGGATATTAGGTATTCGGCGCTTCAATTCAGATAATAACTTTTCCAGGCCACGGGATTGGTGATAAACCCGATGAAATGAAACGGATGTTGAGTACATAACACGACAGTTATGGAATACGAATACACGACAGTTATGGAATACGGAATACGAATACGAATACACGACAGTTATTTTTATACCCATTTACTATTGCGTCGCGTGCTCAAATATCGTATCTCGTGTTGTTTGACCTGTTGGTCGGTTATGACTTGCGCCAATCCATTGGTCACCGCCACAACCTCTAACGGCACCCAGCGACAAAACCGCTTATTAAACCGACACACCATAATATACTCCTTATGAAGTGAAACATATTTATCAGGTTCTGTATTTTCAAATTCCGCTTCATCTTCGCTTTCCTCTAATGCGTCCAAACACCGATTTTCCGCAATGTTTCGGAATAATCGGTTCATCATAACACTCATCTTATAACTTGGTATATGTGCCAAATTATGAAATACGTATTCGCAAGTGCGAGACGACGAGGACGACGACCTGACAAACAACTCATAAATATCATTTTGAATATTAGGACGCACAATAAATGTTGCCTGAATATTCGTAAGCATTTCATCCATTGGCTGGATATAGGATACTCGTTGCGCGGGCGCGGGCACAGGCGCGGACGCGGACGCGGACGGCTGACTTATTATTCGCACGATTCCACGCTGATTATTCGTATCCCCTTGAATTATGCGCTGAAACACTTTTGTATGCGTATTATAACGATACTGAAAAGCAAACACTGGATATGGCAACCCTTGGGCGACTTGTTCCGCATCTTGTTCGGTATGACATAATACCGGTAGTCCGAACACTATACTATTTTGCTTCGTATACGCAATTTGCCGAATGTCTCTTTCAGCGAATATGTTTTCACATAAACGAATATGACCTGATAATGTGAGAGGCGATACTGGGTCACCCTTATACCAATAAATTGTATGAATAGAGAAATATTGATTGTCGGCCAACCGAAATAATACGCCGCCAAATACTGTTCCATAGACGAGCGTGCTTTCAACACACGTATCATACAAGCGGACAGTTCCTGGATACCACCCATTTTCTTGATGGAACCTGCGTATCATTGGGGATACGCCGCCATTGCCGCCGCCACCGCCATTGCCATTGGCCCCCGCAACATCAATGACCGCGCATATTTTACGACGGTTCCATTCAGTGACCCACGCGACACACCTCTTCCCTTTTGGAAGAATGAAACATTTATATCCTGATACGATTGGCTGCTGGTCGTTCTTATGAATAGATGCTTCATAAGAAAGTCTAGTATTCGGAAAACCGGCCAATAAACTATCGGTTTCTTGTGAATTCAAGATACGCATAGATTTGTCATTTCGGGGTCCGGAACCAGAACCGGAACCGGAACCAGAACCAGGAGCGCGACCAGAAGAATAACGGTTCATCATCATATAATATCGGATGGTGTGTATATATAGAATATACGCGAGTTATCTTTAACTCATTTCATAACTCGGGGTAAAAGTATCATTCCCCGATTTGGCTTTCAACCCTATTCCACGCAAGAATGTCTTTAAGTCCGTTTTCATATCACTGGCACCTGGACACGGGCCGGGACCACCGGTAGGGACAATTTCACTTGGTTCATATGTTTCACGTTGTATTCCTAAATTGTTGTCTAAATTTTTATTGATTGTATCAAATAACGACTTATATTTCTGTTTCGGGCAATGTATCAGGTCCTTCACTTTTGGCGCGGTCAAGGTTGTTTCAAAATAAAGATATAAATAATGGATAATAACAATTAGACTGACTGAAAATAGAATATTTTGAATGAACCACAACATTACGATTATGATGTAGATATATTGTATTACCGCGCGTATTACGAACACAATTTGAATTGTTCTAAAAACGATATAATATCGTCCTTACATGTCCGGGTTAGCACGTCTGATTGGCCTATAACGCCGTTTTCAGTCGTCATATAAAAATCAATGACTTCCGTTTCCGTTTCATTTAATATAAACACGAATGCGTTCATTGATTTCGGATGCGTTTTTACGACCTTTTTCATTTGTCGGATGACAATGTGATTCGTAGAAATACATGTCGGTGTCGCCGTTGGCGTGTCTGTTGTATTATTATTGTTACGGGCAGGTGTCGGTGTCAGTTCATAATAACTCTCATCCACTAGAATGTTGACATTATTTTCCGCATTGGTATTTGTTATTTCAATCGTCCGAACTGGCCCGTCCACTGGAATCCGCTCGTGTATCGTCTGTTGCCGTGTGGCGTCATTTGCGCGTATTTCATATATCGCATCTTGAGATAAAATGAAATGCTCCATTTTTTTGTAAACGAAAAACAGTTCCGTCCCTTTCGGGCGAAGGCGACCTTTTTCAATGATTTGATGTATTTTCGCATATCGCGCACCCATTTCTTCTAATGTTATATCCAAAAAATACACCCGTGGTTCGGTATGTTGTCTGGTTTGAATGAAATGTGTGCTTGTATTGTTTCGGTAAATGGTGCTGAGACCAGAAATCATCATCGCTTGACGCGCATTTTGCCCCCTTTTTTGCGCGCGGAAATTACCGCGGTGTGATGTAGTAGTATCCATTACGTGTGTGTGCGTGTTATATGATATCACGTTGTATGTTTATGTAGTTTCTCCCCGCGCGGCAGGGCGTCAGAGGCGAAACAATATAGAAACAAACAGCGTATATTATATACAATGTCGGCTACAATGTCAACAAAGACGTCTATTGTTATTATCTCAAAGGCAGGTTCTCTTTCCGAATGCGTTGTTGAAACAAAGAACGAGACTACCATTGGAGAACTTACATTATTGTTGTCTAAAAAGTGCGGGTTCAGGAATCCAGAAGGGTTTTCGTGTTATCATACGTGGAGATACCGGAATAAACATAGACACCCGTTTACGATTGCGGGAAACAGTATTGCGACGGAGATACCCAAATACATTTATGTGGATATTTGGGCGAAATCCGACGGACGTGCGGGGCAAGAGAATAAATACGAGTTGCCGCCGCCTATAGATGAACAGTTAATATTCGGAAATATGGCACTTGTTGCCAGAATAGACAAGGAAAACGCGATTCATCTTACAATTGAATTATGGAATAAGATATACGAGGCTCTATTTGGCGGGTTTGAAGACTTGGCGTCTACAGCGATGGAAGACGAAAATGAAGTGGACGAATTGGATTCAGTTCCTGCGTATAAAAAGACGAGTAGCGGATATTTGAAAGACGGGTTTGTTGTTGAGGATGACTCTGAAGATACACCGCGTCCAAATAAGCGTAATTTGCGTCTGTGTGGGCGCGGTAAAAAAGCCAGGTCGGAATCTACCGAGAGTGAATTTATAACAGAAACGGACACAGATACACTTCCATCCGATTCGCCTATGAATTCAGATACTGAAATTAAACCCGCTACAATTACGAAAGCCGTCGCCGTGAAACCCAAGCGGGCGGCGTCATCCTCCATTAAGAAGACTGCGGGAACGAAATCTAAAAAACCGGCGGAAGTTGAAGCGGTTATAGAACAAGAAAGTGAGTCTGAATTGAGCGAAGACTCGTATTCTTGAGTCCGTCCGTCCAGAAAATTGAATAAAGAAATCAATAGTTATATAATTAATACCATCGTCTACATCGTCTACATCGTCTACATCGTATGTCAACCATTGAAACAATTGCGTATCCCGAACAATTCCGCGCCGAGGTTCAAAAACGGATTAGCGCGCTTCTACAGTCCGGCGGAAGCGGTGAACCGGAGGATACCACCATATCCTCCAATATTGAAAAGGGTATATTCAATTGGACGATTAAATACGCGACCAAAAATAATATTGTGAAAAAGTGGTCCAATCCGTTCTTCATTACATTATATATTGACCGCCTGCGTTCAGTCTATATCAACTTGAAGAACCCGGATGTATCCAGCGCCGTCATTTCCGAAAACATCAAAGCGCAAGAACTCGCATTTATGACGCACCAGGAAATATGTCCCGACAAATGGAAACAGCTCATTGAAGACAAAAAGGTTCGCGATAAACAGAAATACGAACCGAATATTGAAGCCTCCACCGACAATTTCACGTGTAATAAGTGTAAATCCAAAAAGTGCACATATTACCAGCTACAAACACGGTCGGCGGATGAACCAATGACGACATTTGTCACGTGTTTGGAATGCGGAAAGCGCTGGAAATGCTAAAATAAAGAATAGGATATATAGTAAAGAATGTCGTGTAAATTTTTTACTATAATAAAAACATATTTTAGGTGTTGTATAACCCGGGATACGTGTGTTGATTCAAATATCGGCATCGGCGGCGGCATCGGCGGCAGCGATAGCGATAGCGGGCGCGATTATAACAGTCCATTTATTCATTATAACCCGAATGGGGAACATAGTCCATTTACATTTGACGACTTAACGTCAATCAGCGCCTCATCGTCATCATCATCACTAAATGATTACTACAAACCGCCAACACTCACACCGATACCGATACCGACATCCTCCTTTCGTCGCAATGAAACATATAATAAACGACCGACTTTTCATCCATTCAGTGGTTCTGACCCATATTTCAGCGATTAGAGTATTTCTAAATCCTGAATGCGCCAATATTCGGAACCGCCGTTTGGTAATGGGCGCCTAATAATAAAGGGTGTCTTCTTTTGTTCCAATTCCTTTACCGCAATAAGGTATCCATCTATTACAGTGGAGTCAATATTAATAAATGCGGGTGCGCCTTCATTTATTTGTTTTGCGCGTTGCCCCAATATGCGTGTTTTCTCATATTTCGTCATAATCGGAATGGTCCGATGTAAATCGTCTACGATGACCCCGGCGCTATTTCGCACAACACGCGACAATGTTTGGATTTCATCGTAATTGTGCGAAAATGATTCGGGGTGATATCTCTCAACATAACTTTCACGCACATCGGATTTCAGTTTCTGGAAATATTCGGACGAATCCTTATCGGCATCTTCATTATCCTCATCGTCGTCGTCATCATCGTCTTCGTCAAAATTAATACCGTGCGGAACACCTAATAATGTGAGGTCGTCTTCGTTATTCTTCTTTGACGCTGCGGCCCGTTTCTTTATATTCTTTTTTGATTTGGAGGAGGCCGCAGTTCCACCGTTGTCGCCATCGCCATCGCCGTCACCTTCACCTTCACCGTCGCCTTCGCCTTCACCTTCGCTATCTTGTCCTCCTGCTGCTGCTGCTCCAGCTCCCGCTCCCGCATCGTCTTCTCCTTCACTTGCTTCATCATCATCATCAACGGATGATGCGTCATTACTCGCGCCGGTATCATCACCCGAAGATTGTTCTGACGCCGTGTCATCGTCATTTGGTATTACTTCTTCTTCATTTTCCGAATTGTCATCAACTGGCAGCACGAGTTTTTTGGGTGGAACAGGTATTGACATTATCGTAGATGTGTCTATGTATATATAATTATCACACTTTATTATGTTTCAATTTATTGTTTTACGCGGGATAGTAGTAAAACAATAAAAAATGGGCGGCGCCGTCGTCGCGTTACCGTCGTCGCGTTACTGTTGCTCGGTATTCCATACCTTGTCGCATTTCGCGCACAAATACACATATTTCAGATTTGTGTCATCATATCTCACGTAAATAATCTCGGATTTGGGCTTATTTCCCGGACCGCTACCGCCTTGATTGCTGGAACACTCATCATTTGGGCACCGCATTGTATGAATCCGCGGTAAAGTCGGGTCCAGTTTCGTATATTTGTTCACCACTTGTGAAAAGGTTTGTGGCGTCGTTTTATGCTTTACATTAACCTTTGAAACGCATATATTCTCCGACGCAATCGTATTGTCTATATTTCCACAATTGCGGCAGTAATACTGTAGTTCATTTTCCTCGGTGATACTTATATAATACATGTTGGCGCATACGGAACAGAAATGCATCGCAGCGACGAAAGAGTCAATGATGTTATATTGTATATAGATACATTTAATTTCAATTTAAGTTTGTATAAGTATTACATTCCGGCCGCCGTCGCCGCCGTCGCCACCGTCGCGTCATAATACTCTAATAGTGTGTCGTATGAAATCGCAGTCGTAATACCACCGTATAACCCAATTGACACCGTTTTCCGTTCAGGAAATGTATTGCGTCGTTCCACCAAAATCTCTCGGATACGTGTTTTGTTTTCCCGAAACCGCGCCTTCATAAACGCCTGAAAGTCTGGAACAAGCGTCGGCTCTATGCTTACGTGTGTTGTAAGTTCAGTCAATAGTGTCAAACACGCAAACTTATAATTGTAATATTCAACTATCGTGTGATACGGGATGAAATCGCTATGTTCCCGGCGAATACCCGGTTCGTGAAGAAGAGGCGCTTTATCCAACAACGACTGAAATGTCATCAGAAGAGACCGAATATTCTGGCATCCCGACCATTGTTCTCCGCGCCACGAATTCACAATAGACACACAAACCTTTTTATTGACATAAAAATTGGGGTGAAACCGAATATTGTTTGTATTCGTCAAATAAGATACAATGGGCGGCGAATGCGGGTAGTTTGTAGGGAACTTAAAGAGAAAGAAGTAATATCCGCCGAAATAAAGCGTGTCGGATGGACCGGCGATACACGCATAACCGGTAAGCATATCTGTTTCACTATGACGATATATAATGCCACAATCATCCAATGTTGCGTCCGTCATAACACCGCGGATGTCTTTCAGTAGACGCATAACCGTGTCTTTGGGAATGACAACCTTGGTGACGACGGGTTCCATTCTCTGTGGCGGGCGGTGGTGGTGGCGGAGGCGCGTTTTTTTAATAGGTATCGTTTTGTTTTTATGTGTGTTATGAAGAGTGGAATTTCAACGGTAAAACTGGGCGATTTGGCCGCGGTTTGTGACGATACATCGGGCAGAATGTTGCGCGATGCCCGCAAAACACGTGACCATTATGCTCACGTTTTTAAACGCCTGACGATATATCGTCACAAAACCGAAAATGGAAACCCGAAAAAAAAATCCACGGGCTAAAACACTTTTTTTACAAAAGTCCTGTGCACAGAAAAACGAAAATGAAAGTATCCCCCTTTTTTGGGGGTACTACATGAATGAAAAGTCAAAGTGCCATTTTTGGGGGATCAGATTTAGAGATAAAACCTCTGGAATATATAAACCGGAGGTTTTAGAAATTTCAATTCATAATTCGGACAAAATTGAACTTTAAACCTACGCAAATTGAATTACAACACCGATCTACACCCGATATATGACAACAACTTTATACGGCGCGGCGTTGACGACAGCGGCGGCGGCTACGGCTGCGGCTACGTCGGCAGCTACGCCTACGCTTACCGACCCGACAACCTCATCATACCAGTCTCTTTGCTCCGGAATGACATACGAACAATTTATGAAGCATCACACGTCCAAACCGGGCGAAGCGTATACACATACGCGTATCGGGGATAAGGCGCTCAACGTCCACGGCGGTGTTTATACGATACCGCCGGCGATATTACCGGTGTTTTGGAAGAAATATTACACACACGTATTTGAAAATGGAAAACAAGAGTTTCTGACCGAAAAACAGAATCCGGAGAAGGGGATTGTTGTCGTGGATTTTGATTTCAGGTATGAAACGAGCATAACCAAACGCCAGCATTCCAAGGAGCACGTCTTGGATATGATACAGTCGTATATCCAAACACTGGAGACGCTTGTCGGCATTCCCGCGGATGTCAAGATTCCGATTTATGTCTTTGAAAAGAGCGATGTGAACCAACTGGATGATGTCACCAAGGATGGGATTCATATGATTATTGGCGCAACCGTGGACCGCCCGATTCAGCGAATGTTGCGCGCAAGAATGTTGAAAGAACTCCCGGAAATATGGACTGACCTCCCGATTACGAATTCGTGGAATGATGTCCTGGACGAAGGAATATCGCGCGGCCATACCAACTGGCAATTATACGGTTCACGCAAACCAGGCCACAAGGCATATATGTTGAAGTATCACTTCATTATGATGCATGACCCCGACGACGATGACGGTGCGTGGATGTGCCAAGAAGAGAAGACGAGCAAATTCAACGTCAAGGAAAATTTCGCGAAGCTTTCCGTTCAGACCGCGACGGGCGTAGATACAGAATATCCCGTGTTTACACTTTTACAGAACAACGCCGCATTAAAGGCGGAATACGACGCACTCGTCAATCAACAACGTAGTGGAATAAATGGGGGGCGAAACGGCGGCGCAAATGGCGCAAATGGCGCGGATGGGGGGAAGCGTATTCGTCTCGTGGTGACGGGTGGTGGCGGAGGCGGCGGCGGAGGAGGCGTGGGCGGCGGCGCAACCGACGCAATGATGTCGCACAACGGAGTTATTCTGATGGATAAAATAACGAACCACTCGGAACTCGTAATGGCCGTAGAGGTTATGCTGAATATGCTTGAACCCAAAGAATACGAAATCCGCGAGACGCATTACTATACAATGGCGCTTCCGTCGCAATATTATGACCCATACGACAAATGGCTGCGCGTCGGTCTCGCACTTCACAATACCAGCGATAAACTCTTCCTCACGTGGATGCTTTTCAGCGCAAAGTCTGCGAAGTTCTCATATACGAATATTATGAAGCATTATGATACGTGGTGTAATTTCCCCTATAGTCCTGATGGTCTGACGCGGCGCTCCATTATGTATTGGGCGAAAAATGACTGCCTGGAAGACTATACCCGAATCCGAAATGAAACCATTGACAACTTCATTCATCAGACGATTTGTAATGAGACGACCAATGACGCATCCACGGATGTAGATTTAGCGACGGTCTTGTATACCATATTCAAAGACCGGTTCGTTTGTGTTAGCGTTAAGGATAATATGTGGTATGAATTTGAGAAGAACCGATGGGTGGAATGCGACCAAGGCAATTCTCTCCGCGCGCTGATTTCCAAAGATATGCACGACATTTATACGAAGAAGCACCGAGAGATTATGGACTTAACATCCGGACTGGACCCTACCTCGGACCAGTATACATCCGCGCGGAAACGGTCGCGTCGTATTGTTGATATCTGTACCAAGCTGAAGACGACGAGCTTCAAGAACAATATTATGCGCGAGGTGCGCGAGCAATTCTATGATAAGGATTTTGAAGAAAAGATAGATACACGCCCAGAACTCCTTTGTTTCAAGAACGGTGTCATTGATTTCAACACGAAAACGTTCCGTCGCGGACAGCCTGACGATAATCTCTCCAAGACCACGAAAATAGATTACATTCAACTTGACGTGGAAAAGCACCGAACCCACATCGACGAAATCAACGAGTTTATGGCGCAACTCTTCCCAGAAGAAGAACTCCGGACGTATATGTGGGAACATCTCGCATCAACGCTCATCGGGACGAACCGCGAACAAACCTTCAATATTTATATCGGTGGCGGCAGTAATGGCAAGTCCAAACTCATTGAACTGATGTCGGCGGTTCTCGGCGAATACAAGGCGGTTCTTCCGATTACGGCCGTCACGCAGAAACGCGCGATGATTGGCGGTGCTTCGCCGGAACTCGCCGTTCTCAAGGGTGTGCGATATGCGGTGATGCAGGAACCGACGAAGGGTGACCGCATCAATGAAGGTATATTGAAGGAAATTACTGGTGGCGATGATATGACCGCACGCGCCCTCTTCAAGAATACGATTTCGTTTGTTCCGCAGTTCAAGTTGGTTGTATGCACGAACGTGCTCTTTGACATCAAGAGCAATGATGACGGAACGTGGCGTCGCATTCGCCTGTGTCCTTATAAATCCAAGTTCTGTGAAGAGCCGAAGACTGATGACCCCGAAGAGCCGTATCAGTTCCTGATTGACAAGAATCTGGATGTTAAAATCAAAACGTGGGTAAATGTATTTATGGCGATGCTCGTCAAAAAGGCATTTGAAACGGATGGAAAGGTGAAGACGTGTGCGGCCGTGACTGCGAGCAGCAACAAGTATCGCAATACACAGGATTATCTGTCGGAGTTCTTGCGCGACAAGATACGCCCCGCAGATGAAGATACCTATATCAAGAAGACCGAGGTATATGAAGAGTTCAAGAAATGGTATATTGTTCAACACGGCAAGAATATCCCGAAAGGCAATGAGCTATATGATTATATGACGAAGAAGTTCGGGAAACTCACGCCCAAGGGGTGGAGGAAGTGTCGCATCCTTTATGATGACGACGAAAATGGCGGTGATGACAGTAGCGACGCATAATTCGCTCGTTCGTTCGCTCGTTCGTTCGTTCGTTTGTTCGTTCGTTCGTTCGTTCGCTCGTTCGTTCGTTCGCTCGTTCGTTCGTTCGCTGGCGCTTACTCGCGCCAGAAGCGCACACTCATTCGTTCGCTAACGCTTACTCGCTAGCGCTTACTCGCGCCAGAAGCGCACATTCTTCAACCCCAACAATTCAGTTATTTTCGTTAATCCATTTAATATCCACAATACAACCGGTAAGATGTATTTCGGATAAATTCCAAGTAATATCAATATAATAATATTGCGTTTATCGTAAGCACCGCTTGCGGATGAAAAGAAATCCCGCAATGACATAACAAGAAAAATGGCAAACACCGCATAATAAAGAAATCCGACGAGGTCTTCATAAAAGGATAAACTGTTATATTCGTCATAGTCGTATAATGCGTTCTGCTTATGTAGCGCGATATTTTTCTTTTGATTTTCTTGGATTTGGCCGACCTGTGTGGTTCCAATAAGAACTTTACTGAGGTTTGATTGCGAGGTATCGTTTACAAGTTTATAATACGTATTAATTAACCGGTCTGCTCTATCAAATAGAATATTGATTGTATTTATTAATTTGTTTTTTTCATTATTGGAGACATAGCACAATTCTCGTTTATCTGTCGCTTGAGAGCTACACTCGGTATAATACTCACCCCACGGAAGTATTGCTTTATCGGCAGCCGTCGCGCCAGTGTCAGCCAAAAGAGGCAATCGTGCGTTGTATTTTTTCACGGCAGGTGTCGTTCCGCTACCCGCTACAACATCACTATTCGCCGTAGTAACCACATCGCCATTATAAAAATCAAACCCCTCCCTTACTTCTCCGACGCCGAATCCTTCTACGCGGTCGCCTCGCACTTGAAATCCCTGCGGCCCTATCGCCGGATAAATATCCTCTTCCGCTTTCTTATTTGCACGCACACGCCGGTCGGTCTCTATATACTGGCCCGCTTTTTCAGTTAAATCAGCGCTACTCTTCTGACACTTATTTCGCGTATCCGTCCATTCTTTATACGCCTTGACGATTTTATGGTCCTCCGCCTTTCCATTTACTAAAGTCGTATATTTCACACTTTTTTCCTGGATGTTATTATCACATTTCATATACAAGTTTCGCGAATGGACCCATTCCGCGTGATGAAGACTCATCGTATATTTATCTTTTTCGGGACCTGTAAACCCACCCTGACTTATAATTTTCCGGATTTTCGTGAGGTCATTTTGCGATTTTTGAATGACTTCATCAATTGAGCGTTGCGCATCACTGCCTCCTCCCCCGGATATTTTCAATGATTCGTTGTCTGTAGCAGCGGTAGAACTCATCACGGCCTCGCCTTTACGCGCTTGTTGTTCCGTTTCAGGCGGAATATCCTCTGCGGCAGCATAATCTATACCCATTTTCTATTCTATTGTATTCTATTCTCGTATGTTTTTAATATAACTACTATATTTGTTAGATTAAAAAATGATTGTATTTATGCCGTCGCAATAGCTCTTGTTCATCATTGTACTGCTCCTGCTCCTGCTCCTGCTCCTGGTGCTGCTCCTGGTGCTGCTCCTCCTGCTGCCGGTGCTGCTGCCGAAACCGCACACAGCCCTTTCCCCGCATCCCATTTTGTTCCGGCATCACAGCAACCAGGTCCGTAACACGCCCCGCCCATTCCCAAATCTATTAGTTTGGACGGGTCCGAACTTGGTTGAACGAATTTCTTATTCATATCGTCTTCATTAAAATTCCAGTCATATTTGTCAAATTCGTGGTCGTTACGGCGCATAATATCAAATACTTGCTTTCCTATGGCAATACCACCCATCGTAAGAACGAGAATAACGCCTAAAGTGGAAATGGACGCGGGTATGAGTTCTTTATTCCGTAATACAGCCAATACAATAAGCACAACAGAAACATAAATGATATTCTTCATCACTTCAGTATTGGCTTCATAATTGCGCGTGTAATACGTATTTATTTGGGCCATACGACGTTTGTTCGTATTATCCTGTGAAAGTGTCTTCGCATTTGACTCGGCACGTTTCCTCTCTTTCGCGATAAAATCAATCGCGGTTTTCTGGGCATCATATAATGCGCCTGAATCAAACACTTTACCCGCTTCTTTGATGGTTCCGTATGTATACGCAAGAACATTGACAAGTGCGGTGCGGGCTTTGATTAAATCGGCATCATTTGGATTTTGTGCGAGACGCGCGTTGATAAGCTCGAGTGCGTTGCGGATTTCTTGCGCGGATGAACCGTCTCCAGTTGCCAGCTCGGATAATGTCTGAATTTTAATTGGTGTTCTGACAGCAGAACTTGATTCAGAAGTTGTTGTTGTTGTAAACGCAAAATTAGAAATCTCGGTATTCCCCTTACTTATCGTTGCACCTGCCATTGATATTTTTACGACTGAACCACTGGCGAGTGAACCGGATAATGTAAATGTAGCAGTTGGCCCCGATATGGGTTGTGTGGTAAATGAAGCGCCAGTAGCTGTAGCTGTATAACTACTAGCAGTCGCACTCATCGATACACCTGTTCCAGTAGGCCACGATACAGTAATGGTTTGGTTGGTTGTCAATTGGGCACCCAACGTTACATTTAATACGAAAGTTACACCGGTTAAGTCAGCCGCATCCGTAGAAGTAGGACGCGTCCAGCTCCCCGAAACTGGCACAACCGTCAAGCCCTCAATATACCCCCCGCGATAAAGATAGTCTTTGAATAATTTCCCCGCGCATAATACAACAATGGCGAATAAAGCAATCAATATTTGATTCTGTTCTGTTATTTTGTATGCCATAATTTATATAATTAGTAGTTACAATCCATAAATACTGATAATATTATTATTTCTTCCTACCAATGCGAGTGGAGGCACGGACGCGTCCACCGCCACCGCCACCACCACCGGTTCCTGCTCCTGTCGCTCCAGGCGCCGCCCCTGCGGCCGTCGTCCCCGCGCTTCCGATAGAATCGCCAATTGTATTCACAGCATCCGTCGCAGTTTCGCTGACTTTATCCGCCAGTCCCTTCGCGCTTTCCACGGCCCCCGCCGCGGCCTCATTTGCTGAAGAAACCAAATTATCGGCGCCTTCGGTGATACCCGCTGCCATCCCTTCGCCAGCTTCTTTCAATTGAGCGCCCGCCGAACTCAGCGCTTCCTTAACATCCCCCGTCCTATCCGCGATATCGTCCGTTTTTACGCTTCCAATACCGAACAACCCGAGAATATATGCGAATAACCCCCCATCGCCCCCCGCGTCGCCCTCGTCGACGTCATCCTGCCCGAACATTTCTTTCAACTTCAAAAGAGCCATAACCGCCAATATTGCTAAAATACTCCAAAGAATGAACTTATATGATTCCGAAATGAGGACCTTATTCGTCTCGTCCGTCATCGCAATTAAGCGTTCGCGTTGATATTCTGCTTTGGCGATTTTCGTGAGGTCGTCTTGAACCGCCTTCATTGTGTCCGCATAATTATCCGCAGTTATGGGGTCCACCATTCCCTCGCGAACTGTAAACGGGTCCGTCACTGTTGTCTGCGCGCGGTATTCGGCAATTTTGTCGCCGGTTTCTTCAATTACGGCATTTACTGCGCCGTACATTGGTTTTAAATCGGGTGCTTCTAATGAACCCTTCTTGGGGATCATATTTTTGACGTTACACTTCGTCCCGCCTGTCATCATTCCTGTATCCGGATAATGTGCGTATTGTGCGCTATCTATTGTGGTATATGCGTTGCCATCAGCACCACCCACGCCCCTACACGTTTCATCCGTGATAGTCCCATTGATAGTGGGGACTTTCAGCATTAATTGTTTCGTCGGGTCAGCGACACGCAATCCAATCGGATACATTTTCGTCCGGTCTTTCAATTCACATTTGCCGTCCGCGCTACTGCCGCTTTTTGTATAGACGAATCCGCCGCATTTCTCATCCGCGTCGCAGATTCCGCGGCATTTCTCCATAGAAGCCGTTATACTCTCGCCAACGGGCATCGTCCGCAAACGGCGCGCATAATCAGGCGGGTTCGTTTTCGGGAACGTATTCGCATCCACTGAATAGACTTCAATGTCTTGTATTGTAAACTGTTGATATCCACCCCATCCTTGCCGAGGAACCTCTTTAAATTGGTTTAATCGGTTTAAACGATATGCGCCCTTATAACCAATTGTTTTATAACTATTCCAATTTGATGGATTGAACTGGCTGACGGCTCCTTCATAATATTTCTCTTGCTCGTCAGCTGTCACCAGTTTTGTATATGGCGAGTCGTAGCACACATATACGACCCGGCCGTCATTTAAGAATTTAATTTCGGTGGGAATTTGCCGACCAATCGCAGGACCATACATATTGGCCATCTGGATTTTTCGTGTAAACGGCGCAAGAAGTTCGTTTCCTGAAACAAACGAATACGCATTCGTATACATAGTTGTTCCCGAGATATACAAATCGTGACCGCCACCGAAGGTGGGAAAATACGTTGAATTCATATAAGTGGCATAGCCTCCTGCGCCCCAGTGGCCCTTCTCGGCGGTATACTTCCTCGTCCCATCATACAAAAATGCGGTCGTGTCATTTTGATAACCAGGATTGGAGGTCCAACTGAGTGAAGTATAAGCCCCAAGCACCCGCCCGTCGTTGATAATCGCGCGCGTATAAGTCGGCCCTTTATTATCGCATAATTGGTGAAACTTTTGCGGCGTCCATCCATCACGGCTTGCCTTATAAAGCAGATTAGCCACATCACTGAAACTACCCGGGGTTATTTCTTTGAGACCATATGAACTCTCGGCGGAACGCGTATCATACCCGCCCAAATTCACATAGGATGCTGGCAGTGTTTCGCCCTTCGCGTTTTTGGAAGGCGCCATAAAGGAAAGTGCGGATGCCGGATAATCGTGTCTCTCGCCATTGTGGTCTATATACGCGATACGCCCGATATAACCGCGACCATTTCGGCCAACCGTATCCACACCGGTGGGGCCGCCCGATTTCAGTGAGTAGAGTGCGACACTATTCTCTCTGGCTGCGCTCTTTCCGTATAATCTCTTCAGATTGGACGTCGTGTATGCCTTCATAAAACCGTCTTCATCTACTTCCGGGTTTCCTACCGTGTGACATTTGGCGGCGGTTGCGTCTAATGTAAGTATACCTTTAATATCCGGTGTTCCCGACCTGGTATATATCCAGCAACCACCGCGGTTATTCGGTTTCCCGTATTGGGGCGCAGATACTAGAAAATAAGAACTACCCAAATCTTCTGCGCGGCGCTTACACTGCGAAATAGACGCTTCTGTCAAATCGTCCTGAAATGTGAACCCGCGGTTCGTAATATCGCTGTCTGTTACATTATCCGCAATGACATAGCATCCCATTTGAATGGCGCCACCATCTGTTGTCATATTGAAATCCGCGGATGGGCGCTGGCTGACATAGACGTTACCGCGTTCATTGCCACACGAAAACACTCCCGAGCCTTTCACACTATTTTTGCGGTCACGCACGGTGTCATTTACCAAGAGAAAAAGGGGATTCTTTCGTCCACTATCATCGTGTGCGTATACCATATCAAACGGTTTAATCGTTTCCCATGTTCCGGCGATTTTGTATTTCTGTATAGAACCAGACGATGCGGGACAGCCTATTACGCCGATATTTTTGTTTACTGGTTCTGTTTGGAACCAGTTCAACGGATTCGCAGAGGGGGAGGGCGGTGCGTGCCATATTTGAAAAATACCGTCCTTGGTGATGTATCCGTATTTTGATACGCCGGCTGTATCAATCACTTCTACCCATTTTTGGCGGCTATTTTTATCGGCTGTATCTATCAACTTCATAATATTATCGGACCTTTCAATATGGTCTCGCTCTTGTTGTCCGTGTTCTGCGTTTTGCTTTGCGATATTATTTACAAACTGTGTTTTATCGGAACCGCCGGGGCCGCCACCACCGCCACCGCCACTTATACCGGTGGATGAATTCGCGGGTGTAGGCGCGGTGCCAATCCCCTCTTTCAGTGAAACACTATCAATCAACCCCTGTATCATATTTTGGAATTTCGTGCCGAGACTCAATGACTCATTTGCGTCGTTGCCGCCGCCACTGCTGCTGCTGCCGCCGCTTACGCTCGCGTCGTTGCCACCCGTGAGCAATGGACCCGACGGCAAATCCTTCATCATCACGTCTCGTGTTCCACTTGAGTTTTGTACGTGTCCCGACCGAACACTCGCATTTTTCACTAAATCATTTGAGTTTTGATGAAACATTTATGTATATATAACAATCTATGTGTTACTACTATATATACCAACGAATAAAATTACCGGTGGGTAATTACCTACCGATAATTACTCCCCGTCCATTCCTTCCTGTATCCCCTTCATTCCCGCGTTAAACTCCACGAAAAAGGATTTAAAGGATGCGTAAAAGAAAATGATGATTAATAGAAGGAAGGTCACGCCTACCCACCATAACTGCCCGGTCCAGAATTCGGGGTCAGATAAATAGCGTATCACCATCAATATATTTCCCTTCATATCCCAGCCAAATGATGAGAGAATGAATACGATGACCACAATCGTGATAACCCACCAGTTCGTCCACCAACCAAATGGGATATAATCTTTTAGACTATATATCTGTTCTATTATTGGCATTTTGGATGTATATGACGCATATCCGATAATAATACATATTGCGAGAACGATGTAAAAGACGAACCGGTATTTTCTTGCGCGGAGGGTCCTCTGTTCGTTAATTTCCGAATACACATTATTCATCTCTTTGCGTTTATCTGCCAACGCATAATCCCGCGATATATCAGCTACATTCGTGTTCATATAATCATTGATTCTAGTGATGAGTTCATTGGAATCGGTTGACACAGCATTAAGTTCTTTCAAGCCGATGTTGATACCCACTCCCGATGCTGTGGCGATTTCTTCAACGAGAGAATTGACGCGTAATTGTAGGTCGTATAATCTGGATGCTTTTGCGATATTCTCTGTTTCCTTTCCTGGGACCGCCGTTATTCCTAATTTTGTATAAACGCCGTTAGTATCGCCGCCGCTGGTTCTCCCCACCATACTCACATATCCGGTGGATTTCGTATTGTAGGACACATCTGTGCCGGCGGCATCCCACATCAATCCATAACAGTGGTTATCCCATTCGGGGCGCCCGATGTTCGTCCCGGCCATTCCAGTATACACCACTGCCTTAAATAACCGTGGGTCGTTTGCTGCCATATTCCAGCACTTTTGTGAATTTAAATATTTGGTGGAACCGGCAGCTGGAACGACCTTACCGACATACTTCCAATAATCTTTGTAGTCTTCGCCGGGACTAACAACGAGTGGTGTCGGTGTAGAGGACATTACGTTTATACCAGCATCGTTAAAGGTATATTTCTTATTAGTACCACTACTGCTGCCAGCACCACCGCTGCCAGCACCACCGCTGTCAGTAGAATCCAGCGCCGCTTTATATTTCTCCGTTATTTCATTATAGTCCTTAGTGATCGTTTTCAACTCGGCCATCTTTGCGAGTAATTGCGAATTACTCATTCTGGATACTCTGGATACTTTGTATTGTATGTTCTGATACATATAACATAGAATACAATCCGACGCGCAGCGCAGTATACAGCGACGGCCCGTATACATATGAAATTATTACGTCATTTATGCCACAGTATACACCGTATCAATATCGTTACGCGTAATATCCACATCCAAATTATACGTGTATGAAAAATAGTAATAGACTGCGAAAATAACAATAAGTGACATTATCACGACACCCAGTAAAGAGACCCCACCACCGTCGCTATTACCGCCGCTGCCACCACCACCACCACCGCCGTCGCCGCCCCCCGGCGATACAAAGAGAAACGCAAACTTAAATATCATCAATATTGCGACGAGGATGATGAAGCACCAAAACACGTAGACGGCCGGATAATAATAATCCCCCAATAGATTCTTAATTTGAGCTAAAATATCATCGTCAAGCGACGCCCACTTTTCCGCGAACGTCTTATCTCGTTGTATAATCGTTGTATGGGCCACATTATTCAGAATATTCTGGTTTTCCCTCTTAATTTCGGCGACAGTATCGTCTATTTTTTTCTTAATCTCCGCCAATTTGGAATTAATGGATGGCGCTACACTGGCGCGAAAGCACTCGCTGCCCTCTTTCATCGGCGTGTCGGCCGCGGTCGGTATCGCATTATACTGATTCGCGGTGAGTGACAGGGGTTCGCCTACAACAGCTGTAAGACACGATGAATGTCGCTTGTCGGGCCATATCCCCTTTTCGTATACGTGTTTCTTGCCCTCTGCGTCCACCCATGCATACACATCTTCTGATGAACTCACACCGGGCAGTTTCACATTTCGCGTGGTTATACACGGGCCATAATTCGCCATATCATAACTCTCTAAATCCGAAAATTTGCTAAATCCGCCCCCGGGACTACCTCCGCTGATATCTACAAACGAGCCGGTCTTTATTTTAAAGGGATTGGCCTTGTCATCGCTGGGGAGCGCTTCGTCACGTGTAATCGTGGGGCACGTCTTATCGTCGTATAACATAACCGATGACACATCCTTATAGCGATGGGTGTGCCCGAACGAATTCACGAAATAAAAAGCGGCGGTCGCATCAGTGCCTGAATACGAAACATCGCGGACGATTTTGTTTAAATACTGACTGTTCGTCTGAAGAAACCGAGAACGCGTAAGAAGGTCGTCGGTATACAGCCGATACTGGGTAGTATATTCCGTGGTAAGTTCGCTTAATCTCTTCTCTAGGTCAAGCAGTCGCTGCCCCTTCCCTGCGCTGGTTGTCCCGGTAGTCGTTGTTCTGACGGTCGCCGGGTCGTTTGTCAATCCTTCCTTATATGAAACGACCCCACCCAGCTTCTGAACGCCCTCCGTAAATGGTTGAATTGGATTCTTGTCTCTATCATATCGCGAATAATTCACGAGGTCGCCTTGGAGTAAATTCAAGTTCATTGACGTTCCGGTAAGCATCCCTTCTTGTTTCTGTTTTTCAGTATTGGTTTCCTTCGCGAAATCAGTCATCAATGCGGCCATTGTCTTATCCAATCCTTCGTCATTTTCTACGGTGAGGCCTTCTTTTGGACCCTTCTTATTATCAAAATTATCAAGAGAAAAGGGTGTCGCGTTTGGAAATAAAACTTGATGTCCAGGTTCCGTATCCGTTCCCGTTCCCTGACCCCGATATGACGACGACATTCTGTATGTTATATATAACTAATATTATAACATACAACCGCGCCCGCCCGCCCGTACTACCGCCGTGATAATGAATACGGATTACTGGTAAATAGATTACCAACACGCGAGCGACCACTGCTTCCCAGCCCTAATCCACCAAACCGGCTAAATATACCCCCACTACCTGTGCCGAAGCGATTAGATAACCATCCACTAACACCGCCAAACCCGAACCCGCCACCACCTCCGCTGTCACTACCACCACCGAACGAAAAGTATTTACCAACGAGTTGCGTGCTTACCAGAAAAACACCGACTAGTATCAGCATAATATTCAGAAATTTCTCGCGGTAGAGCTGGTTCTCTCGGTGTGCGATTTCTTCTATTGTCATCTTAATACCCCGGCGCTTTTCATAATCTGCTGAAGTATTCAATGATGTGGATGCGGTCGTTGATGGTATTGCGTTGACGGTTTCGGCGATTTTTTCTTGTAATAACTCGTTCAAATTTTGTAAACCGTGTATCCCTTTAAACGCCGCAGGATTTGTAAAATTGGCTTGTCGGGGTGGCACGGTATTAAAATTGGAATTGGCGGTGTCATACACCCCCTTCATTATCGCATTCATCATACCGTTGTAGGATGCGTCCACTCTTGGAGTCATTGTAGTAATAGAATAATAGCGGTTTGTTGGCGCGGTAGCACCATCTCCTGTCAATAATAACGTAGTTGGTTGGTTTCGTAAATGAAATGATGGGTGGTGTTTTATGGTTTCAGTGGTAGTGGTAGTGCCACGGTATTGTTCTGTAAATTCACGATGTAATCTATCCAAGAGGTTAGCCGCGGTACATACATCATTTGTGGTATCTGTAGAAGTTATACCCGCACTAGTCGTTCCATCCAGTCTAAATGTTGTTCCCGTAGCACACGTCATTTTTAATACTCAAACGATTATATAACAGTTATATAATCGTGATAAAAAATAATGTCTCCGCGGCTTCCGCGACTTCGTTACTCCACGGCTTTCGCGACTTCGTTACTCCACGGCTTTCGCCGTTCCGCGACTTCGTTGCTCCGCTTCGCTACGCTAATTAGTCACACAATACCTATAATATGTGCTCGTCACCGACGTCTTGCTTGACCTGGTTATTTTACATATTTGCCCGGGACGCAGTCCAATCGCAAGCGCAACCGGGTCGTATCGCGAAATACTCGGCATCTGCTTCGTGTCTATTATATTATATTTCTTAAGCACCTGCTCGTGTTCCGCCTCATTTAATACGACGTGTTCGGGAACATACTGATGCTCCAGTAGATTGAACTGGAGCCGGTCAAGAGAATGAATCACGATGAAAATCCGGTCCTTCTCCCAAATCTCGTTGAGAATATTGATGACGGTGTCATTGACTTCCTGTTTCATAACGATAATAAGTGTATCTGTGGGTTGAAGCGCCTGCTCTAAATAGAAGAGGTCGTCAATCATATGGTTGATATTCTCTCGGCGCAGTGTTTTGGCTAAATAATACTTGACATATACCTTGCGCGTAGGATGGACGTCTTTTTCAGTAGTAAGGAGCATATCCAGTTGGTTATTCGCATACATTGTCTGAACTTCCGCAACACCATAATCGGTATAGTTGGAAACATCCATTCCTTGGCGTGCGAGCAATTGAAGCAGAATATTGCGCGACTTGAATAATGTTGAAATCGTTCCACTGCTGACGTGTGCGGTTGCCATAATAGTAATGAATGAACGAATGAATGAACGAGTGAATGAACGAGTGAACGAGTGAACGAGTGAACGAGTGAACGAATGAATCTACTATATAATAATAACAAATCTTTATTATTCAATTTTTATATCTTTATTGATAATGTCTTAACGCCTTCCGCGTTAGGCGCAGGTCCGCCTCCGCCTCCTGTCTGTGCGGGTGCCTGTGCCGCGCCCCCACCTCCTGGCAGCTGTTGCGACTGTTGTAATAGCGCACCGCCGGTCTGCTGTTGTTGTTGTATCGGCATCATTCCAGCCATTGGCATTGTGGCGACAACTGGAATATTCATAGTAGGTAGGCCGAAGCCGCCACCGAGGCCACCACCGAGGCCGCCGCCACCACCGCCCGTCATTAATCCGCGACTCGCAGCCCCCGCAGCCGCCGCGGCTCCATATCGTGAACTCAAATAACTCTCAAGAACTCCTGTCGGGATTTGAGGAATGAACTTATTTGAACTTCTGCGGCCGCTGACGTCGCCACCCTCTTGAAATATGGATGTATAACCTGGTGAACTCGGCGTTCGCGGCGTAGACTCTCCTCCGCTTTCTGGGATATTCTCGTCATTGTCGCCATATTTATCAAGCATCTTCGCATTAAATGACGCCACCGCACCGCGCACACGGTCAACGTCTTCTTCGGCACTTCCAGCCATTGGTGATGAAGCGGTATACCCGGGACTTTGCGGGACATAGTCCGCGTCTCCTTCCATCTCTCGGCGTATCGCATCGTATTTGACACGCTCATCCATCAAACGCGTCATTTGGACCTTCAGGCGTTCCTCTTCGGCAACATTCCCTTCACGCTTTGCGCGCCCGATTTCGTCAGATACGCGCGCAGTTTCTCTCGTATTCGTTTCAATATTACGCACATTTTCGGCCATCGCCACATTTTCGGTTTCTACGCGAGTTGTCATTTTGCGTCGCGCATATCGTTCCATCAGCGAAATAATAGCCATAACCCAGTTCAGAGGTTTACGTATCTTACGCAGTTCGTCCACCATATCACTGGGTGAAATAGGTGTATCATCGGGGTAGATAAGCATTTCGGATAGCCAGCCATCAGGGAACCGGGTGGGATAGTCGCCGATCCATTGACGGCCACTAATCGTCCATCTCTCGGTGGGTTCGCCATTTTTATCCAAAATGATGGACTCAAGAACAAGATCTTCACCGGTTACATCTGACATCGTAAATGACTTTCCGGCAGATGTGCTGGCTAATTCTCGCTTGCTCGTTTCTTTCAAAGCAAATTTCCAACCTAAATTACGAATACTTTGTCGTGTATCCACATCTAAATCACGAATAATTTCTTCGGGGTGTTCATCAGGGTCTTGGTCAAGGGTGTTCTTCCTTCCTTTAACAATATCCGATGCCAAGTATGTAGGTCGCGCGTTTTCTTCTTCTTCACTGCGGCTTGGTAAATAGACGCGACTGCCGGTCGTAGCCTCGGCCTCCGTCGTGGATCCGGCGCCGGCGGCGCCTTCTTCCGTTCGCACTATATTGCGCGGTTTCAGCCCAGCCGCCAATCGGTTTCTCTCAATGATATCATCCACGCCCATTGCGCCCCGACCATCCCGGATAACCTTATACACATTATTGGAATACGACATACTCGGAAGCTGGTCAATATTTGCCTCGGTGATAATACGCATTTGAACGTTCATAACAAGCAACTCCTGAATGAGGAGTTTAAGGCAGTAAGGTATACGCACAATACTAAATGAACGCCCGAATTTCGTCATATGAACGACGCTAGCGCCAGTCGCACCCGCACCACCGTCGGCGCCGCCCTCCGCCGCCGCCGCATCCGTCAAGCTCCCCGAATACTTAATCGGCCCGTCCACCATCGGGCTCATAAAAAGGTTCTGATTTGGATTGTAAATCGCAATCATCCCCGACTTATTACAAACGGCCATATGATATTCATCACCGCGGACCATTAGCGATTCGTTCAGGAAGTGCGCTGCGCCGTGTCCCAATATACCATCGCGCTCCATTTCACCTACACGAAGACCGCCATCATTTGCGCGACCTTGGACGGTCTGGCGCGTGAGTTGCGTCCGTGGGCCCTGTGAACGGTAATTGATTTTATCCTTCACCATTTGCTTCAATCGCATATAATACGTTGGTCCAATATAAATATCGCTCTTGATTTGTTCTCCCGTCATTCCATTGTATAACACCTCTGTTCCCGATGAATGATATCCGTATCCGGACAAAACCGACCCAAACGATTCGTGTTTCGTCCCATTGTTCGTATATGCGGTACAATTGCCGAATCCACCGTGAAGCACACACGCCTTCCCCATCAACGACTCAATGAGCTGTCCTATCGTCATACGTGTTGGAATTGCGTGAGGGTTAATAATAATATCGGGGCGAATACCGTCTTTTGTAAACGGCATATCCTTCTCCGGAATAATCAGGCCAACCGTTCCTTTCTGACCGCAACGAGAGCAGAACTTATCGCCAATGGCCGGAAGTCGTTCCTCGCGAATACGCACTTTCCCGATACGAAACCCGGTCTCGCCTTCCGTCATAAATGCTTTATCTACGAACCCGAGTTGCCCCTTCTTCGGCATAACAGACATATCGCGCATTTGCCCGCCGTCATTTTGGACGCTCACCGACCCAATACCTATGACTACTTTCTTATCATCCATCTCGGTGTTTTCGCGAATGAGGCCGTTGTCATCTAGATAACTGTAGTCATATCCAGGTTTGATACCGATTGCGCCTTCCTTCTGGATATTCGCGAACCGGGTATCGCGCTGGGCGCCACGGACACTGCTGCTTTCCTCGCGGGATTCATACATGTTATAATACGTAATGCGAAACATTCCGCGCTTGATACTCGCCTCATTGAAAAGAATAGAGTCTTCCACATTGTATCCATTAAATGACATAATAGCCACGATGGCGTTGAATCCGCACGGGTGTTCTTCTTTATTGATGAGGTCCAGATACCGGCTCTTCACAATAGGGATTTCACCATTATTGATGACAACTCCCATTTTATCAATCCGCACCTGATAATTGCTATGGTAGACTGACGCAGCTTGTTTCGCTTGTCCGCATCCAAACACATTACGCGCGACTGGATTATTTTCTGGAAAACATATTTGGTTTCCCATAACACCCATTACTAGAGAAGGATGAATTTCAACATGGGTGTATTGTTTTCCGTCGCTGGAAAGGACGCGTCTGCGTGACTGACTACGATGACGGCTGCTGCGTTTGCGACGACCACGCCTTTCTTTATTCTCGCCGCCGCCCTCGCCGCCGCCCTCGCCGCCACTGCCCTCGCCGCCGCTGTCGCTGCTGTCGCTCCCGCTTTCTCTTCCAGCCTTCGCCTTTTCTACGTCATCTGGCTTCACAGGCCTCTCAAACTTATGACTCATTGAAATCAACGTGGACTCTGTCTCCGACGTATCAATATACTCAATAATTGCCTGAGTTGCCCTCAAACGCCGAAAATCCTCAATGGTATTCACGCGCGCAACATCTTCGCTGACTTTCTGTTTGGCCGATAACGCCGATGTATCGTGCGCGCGACCGTAAAGCTCGTCAATCGTATAATAATTACAGTGCGATGCCTGAAATGTAGGGTCTGATTTCACGGTAAATCCCGTCGTCATTTGCGCCCAAGACGCCTTCCCGCCACGTATCATTTCCAGGATTTCGTCTTTATCATAACTAGGTCGCCCAGTATTCTCGTCAATATAGAAAATAGGGCGACACAAACGACCCGCGTCCGTGTATATATGGATTTCATTGTTTTTGATATCCCACTGACAACTCACATAAATTGGGATAAGCGCATTGCGTCGGTGAAGGCGAATAAGGCGCGTCGTTTCTTCGGGTCGCGTCACTGCGCCAACCCACGTCCCGTTTACGAAGACCTTCGTAGTATAATGAAGGAACATTCGTGTACACTCCTCTAGCAATTGCATCTTGACAACTTCGCGCAACCACAGTGTCATCGGATACGCCGAGCAATGATTTGTTATGCGTGCGCCAAATGCGAGGTGTTTATGAAACCCAATATTCGCACCATCCGGTGAATCCACGGGGTCAATCATCCCCCACTGCGACCCGTGAAGCATACGCGGCGCAACAACTTTCGCGCTGCTATCCATCGGCAGGTTAATTTTACGCAGGTGTGAGAGAAACGAATTATATGACAATCGGTTCAGGTCTTGGATGACCCCTATGCGTTTTGTATGTTCGGTCGCGCCCCAGTTCCCTTTAAATGCTTTTTTGAACCCGTTCTCTACGATGCGTTCGCGGAAGAATTCCTGGTAGTTCATTTGGACGAGGCCAATGAAATTCTTCTCGTATTTCTTGGGGTCTTTGAAATACTCGCGGTCCATCGCGAGGCGGATATGCTGTTGTTGAAGCGCGTAATATTCCTTGAAGAGATCGTAGATTAGAGCCCCGCTTAACTCAACGCGCTTGAATTTGAAACTGTCGCGGTCGGTGGGTGGGTCTATTTTGAGAGATACGCGGAGTAATTTGTATACCATATGTCCAAGGAAATATGCCTTTTGAATGTAATTTGTTTCCCCGACTTGGGGGAGGAAGTAGTTCATTAAAATATCGTGGACTTGCGGGATGGTCTTTGACTTGGTGAGGGTCGCGATGAATTTAATAGCGCCTTCCTGTGTGAAGATTTTATTCGCGTCGTGAATAGAGGGAATGAAATGGTCCAGTAGTTCCGCGTGTTCGTCAAGGTCCAGGAGACAATATTCTAGAATATCCCGGTCGGATAGGACGCCGAGGGCGCGCATAACGATGAACAGCGGAACGGGGGAACGCACATTGGGGATATTAACGACGATTTGTTTGTTTGTTAAAAGGGTGGTGGGCGCGACAATACGCACGGAGAGAGTTCTCTCGGGTTTTGAAGCATCCTCGCTGACCGTGCGGATATCGGCTGCGTGTGTGTATACATTGTCTTCATTGTTTTCGCGGATATAAAGCATATTATCCGCAAATTTCTCCTGGGAGATAATCGTCTTTTCCTTGCCGTCGATGATGAAATACCCGCCGTAGTCATTTTTACACTCGCCCATATAAAACCTGGCTTTGGGTTCTAGACCGTGGAGAATACAGTGGTTGGATTGTATCATAATGGGGAAGCGTCCGAGGAGAATTCTCTCAAGCGTGGCAGTCGTAACCTCTACGCGGGTGCCACTGCCGCCGCCGCCCTCCGTATCCGGAACCGCTATCTTAAATACAACATCTATATCATAATGAATTGTGGTGCCGTATGTCATATTACGCAGCCTCGCCTCATTTGGAAACATGTAATGTTCGCGGTCGTCATCGTAGATAATCGGTTTTCCGAAATAGACTTTGTCGCCGTTTTTTCCACCTAAATATAATTCACAGCGGAGATTGAACTCCTGCGTGTCTGGGTCCTGCTCCTTTTGAAGGATGATTGGATTTCTCTCGCGGAATATCTTGAAAATACCCTTGCCGAAGAAATCATTATACGAATCAATATGATGACGCACCATCATTTGCGGGTCATCTTCAAATAGACGCTGAATGACTTTCCACGGAAGTTCAGGGTCCGAATCCATAGTATGTATATATTGTTGTTATTATATACCTACAATTTCATTATAAATAGTGTTTATGTCCGCTTTCGCGGCGCGCTGCCGCTGCCGTCGCCGTCGCCCTAAAACCGCATTCCACCAAATGCGTCATTATTCGGTGCGATAATGATTGGCACACTCGCCTCATTTATCTTTTTCGTGTTGCGGATTTCGGCTGCGCCAAATAATATGAGCGCAAGCAGTAAAATGTAAGGGAACAGAAGGATAAACCACGCGAAATTGGCATAACCGCGTGAACAGATGAAGTCTAATACCCATGTCCAAAACACGAGGAATAATATTTCCACAATGAAAATAGTGGATGTATTCGCGACATTACAACTGACATTCCCGAAACAATAATGATGTGTGTTTTCCAAGTTGTCAAATAACATCCCGAACAGAGAAACCACCGAAATGATGAAAAAAATGAGGGCGGGGGTGCATAATGACCGCACTCTGTTGAGAATACCGTCCATAGAATTGAATAATGGAATAATGGAATAATGGAATAATGGAATGGAATGTATATATTAGTATTTTACAAAAAAATAATAATACGGCTACGGCTACGCGACTTCGTTGCTCCACCGCTACGGCTACGGCTACGCGACTTCGTTGCTCCACCGCTACGGCTACGGCTACGCGACTTCGTTGCTCCACCGCTACGGCTACGGCTACGCTACGCGACTTCGTTGCTCCACCGCTACGGCTACGGCTACGCTACGCGACTTCGTTGCTCCACCGCGACGCGACTACGCTAACTGGGCTGCCTGTCCTATGGGTTGAATTGTCGGGTCAGATGTTCGGAATGCGGTGGACGCACCTTGTATTGAATTCATCGTGCTTGCGGGCATTTCAGCAAGACCGCGGAGTCCTGGATTCACGACTTCGGGTAAATATTGCGCCATTCCTCCGTGTTGTTCTCCCACGAACCGGCGGTGACGACGTCCTCGGCCTTTCCTATGCTTTTTGGTTCCACCAAACTGGCCTCGTTCAACGAGGTGGTTGCTGCTTTGCGGCGGCGCCATTGTTGCTGTATTCAGCGAGTAATGATTTCCGTTAATGGCTGTCGGAACGCCTCCTGCGCCCGCAGTTTGTGTATGATGAACATCACTGGGCGCCCAAGGCCAGCCACCGGTCACGCTACCTCCACCCGACTGACACCCTTTCTGATGCCATTTATTGTGTTTTTTTTGTCTGCGTGAAGTGCGCCCGCCTTTACATTGGCGGCGTTTACTGGACGACGACGACGACGACGACGATTTACGGCCACGGCGCCGTGATTGAATCTTTCTACTTGCCATTTACTACTATACTATGAATAGAAAAATAGTCGGCCACGTATTTGGCGACGTAGGGTTACTAAATAATATCCACGTGGGTAAGCATATGACGACGGCAACACATCTTCGTAAGACCCAGAGAGTCCATAACCTCGCCTTCCGGCGTCTTTTCAATATATTCCGCAGTGAGGTAGATAACCTTGTCAACATCCAAATTCCGGGAAAGCTTGATTTTACGCACTTCGGCTAAATAATACCGGTATTTATCGGCGAGGACCTTGCCGCAGGTGAAGCATTTGACGGGGATAATCATTGGATTCAGGAATGTGTGTGAACGATGTATTGATATATATATTGTTTTTATATATCAATTTTACTGAAAGAGCGACATAATCTTTTGAAGTTGTGCCTGGTTTTGTAATGGGTTGAGAGGGCGTTTTTTGGATTTGGGCGTTCGTGATGGTGATTGTGATTTGATTTGATACCCTCCACGCTGCTGCTGCTGTTGCTGTTGCTGCGATTGTTGTCCGGATGTATTCATTATTATTTTTATTATTTTTGTGTTGGTATTGGTTTTATTATACAATACCAAGACAAAAATATTGTGCGTCTACCCCCGAACCGCACCTTGTTTCATACATCCGCGTCCACCAACACATTCTCCTAAATAATAATAGTATGCGATATCCCGCTCATTGTTATTGGCGTCTTTCATATCAAAGGGTCGCTTCGCATCCCCCGCCACGCATTTTCCGGGGATTTTCGCGCCATCCGATCTACCACTGGGGTCTGCTACATTGGCTTCCGCCGTATTCATAACGACCACGGGGTCATTATCGCCTTCAAAGCCGGTGTATTTCGTCCATCCACAGCAGCATTTTGTCCCACACATTTGGCGCGTGGTGATGGAATTACAAGCGCGCTCTAATTCTTCCGGGGATTTCTGATGCATCACGCAGAATGAATCGCTACACTTGGTGTGGATTTTCTCTAATTCCTTTTCCGTATACGCGGTCCCGAATGCCTCCCGCAATTCATTTTGCATACTTATTGCGGGGACGGTCCACGGGACATCGGTGGGGAGGGTGCGACCCGTATTGCCGACAATACCGGTATTTGGTTCAATATTGACAGTTCGTTGGACGATTCCGGATTCGGCGACTCCGCCTCCGGCTCTGGCTCCGCTACCGCTACTAGCTAAATCGATATAAATTATCCCCCCCAATAAAATCATCACCACGACCAGAATCGCGCCTATATTCTTAAAAAACGACTCGCCTAAACTGGTTCCTTTAAATGCCGTGACGCCACTCTCCGCGGTCGTAGAGAAGAACCCGCCGACACTACTCGCACTGGAGGAACCCGCGTCTTTGATTGCCGTGAGCGCGTTTGATACTCGGTCCATTGATTGATTGATTGATTGACGCGTACGTTGAACCCAATTACATTACGTATAGATAATAAGGCGGTCACGATGCCGTTGTCTCCTTAGGTTTCGCCTTCGCCACAATCCGCACACCCTTCCCCGTCTTCACTTTCACGTGTTCCACCCCCGTCGTATGAATCTCTCGGTGACAGTCCTCGCAAACCGACGCCAAGTTCGCCGGATGGTTTTTATGGATATGACCGATGAAGTTGTCCGCATCCGCGCTCTCCTGATGCTGGAGATGGTGGACTTCTGTCCCGCGTGCTTTATCGCACAGTTCGCAGAGTCGCCGCAACTTCGCCGCATTATACCGCGACGGAACAGCGTCATCTAAAATACTCGCAGTCGGTGTTTTCGTGCTCACCCCGCGATACTTGACGCGAATCGTGTTCGCATTCTCCAAGAAATCATCGGGGAGATGAAGTGAGCGACATACCTCTAGTCCATACATACTTTCGCCCGCGCCGTCCTGGAGTTTCCTGTCGTATACCAAGGTGTCGCGTGACTTATCATAAAATACGCGCATATGTGCGAGCCGGATGCGCGGGGCCATCTCTCGGATCTCCGAATACGCCGCGATTTCGTGGAGATGCGTGGCGAAAATAAACGACGCCCCCGCGCGATAAAGATGCTGTAACCCCGCTACGAAAATACTAATCGCCGAGTCCATTTCGGTTCCGGAGCATAATTCGTCGCCTAGCACGAGGGTATTCGCGTCAGCCATTCGCAGAATAACACGAAGCTCCGACATTTCAACGACAAATGTAGACAACCCCTTAAATAAATTATCATTGCCGAGAATACGTGTCATTATGGCGCGGTAAGGCCGGTATACGAACCCGCTGGCCGGGACATAAAATCCCGCTTGAGCCATAATGACGGCCACACCGATTGCGCGGATGAGGCTCGTTTTGCCCACGGCGTTTGTCCCGTAGAGAAGCACCCCGTCTCCTCCGAGAGAAACGTCATTGGTGACATAACATTCATCTTCATTGATTCTCTCAATAAGGCAATGACGAAGACCGGTTGCGCGGACAAATGACGCGCCGGCGTCGGCGTCAGCGTCAGCGTCGTCGTTTTCTATCGTGGGTCTACAATACCTATACTTTCGCGCAACGTGGCACCTATTCTGTATCATATCCACAGCGCTTACAAATGCGATCATATTCTCAAAATCGTGGTAGTATTCGTGTAATGACCCGATGAACTGGTTATACAATATTGCGACCATATCGGATATTTTCACACGCAGGGATACGACTGCGGCGCACAATTCGTAGATTTGCTGGCTATGGATTGTATTGTTGCTACCGGATGCGGCGGGACACGTTATTCCCGATGTATCAAACGCAAATACACGGTCACCGCCACTGCCGCCACTGCCGCCACTGCCGCCGTCCGGTATGTTTATCATAATAACCTTCCCGCCCGCCGTCGCAGGCAGTTTCTTAATCCGGTCTTCTAGGATTTTCGTCCGGCGTTTGGTGGCCTGAAGCGAAATCCCCATTTTATCGGTCTCGTGGATTTTGACATAGTCCGGGTCATTACCGATGGACGACCCATTGCCCCACCCGCCCATCGGCCGTTCGCCCGCTTGTATCAACTCATTTAGAATCCGTTGGACTTCGCCGAGAGATTTATGGGTCATCCGATACTCATCGGTGAGTTTATCCAATTCAGGAGATATACCGCGTTGAATAATGTTGGTTTCAAACAAGGTGTCCGTAATATCGCGGCAGAGGTCAATATTCAATGTCTTTTCAAACATATCAAGCAAGAGTGTGCTTTTTCCCACCACGTCGTTTCTAATCTGAATTCTCTCAGAGAGATACTGTGAAACCGCCGAATCAGAATAACACGCCGTATATAATTCGCGGATATGGCGCAGATTATGGAATAAACAATACACGTGATAAGGCGTAATCTTACGTAGAATAATTTGCCTGTGTATTTTCTCAATATCTTTCATATTCATCAATCTCTCACGGAGTGACGCGGTATCCAGGCGAATGCCCTCCCCCGCCGTGCCGAGAGAAAGTATATGCGCGGTTATCGCATAATCTTGTTCCAGGTTTTCAGCGCAGAAGGTAGGGTGTAGAAGCGTATACTTGTGCGCCCGATGTCCCATAGGCGTAACGGTATGGTCTAATAACGACAACACTGAACTCAAGCGCGCACTCACACCGCCACCGCCACCGCCACCGCCGCCTCCTCCTCCCGCATTTCCGTCATCTATTATATTGAGCTGTCGTAGCGAATGATTTGCGAGGATTAATCTCTCGGACATATTCTCAAAGACGGGCTCTTGAATCTTGGAAACCAAGTTCGGATTGTGTTCGTAGATGAAGTTCAGGAGATAAACAAGAGATTGCGTCGCAATAGAATAGTTCATAAATGATTGTTCGAGAGATTTCGCACGGCCATCGGGAAAAAAGGTCGCAAGAACCTCCATTTGATATACTTGCTTGGCGCATCTCTCGGCTTTCGCCGTCCCAGTCCCCGTCGCCGCCCCCGTCGCTACGCGATGAATAACCTTCGCCTGTATATTTGTATAATGAATAACGTCTTCTACTTCTCTCGCCGAGAGATTAGAGATGAGTATAACCTCCGATGGATTATACGACGCAATAAATCTCTCAACCTCATCATATGTGGTCGGGTTATGTGTGTCATTATTCTCGGTTTCAAATATGGTTGTGCGACCAGTATAAATATCAACATTTGTCATTCCCAATACCGCGGTCGCGGTCGATGTCGCCGCGACCTTCCGAGAGATTTTATCAATCCAGATACATACAATATTATTAGACAGCGCAGCACCGGCACCCCCAGGCGCCATATCCGTAGAAAAGAATGTCCCCGGCGAATAAATCCCTTGAAGAACGCGCACCGGCGGGATTTTTATGCCATCTTGGACATAGACCACCGCAGTATACCCAGCCTCCTGTAATTTCTTCAAATACTTATCCAGACCATAATCGCGAAACCCTGCCATAACGAATCCGGGCGTCTTATTCGCCTTCGCAAGTTCGCAAATCGCGCAGAAATCGTCTATACGGCTCCCCGTGGCCACGTCCGGAGTAATTATTTGTCCGTAGACCTCAAAAAACGCGCCGACTTGAAGGAGGACGACCGTATTCGCGCCATATTCCGCGGTATATTTCTCCGTAAGGGCAAAATACTCTTTAATAAGCGCCATCGTCTGTGTGTATGTTGGATTTTTTATTAAAGAATGAAAGAAAGAATGAAATTCTTCACTCGCTGTGTATATATATCGCGCTATACCTTTATTATATATTCATCACCCGCGTAATCACCGCACGACATACCGGGCATTCATTTTTTGAGAATTGCGAATAACACTCCGAGCAACAAACCGCGTGATTACACGGCGAGAACCGCGCATTGATGCGATAACGAGCACACATTATACACTGATGTTCATCGTCGTAGTCGTCGTCGTCATTGGTTTCTTCGGGTGCGGGAAGATGCGCGGTAGAAAGAAGCGATGCTTGCGGTGGCGGCAGCACAATAATCCCCGGATCCATCGTAATCCGCGTATAAAACCCGAGATAGCCCGCGCGGGCGTATTCATTATCGCAGATACGCGTCTGCGAACCCGCGGCATCATTTCGCGTGAGAACTACGCTTCCATTTTCAGTTCGCGAGAGATTAAAGACCACGTTCGGACCAATATTCGCGTCAGGAAGTGTAACAATTTGATTCGCGAGAATCCGGTCGTCGGAACTGTAGACATCGGGGGACGTGTTTCGCGAGACATAAGATTTTTTGATACTACGATGGCGGTCATAGACGAAATCGCGATAGGCCCACGCCTGATATTCCCGTGATGGAAACCAATTTGCGCGGACTGCCGAGTCTGTTATAAAAACCGAAATATCGGCGAGATCTATAATTGGCATTGTGACCCCATCGCGCTCCATTGTGTCGTGTGTCGCTTGCGTTATGTGTCCGTTTCCGCTAGTAAACAAATGCGCGCCGCCGCCACCACCGCCACCCTCCTCCGGGCACACAGCGTCCATCCGCGCAATATAGGTAGGTAAATAGGGGTCGTTATCAGGGCGATATACGATATATTTGCCGTTTGTATACGGCCTTTCACGATAGTAATGCGGACGTTCTTTATACCCTACATAGGCGGTGCGCATCGCGGGTATGATATACGAAACCGATGAAGTCCATTGTGGCGTGTGCGTGTAGCGAATACAAATATTCATTGCTGTTTTACACGCCTTCTACAATATTATTGTTTTAGGTTTATGTTGTTATTCCGAATACAGCATCCGCTGTTACAAGGGCTTAAAGCGCCCCCGATACATCTATGTATTGACATTGACACTGATATAACCCCACCAAATGAACTCACTTAACAACCACAATATTCATACGGTGACTCTGGATGTTCGTATTTCGTGTGATACATTTTGGAACTACAAGTTTAACATACCGATACGCATCAGCGATTATTATGATAAAAACATTCGGAATATAAATAATGGGCGCGACGACGACGACGACGACGACGCGACGGATACGTGTCGTATTGGAAATATTGGGCGTCGCGACCCATTGTTTTGTCGTCTAGAGGATTATTTAGTAAATTATGTCATTCAACATATTTATGATGACCTTATAGCGTCACGTCAACATAGGGACATTCCTATTTTATTGAAGAAGGCGCGTAAGTTTCATATTCACGGGCGAACCCTGGAAGATTTGTTGTTTCCGGCGAGGTCAGGCAGTAGTGATACACACGCGATGCCGGAGAATATAGTGTATATATGTACACATTGCTAGCGTAGCGGCAGCGTAGCGAATGGAATCGCGAGCGGTCACGTTACTCTCCCCCGCCACCCGACATAAAATTGTGTAATAATACGTCATTATTCGTATTTTTGACATCCCCTGTTAAAATAGAGTCCTCATACATTCGTCGCAATACATCTGGAGGAGCATTTGAACCTATTTTAAGTAGGTGATGGTCGTATAAATATTTTCTTATTTCGCCGATAGTTTTCTGCTTTAATGCGAGATGTTGTGTCCGAATATGGTTCTGGTCCTTTTTATTCTTTAATAACACACCGACCACATCATCGTGTTTTCCGATACGATAGCTTTTCTTCTTTGTTTTGCGGATTTTCACGCGCATTCCAGTAATTGGATTTATGCTCTCGGATGCGGATGCGGCGGCGGCGGTGCCGGCGGCGACGGACGTGCTAGTTCCATCGCCGGTTGGAGGAGCCGGTTCCTCGGACGGAAATCCCAACATTTTTGTAGCCCATTCGCGAAATGTCGGCTTCTTCCCATTTTTAAGACAGCCGTGGGGGGGTTCTTCTTTGATAAAAATAGAGGGTAGATAGTCATCTGGGTTATTTGGGATATGTAATGGCAACTCGGACGCCGACACCGACGCCGACACCGACGCCGATGCCGTATCTGTAGACGGCGCCTGTTCAGATACATTAGCAATGGTATTATTATACATATCAGCCAATTCGGTTATGTTAGGGGGTGTCGCCACCGGCATCTGCGTGTGTGTCTGTGTCACTGTCACTTCGTGAGTCATCGGCATCGGCATCGGCATCGGCATCGGCATCGCCCCGAGTGAAATCATTGGAGGAGCCACTACCTGTGATTGAAATGGGTTGGCACACTGTTGAGGCATCTGAACGACTGGCAATCCAAGCAATCCGGTGTTTGTTATGATTTCGCCATTATGTAGAGTTTCGGCTACTTGATTTAACATTTTGGATTCGGGTGTTTTAGCCTCGGGCACCCCCGTTCCCGTAGATACATTTCCGCGTTGCTTCTGTGTTTGCTGTTGCTGCTGGCGGCGTTTCATCGCCAATTTACGAAGAAAATCAATAGACTGAGAGAATGTATTGTCATCTCCCACATTATTTGTATGAGAATTACCGTCTTGCGTGAGCGGTTGGCCGTGGTCGTGGTCGCGGTCGTGGTCGCCATCGCCGTGATGGTCGCGAGCCCGCTCTCTCGTTCTCTGGTGCTGTTTAATTCTCTCAAGCAATGTTTTTTTAAGCGTGCTAGGCTGGACGATGGAACTCGGCCGTATTTTACGTTCCCCTCTGCGTTTCGTCTGTCGTCTGGCACCGCCACCGCCGGCACCACCACCTCCGCTCCCCAGCAATGAATTGGCATTTATAACTATACTTTTTCTTTCACCGCTCATCGTGTAATATCTTATATATAACTTATAAGATACTACGAGTATTTATTTACAAATACAACGTCTTCATATATGGACCAGACCCGCGTTCCTTCCGGTCCTTCACTTCCGGATTTTCAATAAACAGCTTGAACCCATTCTCTAAATCCGCAAATGTCACTATTTTTTTCTCGGACACTGGAAGACAGAACACACGCCGACTATGCGCGATTTTCGTTTTCGTAAATAATGTTTCCATATCCCGACCATATGTCGTGAAATATTCCATTCGTGACGCAAACCACGACTCGGGGACTGTCTCTGTCGCGGTCGCTGTCTCTGTCGCTGTCGCGGTCGCGGTCGCCGCCGCAATCGTCCATCCATAATCCCGGACTTGTTTTTCATAAATGGATTTCAATTCGCCGGGTTTATATCCATCTAGTTTAAACCGCCACGTGAACCGCGAGTTCAATCCTTCATTCAACGCGAAAAAACAATCATTGAGCTCTTTTTCATATCCCGCAATAATCACCATCCAATTGTGCTTGTGTTCGCTCAATGCTTCGCATAGGGTATCCACGCACTCTTTCGCAAAACTGTCGCGTTTCTCGGAATTGCCGAGCGAATACGCCTCGTCGATGAAGAGGACCCCGCCAAGCGATGCTTTAATCATATCCTTCGTTTTGATTGCGGTTTGCCCTAAATACCCCGCAACCAGATCATTTCGGCTAACTTTTTTGAAGATTTTCTTGTTTAAAATCCCGAGGTTACTGAAAATCCGGCCAATAATTTTGGCGACTTCCGTCTTTCCGGACCCAGGAGGGCCATAGATAACAGTATGCATAAAATCGCCCTTGGTGGGGCTGCTGCCATTATCTTCGGGTGATTGACCCTTTTTCATATTTTCGGATATACGCTGATTTAATGTTTTAAAATCAAATAGCGAAGGTTGCGTCCCTGGATTCATAACTCCCGACGCCGACGCCGACGCCGACGCCGACGCCGTAAATGGCGACGCAAATGGATTAAATATATTATTTACATCGTTATATGGCTGTTGGGGGCGAAGCGCCTCTTCCGCCGCCGTAGTCGCCGCCGCCTTCGCCTTCGCCGCCGACGCCGTCTTCGTATTCTTATCCTCTGGAATATGAAGCTCCTGTAAATAATACAGAATCTGGTCAACAATCGTTTGCTTTATTGTATCCATTCCAATCATATTTGATAAATCTTGTAATGGTTCGCGTATCGCGTGAATCGCCGACATATTTATATTATATTTCTTGGTATCAGATAGGGGATATTTATCACACAATGCGATCAAGTCGTCTATATGTTTTATATTTTCACGAATTTCAATGATTTCGGGAACGACGACACACGGTGTGGCGAGTGGAACACCGTTGGGTTCTGTCATTTTATTCGGAAAAATAGGCGGCCATACGTTTGTTTGAATTGGCATAGATGAAAACAACGATAGCGCGTGTGCGTTAGACGGAATAAACGGCGTAAACGTCATATTCATAAATGGATTGGGTGCGACATGTGTGGGCACCGGCGCAGGCGTAAACTTATAAATCCCCGTATCATCTACAAACGAATAAGGCATCTTTGATTTATGAAAAAAATCGTGTAATTGTTGTTCCATAATTGATACTTGTTTTTCATTTTCATTGCGTTCCTTTTCGCATTTCTTAAGTGTATCTTGGCGTGACGGTGGTGCCGCCGGTGGTGCCGCCGGTGGAATGTTATTGTTCATATTGTTTATATTGTTCGGATGATACCATTTTCGTTTTTTACGGGGAGGAACGTTGTTATTATTACTATTACGATTGTTGTGCGTGTCGCTCATTTGTCAATAATTAACACGAGCGTCGGGTAATAGAATAACCTAATAAAGGTTTATATCCATTTCACGAGATATCATTTGAAAAGAACATAAAAATAAATTGAAAACACAATATAGTTTACCCCGATATATAACAATCAGGGTCAATTCATTTCATTCAATTCATTCAATTCATTATTGTTATTCCCGAAAATGCCAAAACTTATTCGCAAATCAAAGGCAACAACGACAGAGACCCCCCTTCCAGAAAATATAGCACCAGAACTCACCAAGGCCGAGACTGAAGACAATAACAATAACAATAACGACGACGAAACATTGTTTCAGACATATGAAAGAATGAACCCGCATTATGCGAATAACAACGACGCACCCAATGACGCAGAAGAATCGCTTCAAGACAAAATCCAAAGCCGTCTTGGAAGTTATATTGAAGAACCGTGGACGCTCATCGGTTCTTATTTTGAAGGCAAACATCTTGACCAACTTGTGCGCCATCAGATTGAATCATATAATGATATGGTGAACGTTCAATTGAAGCGAACCGTGGATATGTTTAATCCAGTCAAAATAACATCGGACCAAGATTATGACAGGGTGACACATAAATACCGCCTGGAAACAGAAGTTACATTCACGAATTTGTATCTGTCTCGCCCTCAAATACACGAAAATACAGGCGCGACAAAAATCTTATTCCCACAAGAAGCCCGACTTCGCAACTTCACATATGCGTCAATGATGACAGTGGATATGACCGTCAAATATATCGTGCGCGGAACGGGGGCGGACAGTGAACAAATAACAACGCATCACAAGGTGTTTCCAAAAATACAAATTGGGAAATTGCCGATTATGCTGAACTCGTGTATTTGCGTTCTTTCTCAACACAAGCATCTGGACCATAATGTCACCGGCGAATGCCCCTATGACGCTGGCGGGTATTTCATCATCAATGGAAGCGAAAAAACCGTGCTAGGACAAGAGCGCGCCGCCGAGAATAAAGTCCTCTGCTACAATGTATCCAAAAACAACAACAAGTGGCTTTACATCGCGGAAATCAAGTCCATCCCCGATTCCAAGTGTATTTCACCGAAACAAATCAATATGATGGTTATGACGAAGCAAAATGGGTTCGGACACCCCCTCGTCATCCAAATCCCGCGAATGAAGCAGCCGATTCCATTATTCGTCGTGTTTCGCGCGCTTGGAGTATTATCCGACCGTGAGATTTGTGAATACATCGTGCTTAATGTCGGTGGCGGCGGCGGCGGCAATGACGGCAACGATGGCGGCAACGATGGCGGCAGCGCAGAATTAACTGACCGTCTACTTAAAGCACTTCAAGCATCCATCATTGACGCCAATGGAATTATGACACAAGACGATGCTGTCCGGTACTTCATATCCCAGGTCATATTCACGCCTATCAATATGGATAGAGAAACCGGCGCGATGAAGAAGCGCGAGTTCGCACACGAAGTTCTTCACAATGACCTCTTCCCGCATTGTAATACCGCAAAACAGCGGTTATTCTTCCTCGGTTATATGGCGAACAAACTGCTCCGCGCCTTCTTTGAAATCAACAAACAGGATGACCGCGATTCGTATTTGAATAAGCGCGTTGACCTGACCGGCGCACTTCTGAATAACCTCTTCCGAAATTATTTCAACAAACTTGTCAAGGATATGTCAAAACAGGTTGTCCGCGAAATCAATACGGGGTCGTGGAGGTCGACGGATGATTACTTGAATATTATCAATGATACGAATATGTATAAGATTATTAAGTCTACTACCATTGAAAATGGATTGAAACGAGCGTTATCCACGGGTGATTTCGGTATTAAGAGTATGACAAGTACTAAGGTTGGTGTCGCGCAAGTGCTGAACCGGTTGACGTATTCGTCCAGTTTGAGCCACCTCCGCCGTATCAATACACCGATTGACAAAAGTGGAAAACTTATCCCTCCCCGTAAATTACATAATACGTCATGGGGATTCCTTTGTCCCGCGGAGACCCCAGAAGGCGGTAGTATCGGTGTCGTAAAGAATATCAGTTATCTGGGACACGTCACAATTCATAGTAATCCGGCGTCGCTTCACGCGTATATTGATGAATATATTGAGCGCGTGGAAACACTGACGCCGCGCGACACCTATCGTCAAGTGAAGGTGTTCGTCAACGGAATTTGGCTGGGAATTACGCGCGACCCACTCGGGTTGTATCGCGAGTTCAAGCTGATGAAATGGCGCGGGATTATCAATATATATACATCCGTGGTGTTTGACTACCCGAATGCGGAAATCCGGATTTGTAATGACGCGGGGCGGATGATGCGCCCACTGTTATTGGTGAATCAGGATACAAACGACCTCTTCATCACACGGGAAATAATAGAGAGGGTGGCTGCGAAAGATATTGGGTGGGATGACCTCCTGACGCATATCGCTTGCTCATCGTCGTCGTCGTCGGATGCGGGTGACGATGGCGCCGCCCCGAGCCACGCCGTCATTGAATATATTGACCCAGACGAGCAGGGGTTCAGTATGATTGCGATGCGCCCGAAGCATTTGTTTCGCAATGAGACGGACAGGGCGACAACCCCCTATATTTACCGGTATTCGCATTGCGAGATTCATCCGAGCACGATATTCGGGATTTTGGCGTCGTGTATTCCGTTCCCAGAGCACAACCAGGCGCCTAGGAACACTTACCAATGCGCAATGGGCAAGCAAGCCATCGGCATCTACGTCACGAATTACCAGCGCCGTATGGACAAGACCGCATATGTCCTCACCTACCCACACCGCCCCCTCGTGGATACCCGCCTCATGCAAATGATCCGACTCGCGGAAATCCCCTCCGGCGCCCCCCTTATCGTCGCAATTATGTCGCATACGGGCTACAATCAGGAAGACTCCGTGCTCGTAAATCAAGGCGCCATTGACCGCGGGATGTTCTCCGCCACGATTTATCATACGGAAAAGGACGAGGACAAGAAAATCAACGGCGACGAGGAAATCCGATGCCACCCCGACACATCCAAGACGAAGGGAATGAAGTTCGGAAATTACGACAAGTTGAACCAACGCGGTGTTATGCCAGTGAATACGTTTATTGAGAACCGCGATATTATTATGGGGAAGGTTATTCCCATCAAGGACAACCGGAACGACCCCACCAAAATAGTGAAATATGAAGACATCAGTCGCGTATACCACACATCCGAGGAGTGTTATGTAGACAAGAGTTACATTGACAGCAATGGCGAAGGATACTGCTTCTGTAAAGTCCGCGTCCGCGCATTCCGCAAACCGGTCATTGGTGATAAAGTGAGTAGCCGAATGGGGCAGAAGGGCACGATTGGCAATATCATTCCCGAGCGGGATATGCCCTTTACGAAAGACGGGATTCGCCCCGATATTATTATCAATCCTCACGCTATTCCATCCCGTATGACAATTGGGCAATTGAAGGAAACGCTCCTAGGGAAGGTGCTCGTGAACCTCGGTTTATTTGGCGATGGAACATCGTTCGGTGAATACGATATTAAGGATATTAGCAAGGAACTCCTGAAGGTCGGATTTGAAATGAATGGGAATGAGGTTCTTTATAATGGTTTTACCGGCGAACAAATCAAGTCGGATGTATTCATTGGGCCCGTGTTTTACCAGCGCCTCAAACATATGGTAAGCGACAAGCAGCATAGTCGCTCAATTGGACCGATGGTGAACTTTACGCACCAGCCAGCGGAGGGTCGTAGTCGCGATGGTGGGTTGCGATTTGGAGAGATGGAGCGTGATGCGATGGTGGGGCACGGCGCATCGCGCTTCACTAGGGGGCGGATGTATGACTGCTCGGATAAATACGAAGTCCACGTGTGTCGCAAGTGTGGTATTATTGCGTCGTATAATGATGAGCGAAGTATTCACTTCTGTAAAACATGCGACAATCGCGCGGATTTCGCGCTGGTCCAGATACCGTATGCGTGTAAGTTGCTGTTTCAGGAGCTGGCGACGATGAATGTGGCGCCGAGGATTATGACTTAATTGTCGTTCCAGTTTAATTGTCGCTCCAGTGCTCCGTCTCGCGTTGCTCGCCTCCGCACTTCCACTCCAATTCCTAGGACAATCGCCGTCAAGTTATGACGATTTATACGGTCGGAATACAATACAATATTTTTTATCTATTTGTTTATCTATAATATAATCTAATCAAATGAATTCGCACTCGTCGTCGTCGTCATTGTCGTCGTCGTCGTCATTGTCGTTTGCCACCACCGCCCCCGATGCCAAAATCGCCCCGATTGTCGTGGCCGGTGCCGTATTTGTCGGGAAGGCTGTAGCCGGCGGCGTTATTGGTGGCGCCGCTACGTGGGGTGTCAACCGCGTTCTTGACAATCGCTTCCCCGCAAGGCGCTGAAAATATACTTTAGCATTCGCACTTATAATATTATTTACTATTTTAATATTATATACATTTAATATTATATACATTCATTATAAATCCAATGAATATGACTTTAGGACTAGGAGGCGGTGTCAAGGGAATTTCCCCCCATCCTGTTTCAAATGGAACGCTGAAAGGCAGTTCAGAACTAGAAACGATTCGTTTTACTCTTCGTAAAGCGTGGAACGGGTCTGCTGCCAGTGAAAAGTGGGGCGGCCACGCGCCAGCAGCGACCCCCTTTCGCGTCGTGAATAACGCCGGCGACTATTTTTCCCGCCAAAATTATACATCGGGTGGCTCAAACCAGGTGACTAGCGTGAAACAAAGTATCGCTTCAGGATGGCGCGGTCTAGCGGGTGGTGTCCACGCCAACGCGGACAGCACTGGCGTCCCATCGGCCACTTGTAATACCAAATTCGTCTATGATGGCTCTGATTACACGCGTTTTCGCAAGCAGATGGCTATGAATCGTAATTACAATGATGCTGGGTTTGGTGGTGCCAACAATGCTGCCCAGTCTGCCATTCGCGCGATTCGGAGATAGCGGAGCGAAGCGGAGCCGAGCGGAGTGGAGCCGTCCGCGTCCCTGTATTATGACATGACAATGAAATATCATATAATATCATAATATACTAATACTCAATCCAATGACACAGCCTCATCGCACAATCAATATGCCAGAGCAATTTAGCCCATCTGCGGGAGATACATTATTCGCGATGAATCGCGCGTCCTATTTACGCACGGCCGGCGCGGTTGGCGCAGATGACGTGAAATACAACGCAATTCTGAATAAAAAGACGAAAATATATAATTCCACGGATTCATCTTCGTATATCCAATCTCGCCGTATTCATTCCATCGGAATCAGTTCTACACGCGCGCCTTTAGGCGATACATTGACGTTTAAAAGCCCCGTTCTTCAAGTCCAAAAAGATGCGCTTCGCCGCTGTCGTTCGGGCGGGTGTGTTGCGCCGGCCAAGAAAGGGGCGAACCATTCCTTTCATTCTGGCGGCGGAGGGCGATAAATACATACATACGATTCATACAATGATTTAGGATAATCTTTTTTTATTAAATTATTGTATAACACGCACATTACGTAATGTTGAATAAGTATTTGGTTGAGTTCCTTGGAAGTGTATTCTTCCTTTATGTCATCATCGCTACTGGCAATGCCATCGCCATCGGTGCTGCTTTAGCCATCGCTATAATGCTCGGCGGCCATATCTCCGGCGGCCACTTCAACTCCGCAGTCACCGTTATGATGGCTGCTGCGGGTAAAATCCCGATGACGGATGTTCTTCCTTACGTCCTTGCGCAAATTGCGGGTGGTCTCGTTGCTCTTGAACTTCACAAGCGCATTCGTTTTTAGAACATATAACAATAAAAAAATGCTATATTATAATAGTAGAATAATATAACAATTCGTATGACGAGTATATCTAGTATAACAAAACAGTATGCTGGGAGTTTACGACAACAACAACGACCACAGAAAGGAGGGGATGGTGGTGTATTGAGTTTTTTAGGAATAGGCGCAAAACCGGCAGACGAAAACAACGAAGTTAAAGCCCCTGTTGATTCAGAAACTACTGCGGGAAATGAAGATGTGTCGCTTGAAACAACTGACGATGCCAAGCCATCTTCTGACGCGGCAGAGGAGCCATCTTTAATGGATAAGGCTTTAAGTGCTGTTGGTTTTGGTAAAAAAACCGAAAATGAAGAGCCTGTTGCCGATGATGCCGCTGCTCCCGCGCCCGCACCCGAGCCTGCTCCCGCGCCCGCACCCGAGCCTGCTCCTGCTCCTGCTCCAGAGCCCGCTCCAGAGCCCGCTCCAGAGCCCGCTCCCGCTGATGCGGCCGCTCCTGCGCCGAGTATGATGGAACGATTAACGAGTGTATTCAAAAGTAGCGACGAAGGTAGCGCAGCTGCGGATAGCGCCATCAGCAGTGACGCGGATAGCGCTGTCAGCAGTGACGAGGGTAGTGACGAGGGTAGCGACGAGGACGAAGATAATGGTGTTGATTTTGAAAAGTTCGCAGAAGAAATTCAGACTCTTCGTGCGAAATATCAACGATTAAAAGACGAAAATAAGCAATTAAGGTCTGCGAAAAAGGATGAAACCGCGCAGAATAAAAAGACGAATAATAGTGAATTTTCCAAAATGATTGCGTCCCTTTTTGCGATTAAAGGTTCGGTCGCGCAATTAGAATATTCATTGAAAAAACACGCAGACCAAAACGACTATCCAGTAGAAGGATTGGGTTTGGGAATGGACGAAGAAGAAGTGAAGCCGGAAGAATCTGGTTCTGAATCTGAAGAAGTGATGTCTGAATCTGAAGAAGCGAAGCCTGAATCTGAAGAAGTGATGCCTGAATCTGAAGAAGTGATGTCTGAATCTGAAGAAGCGAAGCCTGAATCTGAACAACCGAATTCTCTTTCAGAAACAGCTGAACCTACCGGGTCTGTAGAAAAAATTCCAGAAATACCAGTAAATGAACCTGTAGAAGGAGCCGCAGAACCGCCCGCAGAACCACCTGTAGAAGGAGCAGAACCACCTGTAGAAGGAGCAGAAGCCGCACCACCCGCAGAAGGAGAAGCACCACCTGTAGAAGGAGCAGAACCGCCCGCAGAAGGAGCCGCGCCACCCGCGTCAAATGCTTTATTCAGTGGTGGAAAAAATCACTACGTTCAAAATATAAAAAAGAATAAGACGCTGCGTCATCACAAGCGCCGTAATCGCCATCAAACATTACGAACACTACGTAATTAAATTCCGCTACGCTTCCGCTCGCGCATTCCATTGTATGAATACACACACATACCTCGTGTGTATTCATAAACATTATTACTTCCGGTTGTTTCTATACAACATTTTATACAATAGATACAGCATAATCGCGGTTATCCCATAATAATATACTTGTGATAATGTGTCACCGTGAATATTAGAAAGGTCTTCTTGTTCTTCGTTTTTCCCGCGGTTTCGCTCTAAAAGCAAGGACAATTTTTGTATCAGCTCATCGTATAGCGACGACGACGACGACGACTGAACCGGCGTCTCACCCAGTTCATCATTATAAAATGTTCCAGCATTCGCGTTATGATTCGCAATAACTTCACTCGCGGTTTCGCGAACATCAGGATGAGGCATCTTGCCGTCCCGTCCAAACTTCCCAAACGACAATCCCGTCATCGGGGACGATTTCGTGATATCCATATTATAACTTAAAGGACTACGATGTGTAGTTTGATACGCGACCCCAGATGACCCGGCTAAACTCCCCATTTCGTAAATACCCACGGATTCGCCGTTTTCTGAAACAAGCGAATATTGCTGTGTATATATATCTACTGATTTTTCTTTCTTGTTCTCTTTTTGTGCGGCACCCATATCACCAAACCCATCTCTATTACGACACGATTTCCCGGACGCGGGGTTCACCTTATTAGGAAATTGGCACGGGTTCATTTCCACCATTTCAACCAGCGCGACGTGACGTCTCTCACTCCGGCGAACATTCTCATTATCAACTGTCTGTAATGTTACTTCGGCACAATCCGGATAAGTCCCTGCGGTGAACCCGTTGAATAATTGAACCGGGCTCAATGCGCCTAAATTCCCTAGTGCGCCAGGAATAAGACCGCGTAGGTCATTAAATGTTCGACCATCCGCACCACTCGCGATGAAGGGGATAGAACCGTCCGGGATATTATTCACATAAATCCATCGGTCTACGATTTTCTTTTCTTTGGCGCGCTCCTCGTCGCGTTTTTTCTTCTGGTCATTCAGCGCGTTTCTCAATTTCGTGGCTTCATCCCCGGTTATTTGCTTGGCGCCTTCTTTATTTCCGACTTCTGTATAGGCTTTGTCCCACGCGTCGTCTTCGTCGCGCTCCTTCTTCCACTGCGCGGCTGTCGTCTCGCTACACTTTCCAGTCGTTTTCAAGAAGAATTTATTACCGAGGGGGTTTCCGGTGACACTCGCATTGCCCGTTCCGGAAATAAGAACTTCTACATACGAGAGAAGACCATCAACATTCGCGGCGAGTGCGTCGAGAGAAAACCCGGGCGACATCCCCATCTCGGAGGGTTGTTTGATACTTTTCCAGTAATCATAAGATGGCCCTATCAATGACGACATCTGATTATTTTGATTATTTTTGATTTAATCTCTCGTCAGTTTGTTCGGATACGATACTACTTAATGGTGAGATTAAATAATGACAGCGACGGCGACGGCGACGGCGGCGGCGGCTAAATCGTTATATTTACTTGACCTCCTGGAGAAAGTGATGTATTCAAATCTTCAATCTGTTTTCCTAATGCCTGTAGTTTAGCGTCCGTTTGTTTGATTTCATCTTTTTGGTCTTTAACAGCATTCACATATTTGGATAAGTCATTTATTTTACCTTTCAACTCAACATACTGACCGCAGTCGGTGGCGCATGGTGTCTTCTTTTTCTTTTCGGCTGATTCAGTGTCCGCGCTTACAAACCCGCCAGATTTTGTAGTGGCCTTACCGTCTTTCGTGGTCGACGACGACGACGAGGTCATTCCTTCAATCGCCTCACGAAATATAGCCGCATCAGACATTTTATTTATATTACGATAGTCGTAATCATATCCGAATACGTCGGCGTCGGCGTCGGCGTCACGCGACACGCGATATTTGTCTTTCAACTCTGACAGTGGGATAAACAATTTGTTCCAATAGGAGTTTGCGAATATTCTCTCGCCATTGAATAATAATAATATCAACAATCCAGATACAACCAATAATCCCGCAACGATAAACGCTTGGTATTTTACTATCGGATGTGTATCCGCGTCATTTACAAATTGTGATACAGTTGACCTAAATATTCCGGTTCCGGTTCCGGTTCCGTCACCGTGTATAAATCCATTAAATATCATATCAGTAAATGTATTTACATATATATTTTATTACTTTTTCTTTTCCATAAGTTTCTGGATGCTTTTCTGCATATTTTCAATCGTCTTGTGTTGCCCTTTGATGGTATCATTATTTACTTGAATATCCTTCTGTAATTTAGTTGCGTTTTCAATCAAACCGGTCAACTTCTTTCGCAAAGCTTCCACCGCGCTACAATCTTTGGGGCAACCACCGTCATCGCCAGACGAGTTATTTGTTTTGTCGTTGTCTTCGTCTTTATCTTCGTCTTTATCTTCGTCTTTATCTTTGTTCTTCATTCCTTCACGGCCATCATCGCCGCCGCCACCACCGCCGCCGCCGTGTCGCCGCCGCATATTCTCTCGCACATTTAGATAAACCCCTTTGACGACATTCCGAAGAGTAATATCCAATATCGCAATCACGCACCCAATCAATAACAAAATAGTGAAGTTTGAGAGATTTTTCGTATAAAATTGGATATATTCCAGCATTTTTGTTGTATATTGTATATTTTATAATTATTCGTCTATGTTTATTTGTCTATGTTATGTATACATACATAAAATACATAATATACATAATATAATATACACAAAATACCTCAATGAGTAAGAATTTTGTTTCGTGGCCTCTCAATTTTAGAACAATGAGGGTCGCAATAACTTCTACCAAAGAATCCACCACCCGAAGCGTATTTCCCGGTTATACCCGACCCGCGGAGAACGGTCCCTCCACGGAAGGCAACCCGCTGAACGATTTCGGCCGCGACACAAAGTGCTGCGAGTTTCCTCAATCCAAAAATGTTATCAAGCACAGCACCTTCAAACCGCGTCCCATCAAGCACTGGCGTAAGAGCTTGATGCCGTCTTCCACGAATAAATCCCGCCCTACCATCGGGTTTATTGACCGCCCCGGCGGTATCGTCTTTAGAGGAACTTCGTGTGGCTGCGATACGCGTGTGGCCTCCAAACAAAACTATGTCGTGGAAGATATCCCGCGCCCCTTCCTGCGCGAGTGTATGCCGGATGAAATAGTCCAGAATCCCGGTTATAAACAAGTCGGTGTTCCCGGCGAGGCGGGGTCTTACCAAATCAATACGGGTATCTATGAGACGAAGAATCTCTCGTTCAACCCGAAGAAGAGGATTGTTCGTAGCGGAAACACCAATGTTAGCCGCGCGTATCATACCAACTCCGCCTCCTATCTTCAGGCAAGATGCCGGACCTATCAACAACAACAAACATTTTCCAAGATGTCGGGGGCGGCGAACCAGTATATATCACCCGATGGCACGCCGGTTAATCCGAGCGATTCCAAGACGGGGTCGCAGGTATATTATTCCACGAATTGCGGGAATGCGGAGAGAATCTACGCCGATGCGGCCGACCGCGCCAAATGCCGGACAACCGTCATCCACAAGCCGAATAATGCGAAATACGGAGTTCAGGGGGCGGTATCTGCTGGGACGCGGCTTGAGAGACTGAAGCTGGATACCATAACTAAAAATGGTGCGTCATTTAAGTCAGCATATGGTGTTGCCGCGGGGAATGCCGGTCAATATCACGGCGACTCAATGGGCGCGCCTTACTTTATCAAGAGCAAGATATTCAAGCCGGATTGTAATTTGTATAATAGGGCGGTGAAGAGGCCGCATTTGAAATGCTAGCGTAGCAGCGAAGCTGCGGAGTCGGCGAAGTGAAGCCGGTGAAGCCGAACGTAGCAGCGGAGCTGCGTAGTCGGCGAAGTCGCCGTGATTATCTCACGAATATATAGCCGTAATATATTCGTGAACCAGAATGACAAATAACACAAAAACACGCCGCCGCGCTCGCACACACGCTCACGCTCACGCGCGCACCCGCACTCACGCTCACGCTCACGCTGACGACTCACTCCGCGCCAATAACTTCTACTTATGGGCCAATCAAAAATGGTTGAACGAAGTCCCAAAGACACTCCCGAGAGAACTGAAATATATCCGCCCTTTAGACAATTTCAAACTCATTCAAGACGAAATGTATAAAAATGTGCTTACGATGGTGCGTGAGTATACGCGAAGAACGAACGCCACCGCAGCTGCACATCAAATGAAAAATATGTTCGCATCCTTCCGTGATTTACACCCAGAACCGATTCTTCGGCATATTTCCGAGTTCTGTAAATTATACAATGAACTCGTCCAGGAAAATAACATCTACAAATTCCTTGGCGTCCTCAACCAAAACGAAATGGTAAAGTGGGCGCTCCCCGTCGTTTGGAATGTCTACCCCGATGAATACACCCCCGGCAAATTATCCGCACATATTTGCTCGCCATCTCTTTCTTTATACGATTATCGTTTCTATTTAAACGACGCACTTATTGAAAAGACGATGCGCGGAGTGCGTTTGAATATAAGTAAGACTTCGGTGGTTCGCCAGGAGCAGACAGGCGGTCGTCGCACCGCATCAGGCGGCGACGACGACAACGACGGCGGCCCAGAGACCAAAACCATAGAATATATAAAATACAAACACCGTATTACAGCCGCATTTATGCGTTTTATTGACGCAGTTTTCACGAAATGTCTCGGCCGTGATTACGAGACTACCCATAATATCCGGGCACAGGACGTCTATGACATAGAGTGCCTTATTATCACGCATCTGAATAACATAGACCGTCGCTTTGATGAAAAATATGCGAATATTTATCAAACAGCCAAACATCCGGATAAACCACCCCATCTCTCGGAGCCTACGCCTACGCCGAGTAAGCGCAAAGATGAATCGGCGGATGGATGTAGTGACGCTGCTGATATTGAAGAACATCTTAAAACACCGCATTATCGGAATAATATTCGCGGAGCGACGCGTGTGCTTACTCGTGATGCGATGTGCCTTACCGATATAGATTGGCAAGAATTGGCGAAATGGATTGGGTATCCGACCACGACCACCACCGGCAATAAGTCGTCGTCGTCGTCGTCGTCGTCGGTCCCGCCCTATTTCATCGCGTATCAGGTCGGTTATGTGAAATCTATAATGACGACCTTGAAAAAAGAATGGGCGTCGGATAAGTGGAAGAGTTATTGGTATTTCATTTATATGCGCCAACTCATCTGTTTCCACGACAAGTGGCGCGATATTTATCTGGACTTCAATGATACGCTCATCCGCGGGAAGGATACGCACTTTCCGAGAGAATATTTCCCCATCATCGGGGTCGCATACGCCTTTCCGAAGACAATGACGGAGGAATTCACCCGACGCTTCAAAAATGAAGAAATGATAGCGAAGGTGCGAGAGATTGGAAATACGATGGTGGATTGTTTTAAAGAGCGTATCCAAAACAATACGTGGATGTCGCCGACCACCAAGAAAGGCGCACTTAAAAAACTAAACACCCTGCGCATCAATGTGGGCGAAGCCAATCTCTCGGCGCCTGACCCTACAAACCTGGACTATGACCCGAAAGATGCGTGGGGCAATCTCTTGAAGCGGAGCGTCCAGCGCACGGAATATCTCGCACGGCATCACTGCTCAGTGTCCTCGTCCGCGTCCTCGTCCGCGTCCTCGTCGCTGTCACCAAATGACCTGGATAATATGAACTGGGGAACAATGAAACTCGTCGGATATCAGTCGTTTGTTGTTAACGCATATTATACCCCGAATACCAATAGTATCTATATTCCTACCGCATATATGCACAGTATGAACGTCAAGTTCGGGCGCGGGTATGAATACGACTTGGCATCGGTCGGGTTCACATTCGGCCACGAAATCTCTCACGCGCTTCACGTATCTTCGCGGATATACAGCCACCGAGGCATCATTAAAAACTGGTGGACGCGGGATGATGTCGCCACCTACGAGCGCAAAATCGCCGCAATCCGGAGCCAGTATGAAGACATTTCCAAGAAGGACGGATTCGTTATCGACGGCAATCTCTCGCTCCCCGAAAATCTGGCCGATGTCACGGGGCTCGCGATATGCGAAGATGCGCTCAACCGATTCCATAACACCGCCGCCAAAGCCGACCCAGGCGCGTCGGATACCGCCAACACCCAACTCCGCGCAATGTCGTTCTATAATTTCTACACGTATTACGCCATTCAGAATAGGCAATATGCGAACCGCCGCGAAATTCTCGTCCAGGTCTTAACGAACCCACATCTTAACCTGAAAATACGAACCAATGTGCCCCTGATGCGGAGTAAGACTTTTCGTGATGTCGTTGAAATCAAGAAAGGCGACAAAATGTATAATGACGAGTTTGACGTGGTGTTTTAGGAAATGATTGATGATATGTGAAAAATAAGTCAAATCTAAAAAAATTGAAATCTAAAATGCTAATTTTAGAAAGGTTGACAAACGACAAATCACACGTAGAACAAAATGAACAGCCAGAAGAATAATACTACTACAAGAAAGCCAAGACAGTGCAGTATTTGTAAAGAGGAAGGACACGACTCCCGAAAGCACAACAATGACACCACCCAAAAAAAGAAGAAGACCAAAGAAGCCGTGGCGGCAGTGGTGGTAGCGGATTTAGAATTTGCCACATTATCGGATGTAGGTGAAGCAGCAGACGATGTTGACGTTCTATCCGCGAACTATTGGAAAAATACAAAGACGTTCAAGACAATCAAAACAAAAGAAACACAAATCAAATACTACAAAAGAATGGAGAGCTGCGAAGAGGTGCTTCAACTCGTGAGTTTAGAATCAAAGCCGTTTGGTTCTTCCGCTGAAAACATTATTCAAGCTATATTCAAAATGGGACCAAGAACATCAACACAAAATGACGGAACGAGAAATGGTAAGAAGATTGAGATTAAGTGCGCAAGGTACTGGGCTGGAAAAGACAATTGCAGATGGCAACATCTTGAGCCAGAACACGATTACGATATCGCCATGTTGGCGGTCCTTGATTTTCAAGGGTGGAAAGTATGGTGCGTCCAAAAGTCCGTTTTGATGGGCGAAATGCGTGACAAAAAAATCGTCACCGTTCAAGGAAAGCAGGGGTGCTGGGTTGAAAAAACCGCGATTGAACCCTATCTTACTCCAATCAAGAACATCGCCGAACTGGATGCGTTCATCAACGCAATGCCCTAAACACACGAAAAATTAAATATACTTTTTATTTGTTCTATTAAGGTATAAATATTCATTTCGTGTAATATATATCTGTATCTTATTGTATAATAAATGGGCGCAAACATATCAATGGATGTTACTCCTGGGTTAGCGTCGGCCGAAGACATAGCCGCAGCGCAGTCGGCGTTTGAAGACAAGTTGCGCCAAGAAGTCGTCCTTGTTCCAGAAGACCTCACGGATATTTATATTGAGGCGTCCGCCGATGCCGCCGACACAGCCACCGACACCGCCGACACCGCCACCGCCGCCGCCACCGCCTCTCACGCCACCAACACCACCGATACTCCCTCCAAGAGCGTCGCTGGGCGGCGCAACCCCCGAAGAAAGAAACAGGGTGCGCAGGCCGCAGCCGCGAATACAGTCCCCGTCCCGTCAGAACGGACCATCGAGCAGCGCCGCGAACAAGTGCGGCCGATTATTGATAGACTCACGGAACTTCAGATGAATGTATCCTATCCGGCGATTCGCGAGTTATACAAGCAACTCAGCCATTTTATTAAGACAGGCGAAGATGCGAAAATCAAAATCCCATTCCCGGAATTCTCTCGTAGAATAAAAGGCGAACTATCAAATGCGACTTATATTCCGTGTTGGGTGAAGTTGGAGATGGAGTAAGCGCACGCAGGCGCGCACGCACGCACGCACGTGCTAGAACACAATATTGTCATCAATCCATTTTTTGATGCGAATATTCACCGGCTCCAGGATTTTATTCAACCCTTCAATGTAGTTCATATAATACTGCGGATCATTTTGGATTTTCTGGAGTGTATGGTAAATAATCGTATAATCTTCCTGTGAATACAAATCCGTTATTTTCACGAATATCAAGTCCACATTTGTATCTACGAGACTGTCAATAGGAACGCTTGACGTCATCGCAGTCATCGGGCGTAATGGCGGCGACGAGGTCGGACTCTTTACCCTAGAAGGTAATTGACAGTCGGCGGCGGATGCGGCGTCGTTATCGTTATCGTCTGGGCGATTCGCGATACGCCGCACCAACTCTGGGTTATCCAGCATCCCCTTATACATATGAAGCGTATGAAGGATATGGATTTTATCCGTTTGATTATACGTGCGTATGAGATTATTGATACCCGTTTTCGCCAGTTCGTGAAGAAGCGCGAATAAAGCGGCCTTCGTGTCCGTCCCCGTGCCCGCGCCCGCATTCGCGCCCGTTAGCACCGTCTTATAAAACTTATTGAATCTAGAAAACACATTGTATAAGTAAAACACATCCTCTTTTTTATCGTTATTGTACCACCGTCGCACATTTTGCGTATACCCAGGCGACTGAACGGTCAATATATTATTATGTATTGCTAATTTTGTCCCAATCGGATAAAACGCGAGAAACCCGATTTGAAGAAGCGCCTGAAGTGGTTCCAAAATCGTCTCAAATCGTTCTCGCGGTTTTTTAAGTTGTCCAACGATGAATTGTAATGTGCTCTGCATGCGAACTATATTACCATACATTATGATATACATTTAGACTGTTTTACTGTGCGGATACAGGAACAGACGCCGTCGCCGTCGCCGTCGCCGCCGCCCCTCCACTCACAGACCTATGAAGAAATATATTCGTAGACTGTATTGTCGTGTGATAAACGTGATACGGAATTTCGTAATGTTCGCACCACGCAATACATTTTAATACATTGGCCTTCTTATATTGTTCCAGCTTCTCCGCATTACGGTGATTGGTTATGATTGACAATGTAGACGTTATATTTTCTATTTGTTGAAAGCTCACCATTGCGTTCATTTCCTCTATTTTATTCAAGAAATAAAGGTCGTGTTCTTGCGGAAGAAGAGAGGTCAGTAGGATAGACTCACTCATCATAACCGGAAATAATTTCGCGAATTGTTCTACGATTTTCGCTGAATCCGCAATTTTAAACCCTTGGCATACTACGTATTTCTCGGAGTTAGCAATACGGCTGGTATGCGGTTTTATGATGGACACATTCGTATAATAATAACACAATAGATACAAGATATCCACGGTCGGTTTATGAAACACGTCAAATATTTTCAGAATAAATGTCCCACCTTGTTTCTGCATAACGAGTGCGTAAAATACCTCGCATAGAATAAGTTGTGTCGCCATATTTTCTTGATTATTGAAATCAACCGAAAAGTCAAATCCACCGTCAGCTGTTATGATGTCCATTTTATTCCGGTATTTCGCCGCACAATGCTGAAAGTTTTCTAATGATATCAGATTGCCGGTTTTATCGGCACCTGTCTCAATGATGACATTTGGGTGATTTTCAAGGAATGCCTTGGTTTTCTTCCATCCAGGGCATATCGGGTCATCGTTTACAAGGGTCATTCCATAATACCTGTCATTTCCATATGTCGCTGTCGCTGTCTCCGTAGTTGCCGATGCCGCGTGTCCGTGTTTCTGGTTTTCAAAGATACGCCGCGATAATTTTAGATGTTCTAGTTCTTTCATATATTCGTCGTGAAGTTCGGTGTGTCGTTTGAGAATCTGGACTGTTCCAGCCCCATTTGTATTATTCACGGCCAATGCCGATGCCACCGATGCCACCGATGCCACCGATGCGGCGGACGTGTCATAGACTTCGCGCTGGTATTTTAATCCACGCAAATACGAAATGGCCTCAATAAACCCACCCGGACCTTCCGCCAGATGAAATGTGTTGATTCCCATTTTATATTCCGGCCGGGTCACTATCGTATTATTGTATTGTGATAGAATGTTATTATTTTTGATGATTTCAATCATTTTATAAAATGACCGTGATAATGGGCGCAATTTGCTTATGTTTGTTTTATTTCCAGAAACATTGGTATGGATATATTCATACGGGTTTGTGAACTTCTTTATATTGTCCCACGTATCTTGATATTTCTCAATTTGTTCTTTGATATCACACAAATGTGAAAATATGGAGGATGAGATATATACATCGCAATCATATGATTCAGGTGCTAGCGTTAATTTCAGTTCGTGGGGTATATATTCACCGTCTCCTCCGTGTAATAAATCCACCTGGGGTAATAAAAAGTGGTTAAAATAAGAAAGTATCGGTCCTCCATTGCCAGACTTGTTGTGTGTATTATCGTCGGGAGTAGTAGTAGTTCCAGACACTGCCGTGGACGACGATGCCGACGACGACGACGTCGTTTGTAATACAGGTTTAAAACAATTCTTGGTCGTTTTTTTAAACATGTAATCAGGTATATGTATTATATAAATGTTTATAAGTCAGTTTTCTTCTTTGTTTGACGTTTGGGTTTGGCAGCCGCGCCCTCGCCCGCCGCGCCTGCGCCTTCATTTTCTTCCGCCGCTTTCGCCTTCTTGGTTCTTTTTTGTATCTTTTTCTCTATCTGCTCAATGGGTGCCGCCGCAGATTCTTGGTCGGCGGCTTTTACAGTCGTCGTAGCCGCATTCTTTGCCTTTGGCTTTGGTTTAATTTTCAGTGTGGTTTTTGCGGCGGCGGCGGGTTGCGACGACGACGAAGACGAAGTCAATGCCTCCATCTGTTTTTCCGCCTCTCTTTCCGCAAGAATATGTGCGGCAATTGCGGGTTTTGTTGCGACATCAATCGGACGCGACGCCTTTGCTATCTTTTCAAGCGCGATACTTCCTTCTCCTTCATCCGCCCCCGCAAAAGCACGGTCCTGCTCTTCCTGTAGTCCCGCATAACTCAAGAAACTACTCTTCAGTTGCTTGGCGTTGATATTTCGGTTCTTGCGGAATATGAAATACCGGTTATAGAACGAGATTTGTTTTTCTTCCGGTGTCATATATAGTGCGGACCCGTATTCTTGCTGGCACCGGCGGCTCCAGCCCCCCGCGTCATCTCCATCGCCGCGCTTATTCTTACATTCCAATTCCATCTGATGAAACATCCCATCAAATGTCGCAGTTCCATCCGGCATCGGAAACATAAGAGTGGTCGCTGCTTCATCGGGGGATACTAGGTCAAATCCGTAATTTTCTAGTAGTTGTGTCAAGTAGTCAAAGTTAACAAGGTATTCGCGCGTGGCCTTATTGATGGAATCCTGATACACTTCTATTTCATATCCAATACTACTGCTATCTGGTTCAAATTCTGTCTGGTGATACTTCTTGCGAACCGACCACATTTTCTGTGGGTCGCTGCCGCTGCCGCTGCCGCCGCCTCCGCTTAAAACGCTCAGCTCGTCCCCGGTTTCTAGCCGCGCCAATGTCTGGAATATCCGCGCACCATCAAAGCACGTCCCGATGAAATAACCGCCTAGTTTCGTACACTCGGAAACATTTTGAAGAAATGTATGAAGCTTCATATTATTTTCAAAGAAATAGTGGATTGCGAATTGGACCGAGCAGATATCAAATCCATCGGCGCCACGGCCATATTGCTGATAAACCCCGCGACCCAATAAACTCGCATCCTTCGCACCTTCACCGAATATCGCGCGTGTTATCAATCGGTATCTCTCGGTGATGGCGGCCTGGCCCGTTCGGATTTCCTTACTGCTGTCTCCGTGAATAAAGATGGCTTCGGGAATATTGCGCTTGGAACGCTTGATATCAAGATAACGCGCACAAACACCGTCAAATTTATGTTCCAGGTTATCCTTGGAGTAGTCAATCCCGAATACAAACCCCAGTTTCGCCGCAATCCATTTCGGTAAATCGCCGCCCTTTCCCACCGCGAGGTCTATAAGCGTATTACCCGGGCGTGCCACACTCATTATCAGCTTGCGTTTCACATATAAATTGTGGAAATCGCGCATTCCTTTTGTGAGTGTGCGAACTTTCGTTCCACGACCCATATCTATTCCACTCCCGCCGCCACCGCCCGACTCGGCATTATTGTAATAGACGTCATCACACACGAGTTCATCCGGAATGTCGCCCCCCGTCGTCAACATTTCGGGGGTTATCGCATTATGGATGGAATGCCAGTTATTATTCGCGACGTGATATGCGTTGCCGTAGTTTTTGCCGCCGGAGCGATATTCCGCGGTTTTATCGTGGCGAACACGTAGTGGCGACCATCGCCAATTAACGGGCTGGGATGCGTCATAACTGAATTCAACGATTGTTTCATCCTGGATGATATCATTTTCGGTTGTCATCATTTGACTAACCCCCGCTTCATCCGGTCGCAACATAATATGGCAAATATGCGCGTCATTGTCATAGGGATATGTTGGATAAAATGGCGCAGGTTTATACGTATCCGCAGGGCCACTGCTGCTGCCGCTGCTGCTGCCACCGTCGGTTCCTTCAATGACGGACACACACGGATTCAAATGCCCGTGCTTTCGCTCGTCATATCCGACACGCAGCGTAAGTGTCTTATATTGTTGAATTTGGATACAGCGGGACATATCCACGCCAGATTTAAAGATATTACTTACAAGGTCTTCGTTGTCTTCGCTTTTTTTGGTGGTAACAAGGAAGTCAATCGTATTCATATGCGCCGGCTTCCATTTAAATGAATAATCCCACGTAGTTTTATATAGTGGGCCCGCAACCGTATTGTCGTTTCGCGCGGTGCTACCCACCCCGAAATCCAGAGGTGTAAATATAAGGCCATCTGTGTGATATTCAAACTGGTGTTCGGCACAGCAGCGCAAAACAGCCGCACAGCAATCAAAGATTGATTTATCCGGCGATGCGATTTCAAATTTCTTGGTTTCAATCCGAATCGGCGGCAATGAATCTGCGCCGCCAGATACGCACTTGAGTTGTAAGTTCTTGACAAGACTTTCCATTAACGGAAGTCGGAAATTCGTGAGGACTTCGTCTTCGTTCACCGTCGCGGGAAAGAACATACGCGACCGGACATCCGCCTTATGGACGAAATATACATCAAACGCCAAGAATGCGTTGATGAACTTGCCGCTTTTATTATGAATAACGTGTTCTCCATCCAATAGTGTATTGTATAGTTTTGTATTCAAAGAGACTGCGCCCGTAAATTGGAACTTCATATTTGTGTCAATAAGATATATTTTCCCGGTTTTAGGGGCGACGAAGAGGAGTTTTCTGGCGCCGTCGGCCTTTTCAGTAACAGAATAATTAATACGAATATTGGGGACCTTGGAGTCAGAGTCAAAGGGGCGAATATTATGCATTTGGAGAGTATAAGAATTGGGACCGATGAAATGTTTAGAACGCAAGTCTACGGGTCGCGCAGTTACGCGTTCTGGTTCTGGTTCTGGTTCGTGTTGTTCGCGTTCACTGTCGCTGTCGCTTTCACGACCCTGCCGCTGCTGTTTCTCATCCGGATATAATAATTCGTAATACTGACGCTGGGCCACGCGTATTTCTGAACCCGAAACCGGGTAATTAGTTCCCTGCATTCCAGACATAATAATCTTAATCATTTTACGCAGATTATCCATCAGGTGCTTGGGGTGGTTAAATGAGGTCCCGGGGCCAACAAGGTCATTGATAACTTCTATCTCCATTTCGTATCGTATCGGGCTTTCCAGCACGCGCGCAGCATCAAACGTAGATGCGGAAATATACCCGGTTTGGTCCTTGTGCGACTCCTTGACAACACTCATATCTATTTGAAATGGGAAATCCGGGTGTTTCAATGTAGACCGGTTGATATACCGAAATGTCTTCTTGTTGTCGTTCCAGGATTTCAAAATGGAGCGTGCGAGGGTGGACGTATTTGCGATATGCTTTTCGCGTTGATAACTCACCTTGAAATTGAAATCGTCAAAGATAACGGGGTGGATTGTCTCGCCTCCGCTGCCGCCGCCGCCGATGCCGCCACCGCCACCGCCTCCGCCGCCGGCCTTCGCATACATTTTTTGTGTAAAGAGCACGTATTTCTCATCCGGCGTATTTGTCTTACAATAATTCTGGATATCGTTGATGCCGTGGATTTCCGCGCGAATAAGCGACAACTTGGTTTGCCCGGTTTTTTGGTCGATGAACTCGTTCTGTATTTTCAGTGAATACCCGTTTTTTTTGACAAACGCAAACCCCGATGACAACAATTTTTGAATAACTCCGTCAAATTGTTCTCTCGTTGTAGGTCCATTCCCGCGGGTTCCAAATCGTATTTCCAGTTCAGGATTGCCGTCTGTTTTGTCAATGATGCCCTCTAAATAATGGGATGCTATCTTTGCGAATTCTGATTGCTTCGCGGAAGCGGACGACGCCACCGCCAATGACGACGAAGCACCGCGATGATTTCTTCGCATTGTATATGTATATATATGATATTATTTATACTATAAATTATATTATATACTTCAATTTTATGTCTACACGCATTTACAAATAGCCTCGTATAACTCGGCTTTCGTCTTTCGTTTTTCAGTCCCCATAGACCCAAACTTTCCCGGAATAATATTCGCGACTGGCAGGTTCAGTTTGGAACAAATGACGACGAGGTCTTGTAATTTGTAGGCGGATATTGGGCGAATCGGAGCGGATATACTCTCCATCAACCAGTAATTCTCGCGAATATATTTCAAATATCCCGCCCTTATTCTATCAGGGCACGCATACAATGCGTATTTTCCTTTGATTTTCTCAAGAATGAATTCCTTGCCGCCGCCGCCGCCACCGCCGCCACCGCTAGCGGTTTCGTAATATTTCCGGTCCTGGACGATACACACCGAGAGATTGTTACACACGGCAATGGCGTGGAGTGTATCTAATCCAATAAACGGCTTATGGACGAGACTTTCTTCCAATGCGTTGATTTTGATTTTGTTTGCCTTTAATATCGGCTTGTGTTTTCGCATAATCTCAACCAGGTCAAACTTAAACGTATTGGATTCTGTATAATAATTTTCTATTGTTTCATATTTTTCAATACCATATATCATAATATACGCGGACCACAAAAGCGAGTCTTTCGCGGACTCATTTAATGAGATTATGTGTGAACTCATAACATCAGGATTGAATGCGGTCGTGGTCTCGGTGGGTTCGTAATCTGTCGTCTCGGTGTCGGTGGCGGTCGTGGCGGTGTCGTCATCGGTTTCGGATTCGGTTTCGGATGATGAGACCTGGACCGGGACCTGAACTGGGACCTGGACTGGGACCTGAACCGGGACTGGGACCTGAACTGGGACCTGAACCGGGACCTGGACTGGGTATGGCACTTTAACCGACAATATATCATAGACAACTACATTATCACGTATATTTTCTGATGTAAATGAAAAAGAATTATATAGACAAGGAATGACGAGCGAAGATGACGCCATTGTATTATATATCATACACTAAATATCTTTATGCGTCTTATTCTCAAAGAATTCCTTTGTTAAATTTTGCTTCTGTTCTTCTATTTCATTCAAATGTTTCTCCTGTTTTATGACATATTTCATATACTCTTCTAATTCGCGCAATGTGTTGTCATTTATTTTGGAAATGTTGATAAAAACGCCATTTTTATTTTCATTGATTTGCGTATGTTTTGTATGTAAAATTCGCAACACTTCAATTTGATGAATGACCGGAATGTTTTCAATTCCATCCTTAAGCGCCATTAAGTAGTTTGTTTTCACTTCAATTTGTTGCGCCAGTGTCTGTAGTTCATTCATTGTCGTAAGACTCGCAATCGCGGTGGTAGACGTCGTCATTTTATAAAATATCCGTGATGAAACTTTATACCCTTTCAGTGCGACGGCGATTCCGCGTCCAATAACATCGCAATGATGGTCACGTGAGTATCGTGTAATACAAACCGGCGTCCAATGATTTCCACGGTCAATATGTCATTTTCTTCAATCCGAGTGAATAGGTCGTTATTTTTCATATTCATATCGCGTGAAAGAAACACCTCAATCGGTGATATACGCCCTGGCGACAATTGGGTAGCACCTGCGCGGATACCCGCCTGTGTTATCGTTTTCGCAACGCATTTTATTACGGTATGCTCGTCCGGAAAACAAATGAGGCAATCAGCTACGATATCAAATACAATATTAGCAGCAGCTAATGTTCCACACGAGTGTGAATGAATAGTAACTGAATACGGGCATATATATCCTTCAATTGAACAATGACCTTCCAATTGGTTCGCCAATTCTTTCGCTAATAATTGCTTGACATCCACGCCTCGCGTTATCTTATAAAATGGAATCGTGAGTTTACGTTTGATTTGTTGTTGGGCAAAGAGTGCGGGGTCGCAGTAGTGCGTAGTCTCCGCGGGCGCGGGCTCTGGCGCGGGCTCTGGCGTCGGTCTTGGTTCTGGTTCTGGTTCTGGTTCTGGTTCTGGTTCTTTTATTTTCTTTTTAGGTCGGATAATGGTGGTTCGTTTCGCAGATGACACAGACAAGACGACAGCAGATGCCATTACGTTGAACGATAGCTATATCAATTATAGCTTTATGTTTATATCTTTATCAATTTTATTGAATGAGATGACAATATTATATATACTTGCAAATGACGATATCATACGTAGTCGGCGTCTCTGCGCCCCGCGCGACAATTTGAAGTGGCCCCGCGCATCCATAGATGGACCCCGCGCGAACTAATGCGTCGCATTCTTCTTTTGTTGCGTGAGGGGGGATGGGCTGAAGATTGTGTTTGTATACACCGTGTCGTAAAATACAGCAATTGAAATCCTTATGAGAAACGACAAATGGTTCGTGGCAATGAAGGCACGTGAATACGTGGTCCATTACAATGATTACAATGATTACAATGATTACAATGAATACTATACATTGTAATTACAGCCGAATATATTTATACGAGTTCACCAATGACCGAAATAGCTTCATCGCCGATTTCAAACCGCTGGCCGATAACGCGCACGCGTATTTCTTCCTCTTCTTGAAGTCGCGTAAAATCGGCGCGGTCATAGTGATGGTCTCGCGCAATAAAAACGACCACCGGCGATTTTGGCTCATTTAGAGTTGCGCGAATACCAGCGAGACTGATATTTTTGATGACACACGTAAATACGACACCTTCAACAAGCGAACAAGCCTGACATTCATATACACAGTCAAATATCGCATTCTTTCCATATAAATATCCATTGGAATATGTGAGGATTTTCACACTTCCGGGGCGGATGAACCCTTCCGCCATACACTTTCCTTCCACGATTTTTGAGAGAATGTGCTCTAGTGTGTCCTTTACATTGCGCCCAATGATGCGAAAGGGGATTTCTAATTTGCGCGTGAGTAAAATAGTGGTATAAATCCCGTATCGCGCTTTGGACTGGACTACGCCGCCAGAAACTGCTGACCTTGAAATGGAAGCGGACGCGGACCCGGACGCGGACCCGGACGCGGACCCGGACGCGCGTTGTGGGAGTGGTGGTGGAATACGAGGTTGTGGGGGCGGTATAGATGTCATTGTGATACGATTACTATATTACAATACTTTATTTATACGATATTTATTATACGCTATAACCGTTCAATATTACATAATAATGCTTCTCCTGGCCCGAAGAACCACTTGCGCCCATTTACACGGTTCGCATTGAATGCGCGTAATAAAAACTCCTGAAACACACACAATTCTTTTTGGGTTCGCTGTTTTGTGTTTTCAATTGTCAGTTTATAGTTGTCGCCTTGTGTCTCTGGATTCATCGTTAGAATCGTATTGATAATGGTTATGGTTTCTGTTTTACCCGATTGGTCACATCGGGCGCCTTTATCGCGTTTCTTTGACATATTTTTAACCTTGAATATCAGATATTCCTTCTTGAAAAATGAAACGAACCCGACAATCATATTCATATTCTTGATATGTTGCGTCTGAAGACTTCCTAAAAGAAGTTCGTAATCACGCTCATCTTCTGGTTCAGCGACGACCCATTCTCTCGTTTCATATCGCAACACAACCAAAGCATATTGTTCTTCTTTCTTTTCGTGAAATAAGAGTAGTCCTTGGTCTTGGGGGGTTCGTCGCGCTCCTTCGGCGGCGGCGGCGGCGGCGGCGCGTCGTCCAACCAGTGGACGAACGATAATATGTTGTTCATAATAATTCAAGAGCATTCTCTCAAATGGCGACAATGGATTCACCACGCCAGCTCCGGTCGTTGTCGTCGCAGTATCGTAATTATTCTTTTGATACAAATAATTCACGAGTTTAAGACTATCTTCAAAAAACAAGTGTTCTAAAAGATTAGAAATAACAAGTGTGTAGAGTTGCTCTCTCGTTGTATGAAACTCCTCCGTTTGAGAGATTTGGTCTATAACTTTTCCGCAATAATAATACCATTCGTCCTGTTCCTTCGTGGGTTTTTCATAAATGGTTTTACACATTTCAAATGTATCTGAAAGTGTAACAATAAAATCATATATTTCATTGCCTGGGGGTTCCTCGGCCTCGGGCTCTGCCTCGGGCTCTGCCTCGGGCGCAGCGACAGCGGTAGCAGCCGCGGCAGGGACAGCGGCAGGCATTGTTTGCCCCTTCTTCAATTTATCAACTATTTTCTGATTTGGAACAACTGGCTCTACCGCCACCGCCACCGCCCCCAGCGGCCTAATATTCAAGTAGTCCTCCGTTATATTACCTGGAAGAGGATATTCTATTGAGCTATGTTTAAACGGAACCGGTGTGCTTCGTTCGTGAATACTGATACGTTTATCGGTTATTTCAATGGGCTGGAATAAGTAATAATCGCCGACATTGATGATACGTCCGAGGCGCCCATACTTATCATTGACATATTCATTCGGTTCTGTTACCATTTGTGTGAGTGCGAGATTTATTTGCGCGACGGGGTATTGGCGGATGGCATTTACGTGCGCGATAATTCCGTTGGGGCCGGTTTTCTTATAAAAGAAACCATCTCTGTATAATTCGCGGATTTTGTGGATGATTTTATCCAGGTTCATTGACATAAACTTTTCATTAAATGTATCCAAGCGAACATCGCTTCCTCGGCCTCGGGCGCCGCCGCCGTCGTCGCCGTCACTGTCGCCGTCGTCACTGTCGCTGCCGAGTCCATACAATTCTTCCTGTTCCTGAATCGGCCGTCCATTTGAAAATGTCGGAGTACATGTGTATTCACACCGCGCCATATAATCACACAACGCGGAATAAGGGCGCGCGCCAACCTGATAGTCTATTTGTTTGCGCGACGAGAGATTTTGCCGGACCACTTGGTTTAATTGCGCAGCAGTTTGCGTATTGTGCTGAATATTCAGAAGGCAATCTACTGCGGATGTGCGGAGCACGCGAGATACTGCGCCGATTTTCACGGATTTAAACTCGGATAAACGATACAAATACAGGTCAATCGCCTCTATTTCGTGGTTCGTCAGCTGTGTCCCGTATAAATACAGTTCCACATTTCGTTGCGAAAATGGAAGGCGTTTGTGGCTACAATTCCGGATAGCGCGTCCAATGATTTGCTCCAGGAGGTTCATATTATACCACGGTTCCAGGATATGGACCTGCCGAATATTCTTGAAATCTAGACCTTCACTGCCCGCGACGGAAATAATGACAACCTTTACATTTTCACCGTGTGTGTTATTCTCGCTGGTGAGTGCCTTCAATTCAAAGAGGTTATCGGGGGAAATAGTGGGGTCGCCGGTAATCACGGAATATCGCGCAGGACGGAAGGGCTGATTCGGAAATTGCGCCTGGTGCTGGCGCTGGGGGAGCATCGTAATCGCGTCAATGCTCGCGACTGGTTTAGTGCGGAAAAGGGACGAATTCCCGCCAGCAGCACTATACCGCGTAAAACCAATCTCTTCTAATGCGAGTGCGATGGGGACGACCCCGCCATCAATATATTGACTGTATGCGAGTATAATACCTTCACTCGTAAGCACCGTGTCGCAAATATTCTTTATTTTCGCTGAGTATCGCCCAATATTGTCGGGGGCGAATATGCGCGCGGATGCCTTTGTGGTTGTTTCACCTTTTGGCAACTTAAAGGCGCGCGTGAATTCGGGGCGGTATTCAAAATTCAGGCGCATCGGAGGATTACCGGTTTCTTCATACGACATAATATGGCGCAAACCTTCCTTGCCGATACACGCCGCAATATCAAACTCGTCATTGGGATTGTTGATATACTCAATGAGAGATGGGTGCGGATATACCATATTCAACGACTCTAGTGGTCGCTGGACGGCTGCGTATCCTATCGTATCCATATTCTCAAAAGAGGGGAAGTCTACTGATTCAACGAGGGTGGATTCGTTAATGTCTGCTGCGGGGGGCGCAGAAGCCGCAGAGGCCGCAGAAGCCTTTTTACCTTTGCCGGTCGCCGCCACTGCCACCGCTGCGGCCTTCTTTCGGCGCACCATCGCGCTCTTCTTATAAATATACATTGCCTTCATATCATTAATAATAAACCGATAGGCCGCTTCTTGGATATCGCCTGCTTGAATCATATATACATCAATATGCTCTATGGGTTGGTCAATATGGCGACCGTTTAATTGTGTTCGTGGGTATCCCGCGGCTCCCGCTGCTCCCGCTGACGCTCCCGCGGCTCGCGCCAGAAGCGAATGCTCCGGCGAATGTTCTCTCGGAAATATCCGATAAGGAAATGTATACGGGTTCTCACCGCGCACAAATGAAACATACCCCGTCGCCTTCCGAACAAGTAAATCCTTGCCAATCTCTCGGCCCTCTGCGTCAACACGAAAATTCCCCCGGTCATCAAACACATCCGCGATGTCAATGGTGGCACGGCGGTCATTTAGGTTCATCAGGTTTATCAGCCACACGATTTCCTTATAACTGTTATACATTGGTGTTCCAGAGAGAAGAAGCAGGCGCACATTCGCGACCTTCTGGACGATTTGGAAGAGAATCTTCGCCACGCGTTTATCGCGGTTATCATCGGTGATACGAATATTATGAACCTCGTCAATAATAATCAGTGTGTTTGCGAATAATTTACGCAACTTCGCGACGGACAGCGTTTCAATCGCGAGAGTCTCCATTTCGGCTACTTTGGCAATTTCCGCGGCCGATTTACGGCCTTTTTTCGCGACCGACGCCGCACCCGACGCCGCACCCGACGCCGCCCCTTTGCGCCTCACTTCTTGTATAACCGCTTCATCCTGTGAAATTCCGACACTTGATGCGTGCGTCCGCGCATAATTCGCGAATTCATTATACCCGAAAAACGAATAATGCGACGAAATCAGGCGCCTGATTTGTTTAATGATATTGTCACGCGTAAGCCCCTTCATATTCATCGGATTTATTTCCTTGATGAATTTATTCCCCGTACACGCGCGAATATTCCACACTCCAGGCTCAATCTCTCGGAGTTCGCGTTCATCAAAGAGCTGTAGCCGGAAATTCTCCTGGACGTTCGGCGACGCAATCACGATGATTTGCTGGGTAATCCCCATTTGTTTCATATAATCACGCATCTCCTCCGCCACGCTAATGGCCGAGCATGTCTTCCCCGTTCCGAGTCCGTGGTATAACAACAAACTATTATACGGGGTCTCTACCGAGAGAAAATTCCGGACGAATTGCTGGTTAGGCGCGAGTTCTATCTGCGCGTTACAGAGAATCTCTGCCTCCTCTTCCACGCTTTTTGTATTGTCCACGTCCATCTTGGTGTCAAAGAACTCTTTCCGAAGGGCGATTTTGGTATTAAAATTGGGGTCGTTTAGGGTGGGGTAAAGACCTCCGATGTCGTCGGGTAATACTCCGATGTCGTGATGACCTCCCTCGGCACGCTCGTCCGGTAATACTCCGATGTCGTGTATCGTCATCTCTCGTTCCAGCAGTTCTTTTTTTAAAAGAAGCTTATTGAACTCCTTACTAAATGGATTGTTGATTTCTTCGGGCGACAGGCGTCTGCGACCTTCATCTATGTCGCGTTTCATTTTTGCGATAGTATCTCTGGGGGGGGTCGCAACAACGGCGACAGCCTCAGAACCCGCTTTCGCTTTCGCATTCGCCTTCGCCTTCGATTTCGGTTTAATACTTCGGCGTGCTGCTGGCTCCGCTGGCCCTGGCACCACCGGGAGTGCGGCTGTAGCGACCGACGCCACCGACAATTCCATCGGTATATTTTCTTGTTCTTGTTCTTCGGACATTTTCTACTTCTTTAGGTATGTATTATAATACCCCCGTGTTCCTTTATATATCTACCGGAAATAAAAGGGAACGATATCAAAATATTCTATAGCGGGACAATATGTTATTGATTTTACGAACAATCCCGACCTTTTCTAAATTGTAAGGTCGGATTGCCTTGATACACTCGTCAAACGGCATCCATTTCATAAGGCCTACCTCCATAATATCGTGCGCCTTTTTCGGCTTCTTATCTAAATCCACCATCGCGAGGAAATACTTCTGTTTATAGCATTTCATATCCGACCCCATAAATATCTCTTCAAAAGGCGCGATATTCTGTATAACGTTATCCGCGGTTATGTCGTATCCCGTCTCTTCTAGGCATTCTCTCAGAGCACACGGCAAGTCCTTCTCATTGTAGTTCCGGCGGCCTTTCGGAAACCCCCACTCTGTTTCAGTCCATCGCTTCGTAGATTCGTCTATGAACTGCTGGAGGTTTTTCACGCGACCATCCTTCGTGCGTATCCCCCCAAGCACTTGCCGATACTTCTCATATGACACCTGCTCTTCGTTTTTATACTGGCTCCCGCGCGTATACTCGCCCCATAACAGACGCCACAACTGTTCAAATGTAAGACGCATCAAGTTCGCCTTCTCGGCCATCGTCATTTCATCAATGATGCGCTGGATATACGCTTCATCGTTGAGCGAATATTTGCCGCGAATGAAATCCACGAACCCAAATGAGTCACGGCGGCGTATCATAAGGAACTCGGGTCCAGTATGGCCGCATCGGAATGCGATGACCCCGATACTTGTTATGGGCGCGCGACAATTATTATACACGTGATTGGTCCGATTACAGTTATTACAGAAATATTTGTCCGCTGACACTGCCGCGGACGCAGGTGATGCTTCTGATGCGGCCGACGCGTATTTATGATTTCGTAATTGACTTATTTCCAAATACGATAATGCGGATTTAGGATTATTTAGTTTTACAATGGATTCGGCCTCTTGTTCCATTACAAATACGCTTATCGTAATTACGCTTATCGTAATTATGTTATTGTTTTTATGTCATTTCATTGTAGGCACACACACACACACGCAGTAATGCTAAAACTAGACGCGAAGATATGGGGACCACATTATTGGTTCGTATTGATGACCACCGCCGTGAATTATCCTGACCACGTGAACGATGTCACGCGTAAAAAATACTACGACTTTATCCAGAACTTTCCGATGCTGATTCCGGACCCCGAAATGTCGTCGGAGTTTGCGCGGATGTTGGATAAATACCCGGTGACGCCTTATTTAGATAGCCGCGATTCGTTTATTAAGTGGGTCCATTTCATCCATAATCGGTATAATGTGCTCCTGATGAAGGACGAGATGTCGCTACACGAGGCGCTTGAGAGATACTACTTACACTATCGTCCGAAACCCATACAAATCTTGGAGGAGCTGAAATACCGCGAGAAACTCGTGTATTTATTGGTGGTGGCGGGGTTGGGATATGCGGCGTATTATTACCATAATCGGTGACGGTGAAACCGAATATGCCGTTGTCGGGCGCAAGCGGACCATAATCGGTGAAACCGAAGACGAATATGCCGATGATATTATTCGCTGCTATATATAACCGCACATACACATACAATGGTAAAAGCCGAGTATATCGTATTTCTTGTCGCAGCAGTCCTTATTGTAAACACATACTATGATGGACGCCTAATGAAAATGTTTCAGAGCAATCAAAAGTGGATGAAGATGGCAATGTTTGCGTTCGCGGGTCTCTCGCTCTTCTTGTTTTTGCGCCGTAATCCGGAAAACTCTAGGCAGTTGATGTATCACGCCAATGATATCATTAAGTATATGCCGATAAGCAAGGGGACCGCGGATATGATAACACCGTTTTTTGATATGACCGGGGGTCCGTCCCCGAACGACGGCGGTGCGAGTGGCGGTCAAACGAGCGGAGCGAGTGGCAGTGCGAGTGGCAGTGCGATTGGCCGCGCGATGAGTAGCGCGATGGGGGCGCCGTCGTCGCATGGGGGTGGCGGTGGTGGTGGCAGCCCCGCTGAACGCCGCATATTGAACTCCGGCAAGAATTCTAGCAAGCGCAGTGTCAGCGAAACCAAGAAGAAGTATGTCGCAGCACAGCAGGGTTGGAAATGCGGTGACTGTCAGCGTCAATTGCCCGCGTGGTTTGAAGTAGACCATGTCATTGCTTTAGAACACGGCGGGTCTAACCACGTGGATAATTTAGTCGCTTTGTGTCGGGATTGCCACGGAAAAAAGACGGCGATGTCGTTCTTGTAGAAACGCGATGCGAAGGCCGCATTAATATATCTTATAATTATAACTGGGTGTCGTTATAATTATAATATTACAAAAGATATGAATCCGGCGTCACCGGCACCGCCGACAGCGCCGTTAGAAGAATCATTACACATAAAAACACTATTAAACTATCTTCCTGTTATTGTATTGTCGGTTATTTTGCTAATCGGTTTTGTTTCGTGGGATGTTATGGCAAATAATTGGGCGGTATTTACGACACTACTCATCGTATGTTTATTTGCCGGGTTTGTCAATTTTTTGAATCCGTATCGGTTTCTTACCGCGAAAAACGCGTTATTGTTTCCGCCATCTCCAGCAGGAGCACCCGCAATGAGCTTTTTCGGTATATTTTTTACGATATTCGCAATACTAGTTGGTGTTGGTATCGGGTTCGGTAGTTTGGGTGTTTCACAAACAGCGTCATCCTATGACCCATCACAGGCGTTAATGGGGATTGGCGGCACACTCCTTGTTATCACGTTTGTTCTTTTCATTGGGGGGCTTGTAAAACAATTTGGCAGTCCTGGTGGAGTAGTATATGATTTCATTAACGACAAATTATCAACCAACGGTATCATCGGCGGAATCATTGCCTGTATTGTAGTGGGTATTCCGTTGGTGGTTCGCGGTAAAGAAATCGCAGACAAAACAGCCAATCCGGACATCGGGGATAACGACAAGAATAAAATCAGACAAGACCTTGCGACCAGTGGCGCAAATACAATGTTAAGTGTAGGTGTCATTTTACAAATCATCGGTTTGGCGATGAGTGGGTATTTCATATGGCAATATAATACGAATGGCAATACGTCAAAAATAGCGGCGGGCATTATAATGGCAGCATTACTGGTAATGGGTCCTATCTTTGTTTCCAAAAGCCAGAGAGGCCCTGGGTTTGGTTCCGACAATACTGCGGAAATAGGTTCATTTGAAAACAAACCATTCCTCGTCCACGGAATTGTCTACATCATTCTCGGGTTTGCATTTTTACTCTTATTATTGGGGTTGTTTTCTGTTGCCACAACTAGCATTTATAAAGGCGCATTCGGGCTATTGCTAGCAGCATTTCTGGTATTCATAAGCGTATCTCTTTGGTATGTTATTAATGAAACAAAGACGCCACCTAAGGCTAATTTAAAGGATCCGGACGACCCTTATTATCAACAATTAAAGGCGGAAGTCACCAAAGACTTACAGAAAAAGGCACCGGCAGGTGCGGCGCCGGTTGGCGACGATGATGTGACAGCGGAAATGGAAAGACGACTCAATGAAAAAATCCAGACACCGAATCAAGCCGTAATGGGTGTATTTTACGCACTGTCAATCATTATCACGGTTATGATACTAATGTTCTATAATGTTCGGTTGAAAATGTCAGAGTGTGGATATATACCGCACGCGTTCGGTTGGGGGGATGCGTTTAAATATGTGTTTGCGGGGGATTGCGACCAACCGGTTGGTTCTGTCACAACCGAATTGAAAGGCCTGGATGACGCATACCCAAACAAGGTGAAAGAAGACAAAATGTTGTCAAGTGACTGGGATACAATCTTATCCAAGAAAAACACGCCCGCCGGCACTAACGATTTCAACGAAATGTTTGTCCGTTTCTCCAAATGGTTCTCACTCATCCCCTTCTTATCCATTATCTTGATTGTGATGTGGGTCTCTATTCTTTTTACGAATATTACATCAGATCGAAGGACAAGTGCGTGGATTGCGGGCGCCTTTACCGGCGATATGTTCCCTCGCGTGAAAGAGTTATTGGACACCTTTTTCATTGTTTTGATTGTCGGTCTCTTGTTATGCGGAATCCTATTACTTCCATTTGTGAAAGAGCTCAATGTTGGCGGGCTTGATTCCATCTTAAAGTTTGCCGAGTCTATTCAGGTGTGGCAGTATCAGGCGCAGCCGAATGATGCCAGTGTATGGAAAAAAGTTCTAGCGGCGGTTGTTGGATTCTGTGCGATATTCTTTATCGTATTATCCCCGTGGTGGAAATATTTGACGCAAGACCGTAAGAGTGACCAACCAATTGTTCCCGAGAATTGGGGGTGGTTTATTGGGTTTGTCGTTCTTTGGGCGACTGCTTCTCTTCCTGCGTGGTTTCATAGTCTACCCAAAGTAGGGTCACCCACCGATCCGGATTTTGCGAAAGAGGGGGTGCTGACACGCATTATTCGTCTCTTTTTTACTACAATCTATTTGGTTCCGTGGTTGATTGTAACATTATTCAAGGCGGTTCTTTATGGAATCGGTTCTTTGTCGGGTGTAGACTCCATCAAACAAAAATTCAGCGAGGAACTTGAGAAACTTAATTTTGCGAACTGGAGTTCAACGACCACCGATTTTCGTATGTTTCCATTGGATGACACACTGATAACGCCGGCGAGCGTAACATCGGTAAAATCGGCTGAATCGGCAGCGGTGGCCGCGGCATCGGCATCATCGGCAGCAGCAGCACCCGTCGGCATAGACGAAACAAAAGTGAGCGCCATCGGTAAACTCATCAAAGTCATCCTACTCACGATTTCGTTCGTTATTTTGATTCTCGCAGTTATTTACTATGTATACAAGATTGACGCGACCAATCGCCTGGGGGGCGCAGAGCAGGATGTCGCCTCGGGCGGGTTCGTCGCACAAATGAACTCTCCCACCGCGCACACCATTTACGTTATTATGGCCATCGTCGCCATCGCCGGGTTTGTCGCGCATCTCCGAGAGAAATTCAAGAGCGCAAATGCGGAGAAGTCGCCCGAAGACTACCTTTTCAATGATATTAAGCCGGAAGACACCAATAGCCCGATGCGCCAGCTCACATTCGGAATGACGCACATTATTTACATTGTATTGATGATAATTGTGTGGGTGTATGACCGCGATTTAGACGAAAAGAACCGGATGTCGGTAACGGGAATGACCGTATTGGGTATCGCCATTCTCTTCTTTCATTATGGATTAGAATTCATTGATAATCGCCTGCCGAAGGCACCGGGCGCAGCCGCTGACGCACCACCGAAAATGGCGCCATTGACAACCCTCCTTACAAATATTCGGTTTATCGCGAATACGGTATTCTTCATCGTGTTGTGCGCGCTCGCGTATTACAAACAGCACGGTGTTATGGTCGCACTCATCGTGTTTATGTTCCTCTTCCATCTCACGAAATCCATCCTCGGCTTGAAACTGCTGAAGTTGCTGTGGGCGTGTATTATTTACATCCCGTGTCTCTTCCTGGACTTACTCCAGGGTTCGCAAAGTGCGGTGGGAGATACGACGCGCCCCATCTGGATTATCGTCGCGATTGAACTCCTGCTTATCGCCATTTTATACGGCGGGCCTTATTTGATTAACTACATTGGCGCATCCGCCTCACCCATCGTCGCCGCGCCGGTATCCCTGAAGGAGCTATACGACACGAATTTGACGACGCAAAGCAAGGAAATCTTCATTTATCATAATACGGGGTCGGACCGTTCGCCTGAAGATAAGGCGGCGAATTGCCCCGCAGAAGAGAAAATGCGTTATGAATATTCCATTTCCGGGTGGTTCATTTTAAATAATAATGTCACCGCGAAGAACACGGATTTGGAGATATTCAATTTCGGAAATGTTCCGCGATTAACGTATAACCCCTCCAAAAATGAGTTGAGAATATTGTGTAATACTGTTGGCATAGATGGAGGCCAACCCAAACCATCTTACGAGGTATACAATTCCCGGAAAAACTATAAGGCGTTTATTGGGGGTGGAGATGACACCGAAGATACGAAGACCAAACTCAAGACGTTAATTGATGACGAAGAACTTGACACAGATATTCCACTTCAACGATGGAACTACTTTGTTATTAATTATAACGGGAAAACGATGGACTTCTTTTTGAATAACAAGCTCGTGAATAGGAGCGACTTCATTATGCCGGATATTCAATTGGCACCGATTACGGTCGGCACCAAGATGGGTCTCAACGGTAGTATCTGTAATTTCGCATTTCACAAATATCCACTCACGAAGGAACAGATACGCTGGACGTATAATATGTTGAAATCGCAAAATCCGCCGATGATTGGAATGCCGACAATTAAGGAAGAGGTGAAGGTGGCGGGGTCGACTGATATATATTCGCGATAATGGAATGGAATGGAATGGAATGGAATATGGAATGGAATGGAATGGAATGGAATATGGAATCTGGAATGAATGTATTATTATATAATATATAATTATACAGACCTAACATTCAATATGAATTCAAAGCTGGTTCTCGCAGTTATCGTAATTCTTCTCCTATTGTATGTCATTTTCAAAGCACTTACCACGAATTATACTACTTTAGGAACCATGCAGAAATGGTCAACATCAACCATATTACAAGGAAGCAATTTACCGAATAGTTTCAAGGCGAATAGTGCGATTTCTATCTGGTTTTACATTAAAACATGGACTTCAGGAACCAAGGTAATTGAATTCAAAAATGGGGGAAACCAATCCATTTTTCAGGTTCAATTTAAAGCAAATACCAACACTATCCAGATTTTCCCCAGGTCTGGCGCGTCAGTATCCGGCGAGGACTGTGATATTGCGGAGTTCCCTCTTCAAAAATGGGTGAACCTCATCATCAGCTTCAACGGTTCAGCGATGGATGTCTATGTCGACGGTAAATTAGTGAAATCATGCGTTGTAAATAATGGTTCAAAACTAAATGAAACACAACAAATTATTTTAGGCGATGCCAGCAAAAAAGAAGACATCGGATTTATCACCAATGTCAAACTGAAAGCTTCGCCAATCGCACCCCAAGAGGCGTGGGATATTTACTCGCAAGGGTTCGGCGGCAGCCCTTGGAGCGATCTCCTCAACAAATATAAGGTGAAATTGAGCTTCATCGTGGATAATCAGGAACAGACAAGTATAAGCACATAGGCGGAGCGAAGCGGAGCCGAGCGCGCGATGAAACAATCCATTTAACGGTTATTGTAAATGGATTGTTTTTTTATTTGATATATATAGTAATACGACACAATATTATAAACATTAGAACTGTTATGAGCGAAAGTAGTGGCGACGGCGGCGGTGGCGGTGGTGGCGGCGGGTTTTTAAGCGGAATCTCATCCAGTTTCTCAAAACCAGGTGATGCCGGTCTGTCTGGGTCCGGCAGTGGGAACGGCGGATTCGGTCTGCGAGAATTTATGGAGTCCAATAGTCTTGTCGCAAAATTCGCATTTATTTTGATGGTGTTTATCGTGTTTTCGGTCGCAGTCAAGCTATCCATCATCGCATTGTCGTATTTGTTGCTACCAACGATGTCGCCTTACGTCTTGGATGGAACCGCGAATACCGAGGACCTCGCAATAAATGTTTCACAAGACCCGGCGCAAAAGGATTCCGTGTTTATCGCACGGTCTATGAATGAAGACGGTGGTTTAGAATATACGTGGTCGGCGTGGTTTTTGGTTAAACAAGTCCCACTTGAAAAAGGGAAATATTCCAGAATCTTTAGCAAAGGCGGCGAGGGGACCAAGTCGTCGGCCAATGGTATCTATTATCCGAATAACGCTCCCGGAATGTATATCCGATTTTCCGATGACATAACGACCACGAATCCTGATAGGACGGACGCGGGCACCAATGTGTCTTTGATGGTCGTCGTGGATGTCGGTGGAAAGCTGGATTCTTCCGACAAAAAAGAAAATCTACACGAAAAACTCATCGCAACAGATATACCAATGAAAAACTGGGTAAATGCCGTGGTCCGTGTCACCAATAATGTTATTGATTTGTATATCAATGGACGCTTGGCACAGCGTCGCAAAACAGCCGGCATCCCTCTTCAAAATTATGGAAAGGTTAATATTGGTGAGGATAAAGCCAAGGACCGGTTTAGTGGGTATATTTCCACCATCCAGTATTTCAATTACTCTATTGGTGCGAATAAAATCAAGAGCATCGTGGATGAAGGACCTAAATTGAAGATGATAACCAGTGCGGGCGGAGATACAAGCGCGACGAAGAATGTCGGGTCATACCTCTCAAATCATTGGTATATGCGGTAATATTTTTTTACATTTACATATCAGCAATACAATACAATACGATAAGATACGATACGATACGATACGATTACGTGTAAAAAAATATAATGTCTGGTACAACACCTACCTGGACCCCACCATTACAACAGACGATAGAAACCGGAGGCGACGGACAACCTATATACGGCGATGTTTATTTTAATATAGCGAACGAAAGCCCCGAAACAACCCGATTTAATGTATATTCATTAAATTATTCTACTACATTTACGCTTATATCAGGGACATTTACGATACCCGGTGTTCCAGCAGGTGTTGGGCCTAGAAATACAGATGTTCCTGCGGAATTAATAAATCGGCGGGGGACGCTTATCGGAGTTATTCCATTGATAAACCTATCTTCAAATAACCGACTGACGCCAATCACATTCGCATTTCCAACGAATTCCTACTCTATTTCGGTGGTTTCTTTTTCCACCGATTATTATGTGATTCCACAGCCGTCGGGTGATCCGGGTAATCAGGTCGGAATATACAAAACTCCTGGCGCGTTAGATGTGCGCCTTCCTTACCGAAACGCGCTTGTCATCAACGGCATCTATGATGTTTCGGGCGGATTCATGTACGGCCAAGATAGCTTGACATTACGGATGGAAATCAAACAATCCCGGTATGAGGCGTCTGGGATTGATGATGATACGGTGACATACGCCGAAAAAAAGATTGTAGTTCCGCTTACATTAACAAAGACGTTGACGAATATCGGGATTAAACCGTTCTCGGGACTCGGCGATATTAATACAATACCCGGTTCTGATGCGAACGGGATTATCACGCGCGAATACCTGGACGGGTTTATTGATTTGAATTTTTCGCAATTTGCGACGACGGATAGGATAAAACTCGTGGATGGAACGCCCGACTACGGAGACGTCATTTATTATTTGGGGGTGACATTGCCGCGCACATTTACATTTGAAAATGATACTGTCGTCATAAACAACAATAGAATCGCATTTAAAAAAGTGACGATTTTGCCGGATGGAACTCATAGTTATATACGCATCAATTTTCTTCAGGAAGAGACACCGGTATATAAGAGATCGGCGCAGAGAATAGGCGAAACCACCGCGCCCATTCGTCTCCAAATCAATAAATCTACGCCTACATTTGTCGGCCAAATTCCGGCGGCGAATACCGCTGACTCCCGCCAAGTGTATCGCTTGTCCGACTTGAATAAAATGACATCCGATGTGTCGTTCGTGCTTACCCCGCCTCTTTCCAATAATACCGACTCGTCTGCGAACTTTCTATTCTCGTCCAGCAACGAAAGTTTACTGAATATACGGACATCCGGTGGGACCGTAGGGAGCGTTGTGTATACCGCATATATATACGGTTCAGGAACAGCGACAATCACGGTAACTCAACCCGCAACAACGAATTTCAACCAAAAGGTCGCAATATTTGACGTCAATATATTTGAAATAACACCCGCGATTATTAATTGTAATACTAATTTATTCTATACCAATCCATACAATCGCCAATTTTGGACGCGTTTCAAACCCGAATGCCGTTCTTCCGATTTGGTAGACAGTGTAACAGGTGCCAAACTCACCGCGCCCCAAGTAGACGAAGTGTATGATATGCGGCGCAAGGCCGAAATCCTGAAATACAACAAAAATGTCGGCGGGTTGACGAAGAGTCAAAAATATGCGAAGGCGTCGCGCGGCGAATTAATGCGGAAAATCGGCAATGAATCCAACTATTTAAGTGGAGTCGGAGGGAGCGCATTTACATTGACGTGTCCGACGACGCCGGCGAATCGTCCGGTGCTTTGCGGCCTTACAACGGCGTGCGGCGTTCCCGGAAAAGAGCGGTTGTTGTGTTACGACCCGTCCGTGAATCTCTATAATTATAAGCGAACATATGAATATAAAGCCGGTCTTCAAGTCACTCTGAATATACCGACGACGATACTAACCGAGCCAACGAATTTACAGATAAAAGAATATGATAATATCAATAATCGGATTACATTGGGATGGGACGCGCCGGAATCCAATGGCGGTTTTCCCATCACAGGTTATGTTATAACATATTCGGTGGATAATAAGACATGGGCGCCGTATAAAAGTGTATTTCCATATAATCCAGCTACGGCAGGTGCGGGTGCTCCGGCCGCGACATATAATCGTGTTTCTGGCGAAATCAACGGAAATTCGGTTATCTTTGAACGCATCGCAGGGTCTGTTAAAATCCGCGCGAATACGATTTACTATATTTCGGTATTTTCGGGAAATGTGCGCGGTTTATCCAGTGTTCCTGCGACAATAACGGTTAAGACTTCATCAGTTCCATCTATTATAACAGGATTTGGATTTACGACGGTGGATGAACGACAAAATCTGATGGTACATTTGAAATGGACCGACCCGGTGAATACGGGGACGGTGGCTGGGTCGTATAATGGACCTGCGATTCGTCAATATAATTTATACTATCGCAAAGTTCCAGACACGACATGGACGAAACAAACGCTAGATATTAGTAATATTATTACATCTGCGAATAATGGGCGAAACTATATTTTGCGTAACATCATAAACGACAACAAATATGAACTTAAAATAGAACCCATCAATTCGGTGGGTATTGGCCCAGAATCGGTCATTATCACTGCGAGGACATTGATGAAACCGGCTGCTCCCACCGGTATTTTGATAACTGCGAAATACGGTCTTTTGCCTCCACTTATAGCAGACACGTCAAATAATTATATCAATATCATCTGGAGTAAGCCGGACACAGGCGGTAAACCTATTAAACTATATAATATAACAATCACGCCACCCCCTTCGGGTTCGCCTCCAGTATCCACGTTGGTTACCATTCCGTATAATGTTTCAGCCACAGATACGCGAACAACGTATACTACAGACATCGGGCGAATTGGCACAACGATTGGTGTGCCTAACGGTATATATTCGGTAACGATATCCGCATTTAATGGATACCTATACAGTGTTGAAAGCAGTCCTTCGGTTGTAACCGTGCTACCTAGATCCGCAAAACCAACCATATTCGCGATTGACGGAACTTATACGTCGGCCGGTTTGGTATATGCGGAAATGATATTTAATATAGAATCCGCCATTGTAGGAAACATATCTGTAGTCAAGGTAAATGGATTAAATTCTGAATATTCTACCGAGATTAATACAACGAATCAGCTGTTTTCGGGTCTACTCGGCGGGATAACAGGCGAGCATAAAATACGAATTCCCGCGACATCTGGTGGAAGAGAGATTATTGTTGTTGGGACGACATATTCGGTAAGTGTAACGCTCGTATTTACTACCCCTGGTCAGTCCCAAACAAGTGAGTTGTTCTCATATACTCCTGAAATTAAGTATTTGACAACATGAGCGAACGAGCGAACGAACGAACGAGCGAACGAACGAGCGAACGAACGAGCTCGCGAAGTTATTCTCTCAGCGTAGGGTCTACGCAAATATCCTGGCGTGAAAATGTCTGTCCCGACATACACTTGTCGCCTGCTTCTACTTTTACACAGCTTCGGAATCCACGGTCTTCGCCAATATAACAATATCCAGCTTTACCTGCCTGGTGCTTTTGGGTTACACTTGTGCTATCATCTGCGCGCGGAGACGGTCCTGTATAACTACGATTGGCTTTATCTAAAAATGTGTATTTGGAATCGTCGTTAACGAAGCCCGGTTTCTTATCAGAACTGTTTGACATTCCGGGAGGGACAGGTGGGTGATGGGGGACTGGTGCCTTCGGTGCCTTCGGTGCCTTCGGTGCGTCGTCGTCGCTGTCGCTGTCGCTGTCGCTGTCGCTGTCACTGGCATCACCTGCGGCGGCCGACGATGGCGGTGCGACCGGCTGATTTGTCATACGAGCGATGATTTCGCGCCCTTTTTCCTCCAATGACTTGAAAAATGATTTTACCTTATCGCCAACATCGCCCATTCCTAAATGAAAATCGCTGTTATCCGATAAACTCCCCCACATAAACCACGCAATCACGACAATAAGTATGAATTTAATAAGGGTTGCGAACGAGAAGAAACTACCGCCGTCGTCACTGTCGCCGCCGTCGCTGCCGTCGCTGCTGGTGTCGAGAGAAATATCCGGCATTTTCACATCTTTGAATGTATCTTGTGCTTTTTCTTTAATACTGGATAATATGCCTGTTTTCTCCATCTTGGAACCCGATGATAATCCGCTATTTACACGTTCATTATTGGTGGGGGCGCCGAAGTTCGTGAATTTGAAAGTTGGAAGCGACATTATATATAATGGCAGACATTATTCGCTTCGCTTCGCTTATTTCATTCCATTTCATTCGGTTCCATTCCATTCGCTTCGCTCATTTCATTCGGTTCCATTCCATTCGCTTCGCTCATTTCATTCGGTTCCATTCGCTTCGCTTATTTCATTCATACGGGCTATATTTCCGCGGCGGTGCTTGCGGCATTCCTTCGGCGCCACCGCCACCGCCACCGCCACCGCCACTACCGCTGTCGTCATCCGTCTTCCTCACAATCGTATTCATCGCATTCAGCGCCTCCAGACGCTTAATCGTGCGTTCTAGGTCGCCATTCTTGTCACCCTTATATCCCGACGACGAAAACAGATAATCCGTATCAGGGCTAATCTCGTGTTGTTTTATTTGCTTATAAATCGCATTAATGTTCTCTATCGCAGTTTCAATAACGAGGCGGTCATTTATCATTTCTATCCGGCTATCGTATTCGGTCGTAAGTAGCGAAATAGCAAAATAGATGAGATACCGGCGTTTCTTGCGGACCCCCGTCGTAAACCGAATACAATAAATACGCAAAAGGCTATTCACGATTTTCTGGGTAAGAGGCGAATATTCGTCGGCTTGGTTGCTTCGCGCAATAATCATATCCCATATCATCCAAATGGGGTCAAATTGAAGTTTATCGTCTACAGGAATATGCGCCCGGCGTTCGCATCGGCACGTCTCCTTCTTCGCCTTACAAATCGTCTCAAATTCAACGACCCATTCCACCCAGTAGCACGCCAAGAGTGTATTTTTGGAATCCCGAGAGATGTGATACGCGAATTCATTCATCGCAATGAAAATCTCCTTAGGGTCTCTCTCTCGGAAAAACTCCTGCGCATAATCCACCCGCGGGGCTTTCAGGCGCTGTGACATCGTCGCAATATCATATTCCTCCTTCTTCTTGATTTTCACGCTCTCGTATTTATGTTGGCGCTTGGAATTACAAAGAACGCAAACGATTTCCGCGAACAGCGACCGCATCTTTGCGTGGTTTCGCAGGCGGAGTTCATTCCCCACGTATCCATTAGAAATGATGGATTTAAAACTCTCGTACCGCATCTCAATATAAAGCGGTAGTTTAGGATTGGCTAAATGAATATACTTGCTCGCAAATGTGATAATGATATCCCATAGTTCTATATAATGTCCGGAGCACACAAGTTCAGCACTCCAATAACACGCGGGTTCTATTTTAGAACTGGATAGACTATTGAGGAGCTCTTTCCTCACATCGGTCTTTTTATAGGACGAAAATGTTATTCCGCGGAAATCGCTCTCGCTGCGGATATCGTTTATTTCGTTGGGGTCGGACATCGGGCGACGGACTAGCGGACGGGCAGTATTACAATGTCTGCGGTTTTTTTTCGCGCGAGAATAACGATAAGAATATTTTATAACGAAATACTAGTAGGAATACATACATACATACATACATACATACATACATACATACATACATACAATACAATGGCATCATTTTACAAATCATTTTCGTCTTATATCCAATCTATAACGCGATGGGAAATTCTGACCTTTATGTTAATTCTATTAATGATTGTCTGTTTTATTAAGCGGGACTTGGATGTCCATGTGGAAGGGTTCGCCCAGAAAGATAAATACAAGGTCTATGAAAATGACGCCATCTTTGACAATTTTTATGCGGACATCTACGACGAACTCTTTATTCAGCCGAATAAAATAGAGGCAGAGGTGGATGAAATCATCCATATAACCGGCGCGCTTAATGGCAATGATACTGAAAAGAAGAATTTCAAAGTTTGTGACCTTGGATGCGGGCGAGGACACCACGTAGACCAGTTAAAGCATAAAGGTGTAGCCAACATCATTGGGTGCGATAAATCGGCGGCGATGCTCCAGAATGCGAGAGATTCGTATCCGAAGTGTAAATTCATTCAGGGGGATTTTATGAAACCAATGCTATTTAGTGAAGAAGAATTCAATGTGCTTACATGTTTCTATTTCACGGTGTATTATGTAAAAGATAAACGCGCATTCTTCAAGAATTGTTACCAGTGGTTGAAGCCGGAGGGGTATCTCATCATCCATTTAGTAGACCGGAACCATTTTGACCCAGTTGTTCCCGGTGGAAAACCGTTATTTATCGTATCTCCGCAGAAATATGCGAAGGACCGTATAACGAATTCTCTCGTCAAGTTCCGTAGCTTTCAATATAAATCGGATTTTACGGTTCCGCCGCCGACGAAGGGCGCGAAGGGTAGCCAGCTGAAACATACTGGAGAGAAGAATATCGGGAAATTCATTGAAAAAATAACGGATGATACAACTGGAAAGGTGCGAGAGAACATTCATACGTATTATATGCCGACAAACCGAGAGATGCTGGAAATAGCGAAGGAGGTAGGGTTTACGGTGACGGGACAGGTGGATTTGGTGCATGTTCTTAACGAATTTCAGTATTTGTATATACTTAAGAAAGCGGCGTAATGCCGCGTAATGCCAATGGAGTCGCGGGACCAGCGGGAGCGCCGCGGAGCCGCGCCATATGCTTTTTATGATTATAATATAATGAATAATGGAACACTAAATGAAACGTCTACACTCCTATTGAGCCCGTTTCTTTTTCATTATATTATCGTGTTTGTGTGCGCAGCGTTCATTGTGTGTGGTTGTATACTAAAATTCAAATACTTATATTGGTATAGTCAGCCAATAACATTTGGCTTTACGATAAGGCGGTGGTTTCGCGGGGGCGGTGGCGGCGCGGCCGGTCGTTATAATACAAGTGTTATGAATCCGCTATCTCTCGCACAGCGCTGTAATAACGCAATCGTGTATCCATTTTTACATCACGTTCGCCACGATATCGTGCGTGTCTACAGCGGCGGTGCCGCGACCTACCCGATATCAGATGCTCCTTACGAGAGAATTGCGGAGTTTTTATCACGGCGCGGGAAGGAGATTGTTACACCATCCGTCAGTGACACCATATGTATCCCCAGTGACACCATATGTATCCCCAGTGACACCATATGTATCCCCAGTATCCCCAGTGACACATTAGAGTTCATTCTCTCACAGGAGACACACGGTCTCTCGGTGTTTATAGGTATTCTTACTGAACCGGGCGACAATACGCCCATTAAGATTAAGGGCGACAATACACCCATTAAGGGCGTATGTATTCTTACACCCAGAATTATGCTCTCCTTCTCGTCGTCGTCATCGGGCGCGTCATCTGTTTCCATCTACGTGTGCGACCATCTCGCCTGGGCAAAGTATATAACACCCGAGTATGAATCTCTCGCGCTTCTTGAAACAACCGAATATATTCAGAAATCCCGAGAGATTGCGGGCGAACAAACATTATATAGATACAGCGAAATCCCGTGGTTTGTTATTCCATTTACAACAGTTTATAATTATACATTCGCGGCACGCGCCGCCTCCGCCGCCACCGCGGGTCTCGGCGTGGGTGTTTCCGTAATTCCGGCACGCGCCGCCTCCGCCACTGCGGGTCTCGGCGTGGGTGTTTCCGTAATTCCGGTATCCACCACCAACTTCGCCATCTTTTACGCCTTTGTAAATGAATGTGCGAGAGATTTCCGGTGCTGTATATTCAATGAACTTACACAATTACAATCTCTCATTCAAGGCGGTATATATCACATCTATATGCTTGTGCTAAATGGCGTGCGCGTAATGGCGGTCTATATATTCGCGCCTTCGTGGATGAAGGTTCGCGAAGGCGCCGCGGTTGCGGGCCATACCCGACATAAAACAAAACCGAAAAAGACTATTGGAAATAGGATAACCGCACTTCACGAACGGATATCTCAAACATCCACGGCGGTTGTTAAATATCTACCGCCGGTGGTCGCGCCGAAATATGATGCGTTTGGGAAACGGGTAAAACGGGCGGCGGGGTCGGCGGGCTCGGATGCGCGCAACAACAATGGCAATGGGGGCGACGATATTCTGCGTCTAATATCATCCATCCAACATAAATTACTGTGCGACCGAGAGGCATTTGTCAGAGGATTTTATGCGGCAGTGGCATTCCACGCCAATACTACTGTTGTTTCTATAGACACCCTCGCACACAACTACCGGATAATTGACGCCATTGTTGCGGCGACTGGGACGGCGCGTTGGAATTTATTATCACGTGATAAATGGTATTACATACTATATAATGCCATTATACACCAAGAAATTCAGTGTAAAGATATATTGATTATCTAGTGGATAATCTAGTGGATGAATTAGCTGGATTATCTAGTGGATGAATTAGCTGGATTATCTAGTGGATAATCTCTCTAGCGATGATACATTGATGTTGCTGTATAAGAACGACGTCCACCAAACATTCCAAAACTGCTTCGTGCGCCGCCGCCTCCCACTGCGACATGCGTAAATGTATCTACGATGAAGATAATGAATACGCCTAAAAAGCAATACAATACGAGTTCTTCAATGACGTGTCCGGTTTTCTCGTCCTTCTTATCCTCCAACATATGAATGATGTAGTTGAGTTTTTCAATCAGGGCCACATTGGTCCCACTCTTGCTGCCACCCTCAGTCGCTGATAATTGGCCGGCGAGAGATTCCGCATAAGGAACAAACTGTTCGTAATACTGCGATGCGTAGGTATTTGTGCTAAATGGCGCGGTCTTCGTCCCTGCGTTCGCCTGCGCTTGCGGGTCTTTCTTCGGCGCACCTGCGACAGTTCCCATTAAATTATCAAAATAGGGCGATGATGGGGGTGGCATTGCGGACTCCATTCCTTCTAATAATGTGGATGAATACGATGAATTCGGGTTTAGGGAATTCATTTGGACCGTCTTGTGAACCACCGGGTGTGTAGATGTATTGCTAGATAATGTATCAGCACTCCGAATAATTCCAGAATGCGAGACATTTGATGAATAAACACCCATTCCTTGCGCCGGATATGATGGTAGAACGGAAGAGGGTTCGCCGTCTTCGCCGTCTTCTTCGCTATCCTCGCCCCCCTTACGATGAATACTTTCAATATAATCTTTGATTTGCTTGATTTTCTTCCCGGCTTGCTGGACGACACCATCGTTGGTTCCATTCGTGGGTGGTGGCGGTGATTGTAATATACCTCGTTCGGCGTCATTATTGCGCGGTATCTTTAGGGTTCGGTTGCCGCCATTTCGGCGATTGTATATTTTTCCGTTTCCGGGTCTTGAATTGTCATTATTACTAGTTTCGGCGTATTCCGAAAAACCTAAAGATGTCATCTTCTCCTATAAAAAAATGAGATATTAATTCGGGGAGATTGAACTGGTTGTATATGAAAAATATATTTGTTATGTATATAAGACGAAAATGGTGAAATTAAGCAAAGAACTCACTTTAGGTGTTTTACTAGTGGTTATTGTTATTATGGTTCTTAAGCCCAACCTTCTCGGGTTTTTGTATAATAACATTTTAGGCAAAATTATCTTTGTCGCTGCCGTCGTGTTTCTCTCGTTGAAGCATACGGCTGCGGGTTTGTTGGCCGTTGTGTTCGTTGCGATTGTCGCGTCGATGAGCGGCTATCACGGGTTTGAGGGGATGGCTCTTCCGGAAGACAATCAAGAAGGAGAAGAAAATATGAAGAAGGAGAAGTGCGAGGGTGAAGACTGTGATGCCGAGACGAAGGAAGGTGCTGAAACTCAGAAGAAGCCTGATGCTGTCAAGGACATTGAAGAACTCTTGAAGACGAAGTGAAGCGAAGTGAAGCGAGCGCACGAGAAGAAGCGAGCGCACGAGAAGAAGCGAGAGGAAGCGAGCGCACGAGAAGTGAGTAATAAGCACCCGAATAGTAAGGCAAATGTTCGCATTATAGAACAAGACGTGAGTATGCGGCAAAGGATTACGAACAATACATATACACACACACAATGTCGTCTATATGTATTGAATTATATCTATTATTATACTAGTAGTAAACGCGAAATGGAACTCCAATATTATATTCAGTATATTCTCTCGTGGGTGGTTCATAATGTGCTATATACAGACGCGACATTTGCGATTGTGCGTATATTGATAATCATCGGGTTGGTATCCTTATTGGTATACCGTCAATATGTTTTGTTTGTATTACTGTGTATTGTTGTAATATCTGCGGAGTATCTCGCGGACGCGGACGCTGACGCGGACGAACACGACAACTACATCGCACAATTCGCCGCGAAGGTGATGGCTGCGACGACGATGACGGTGCCTGCGACGGGTCGCATCGTGGATAAAGACGAACTCACTACGGGTATTTCAATCAATGACGGACGCGAGGGGTTTTCCATCGGAATGCCGAAAATCATTTCAGGAGACGCTACCGGCCAAGATCATCGGAGGTTGAATAAATTTGTTGAAGAAGATAGTCGCGACTTCACCGAGAAAGAATTCAGAAGCAAACAATGCTCTATCGGAAGTGGGATTGGTGGGATAACAATGTTCGGCAGTAATGAACTCATTGGAGAGTCGCGCACGGCAACCCTACGCGGGATTTACGATTTCGCGGGGAATGTGACTGCAAATGATTCTAACGGCGATACGACAAAACGCGCGAAATATTTCAAGGAGTGTGTATTTGACCCAGTCAAACGAAACGATTTCCGCGCCTTTAAAAAAAAGATATATACCGACATAACCGGTAAAATTATAAACATTGAGAATTGCTTGAAACGATTCAATACCGCGATTTTATTTAGTACTTCATCCGATGTAAACGCGGGTTATAGCCAGCGGTTGACGACATTGACGGATGGCGTGGTTAGTGGGAAAAATGCCGACGGCACGGCTGCGTCATTTACATACGTCTCGTTGATTGCGGGAGGTTCGGATAACACGGCGAAACTGGCCAATATTCAGGCATTGAATAGAGGAAATAACGCAGTAGATAACTTCAGCAAACAAACCTATAGCGACTTACTCAAAGCGACGAATGAGAGCGCCGACGAGATATATACAACGAATCGCGCACGTAAGCAGCAAGCGATGGATATCTTCGGGAAAGTATACGGATACCGCACACGAATAGACGAGATTCTGGCGATGATGCGCGAACAAACGACAAATGACATTGCGTCCATAAATACCGTGCGTATCAGCGAATCCGTCGTCCAAGAATTGCGCACGATGCTATCGTATTTGAAGATTATTCAACAAACCAACGCAATTATTAATTTTGATATCAGTAACGGGATTTATGATAAGTTGAATACGACACCACCACCGACTACGCTTGATGCGTTACCCAAAGCTGGCATAGACCCAATCACCATCGCCAACAACATTTTCAAAATCCCGCTTGACGATGACACCTATAACACCAACGATGAAAAGCGGTATTTATACGGCATAACGTATTATTTTGACAAGATGGAGTAGTCGGAATATTATTATACAATTCTTATATAGGAATTCTTTTATAGGAATTATAGTATAAGAATTATATAAGAATACCAATATCGGGTTATCCAATGAAACTACGAACAGTTGCTATTTTAATATTGATGGCGTGTGTCGTCGTCGCAACCTCCGCATTTGGCGCGTATCAAGACAGTATCGGAAATGATGACGCAGCCGCCGTGACGAAGAAGGCCGCCGCGAAGAAGGCTGCGGCCGCAGCGCCGACGAAGGACGTTGTAGGCGCATCAGGAGCAGGAACCTCCTACAAACAAAGCAACGCTCATCTGGACATTTCCGAAAAGACAGACGGGCCTTATGTAAAAGACGGCACAAATACATATCGCGGAAAAGCGGGTGGATATGACCTGCGCGATACATACGACAGTGACGACGAGCGGGCCGACGGCGGTGGCGACAGTGACAGCGACGATGACGACGGTGAACCTAAGTCCGAATTCCAGCGAAAACTGAAGTATATCACCAAGATGTTTAAAGAGATATTTAGTAAATGGAAGTCGCAGGAGACGATTATGGCGCCGACCAGTATAGAAGAAGACCCAGACAACCCGCTGGGCCCGGAAGGGTTCAAAATACGCGAGAAGTTCAAGAAGGGCGCGCGTCAGGGAATGCGTAAACTGAAAAACGCGTTTCGGGGGCGATTCAGTTCGTAGCCTAGCGTAGCGTAGCGCGCGATAAATAATCTATCGTAATATTAGTATTCGTATTATTCGCGTATTATTCGTATTTATTACGATAAATGTCAAAGAAAAATCGTAGTAGTCTACGCCGTAGGGGGTCGTCGGCAGCGGCGCCAAAAATGCCAGTGGCCGCCACCGCCGCCGCCCCGAAACAAATCGGTGGCGCACCCGCCCCCCCAGGGTCCGGCCCGGGTTCCATCGCGTCATCCTCTATAAACCTGAAAACATTTACGGATTTATTTTCCGGTAAAACGAACTTTTTCACACTTCAATCTCCCGCAACCAATATTATGAACTCGCGGGTTCTCACGACGATGCATAACTTCTTTCATAACCTGAATACAAGCACATTTTTCGCCGGGTTTGTTATGCTTGTTCTGAATATCGGCGCGCGATATATCAATCTAGACCTGAATTCATCCACCGAATCCTGGATTAAATACTTGATGAGTAAAGAGGTCCTCGTGTTCGCGGTGAGTTGGATGGGAACACGCAGTATTTACTATGCGCTCGTTATTACCGCGTGCTTTACCATCGTCGTAGATCATTTTATGAACGTAGATAGCAAATATTGCGTGGTTCCTTCCAAGTTTAGAGACTTACACACGATGACGGAAGAGAAACACGGACCCGAGAAGACGGTGACCGATTTAGAAATCAGCAATGCGCTTCATACACTGGAGAAGGCGAAGAAAGAGAAGGAGGAGACTGACCATTTAGAACTCGTAAAGTATCACCAGCTATTCAAAGATGATACGTTTGAGCCATCGCAACCCGCGAAGGTGGGCGGGAAGTAACGCAGTGACCGTAGGGCGTAGGGCGTTTGCGTATATCAAACAATTTTATAAATAGTATATAGCTAGGGTTATAATACTATTTATTACATAAAAATACGGTATGGCGAATATAATTCCACCGCCGCTACCACCGCCACCCCCACGGCTTCTACCACCGCTTATTCAACCATTAATTCAACCGCCGAATCCCGTAGTGAATAATGCTGCTGTTGTGGCGGCGGCGGCGGCGAGGCCAGGGCAAGCACCAGCGCCAAAAAAACCGTATATAACTATAAAAAACCTGACTACCGCGGTCGACGCAAGTATTGGCCGGCACGTAGATGATTTGGATGAACGCATCGCCTTAAAAGAACTCCCGGTGATAGGACCCTCCGGAACGAGCAAATCAACCGCAGCGCCGAAATTTGAGCGAACCCAGGGGGATTTCCCAGACTTAAAAGTGGATATATACGAACAAATGGTCTATCATCGCGCGAAATCAACAAATAAAAACCTACTTGAAATATTTGTTCCTACGCGATATAAAATCAACTACGACAAAATAAAACAATATTTCGCCACAAAAGGCACGGATAAAGATGTCGACGACCTTAAAAAAACGGTGATAAGCGCATATGGCAATAACTACAATAGTTTATTTTATAAACATACCATTGCGGGGAAGACCGCGCCCGCTGCCGCCGCCGCCGCCTCCGCCGCCGCCAGAACTGGGTCATCGGGTGGTGACCTGGATAAACTCGCAATGGAAAGTATCCAAAATAAAATAGATAGATGGCATTTCAATTACTCTGAATGGTCGTTTTATGATAACGCAAGCTCGTTTTTCGTCCAGAAAACGATGTTACCCAAGGACGAATTATTGACATTAAAAATGGATTTTGATGACGTATTCGGAGGCGCGGGCGCGGGCGGATTAATAACCATCGTAGATGAAATCAGCGGGAAATACACCAGTTTAAAGGATAAATATACCGCCAATATTCAGGAACAGGTTATTGTGGCGTCGTCATCTACTCTTGATAATTATAATAATTTCTTTAAAATATTATACGCCGAAATTGATAAACGGAAAACAGATCCGTTGGATTATGTTACAGAACGCCAACGGGATTTTCCGTCGTATACATTTGATGTCAATACGAGGAATTATTTATTACGCGCATTTGAGAGATTACATAATATATCGCAGGAAATGACAACTGTATATAATACGTTTGGGGATACTCCAATCAATTCCAAAATCAAACTGTTAGAAACACTCAACGATGAATATACACAACTCATAAAAGGGATTGAAAGAGATGAGAAATTAAAGACGGCGAACGACATATTTACGAAATATATGCTGGGGCCTGGGAGAAAAGATGTATTCTCAAACTTCATACCTAATTATAAAATAATCCAGTATGTCTTTTGGTTGATTCGCGGGGGGGAACAACGGGCGGCTGGCGGTGATGCGAATTTTGTAAATAACGCATTTGAAGTAGATTACGCGACTGCCGAACCAGAAGCTTTATATGGACTTATTCAAGATTTGGCGGGGGCATTGACGGAGGAAGAAGAGAGGAAAAAGGCGCAGTTTATGAAGGATGATGCGGTAATAAAGCAGCTTGAAGATATTAATGAACTTATAGCGTATCGGAATACGAATACGACGACCGTCGTCAAGCCGACTATCTACAACACTTTAAATAAATATACTATAGCGTGGCCGGGCGCCGGTCAACAACTAGGATATATAACTAAAGCAATCAATAATGATATATTGACACTACCAGCTGATTTAAAAATTAAAAATGATGTTAGTGCGGCAAACCTTGATTCAAAATCCGCAGAAATCAACGCAAAAATCCGCGAATTAAAGGGCAAACATTTCGCATCAATGCTGATTTTTTATAATTACCTAGAAGCGAAAAAAGACGCGGATATGGCGAAGATTGCGGAGTTTTTTAACACATTTTATGAAGAGTCCAAATTGATGAACCCAGAGTTAGACCCGCATTCAAGTATAGTCGGTGATAACCCGAAAACGGTGCCAACATTTTCATTTGGAATTGACATTCTTTTCTGGACCCTGCTTCGTATTACGAAATATTATTCGGGCAAGCATATCAACTTCATAAAAACAATGAAGGAAAAAATCGGCCCCGAAAATCCCGACCTACGCAATCTGCGTCTTGAAATCGGCGTCAAAGAGAGCAAACTGAAGCACATATGCGAACTCATAGCGAATACCGGTAATATATCGATAGACGCGATTATACCCGACCGCGCGGGGTATTATATAAAGCCCGGCGCCACCGGGGGGGATCTTTATGCCGGCTTCGTCGCCCCTGACAAATACCGCGATGAATGGCGTAAGAAAATAGACCCGACCGGGGGGGGTGGCGAAACCGCAAATAACATCATAAAAACCACGACTGAAATGAAGAAGAAGTTAGACAAATCTCTCGGGACGACGCAAGGAGACCTCTCCGAAATGCTTTCCACATTAATAGAATTGAATACCATCCAAGTTGTAAATATGCTCTTTGCGAAACCGCGTAATATATGGTATTCGCCCGATTTACGAATTAAACCTAACCCGGATGAATCATCCAAATGGATATTATTTCGGTTGGATAAAACTAAAATTATTTCTGGTCGCGCATTTTCAAAATTCCAAAAAGAGTTGAGGGCGCCTGTGGATGACGCAGGGGCGGTGGTCGCGGTGGGCGGTAGTGTCGGTGTGAGCCGCTTACAGCGTATATTGGATAAAAAATATACGAATTCCGTTCCACCGATTGATATACGTGGTCTCGGTGGGGGTGATGTGGCGACGCCGTTTTTGATTTTTATTATTGCGACGCAGCCGTTTCCGCCCCGAATGCTGGATAAAGATAATCTGAAAGACGCGACGGATATAATGTTTGATGACCCGTCATTTGCGCCGGCGGCGGATTCGGGTGCAGCGGCGGGTGCAGCGGCGGATTCGGGTGCGGCGGGCGGCATTATTGAAAATGGGTCTGATATGAAGGGCGCAATGGCAAATACAGTCAACAAAATCAAGGGCAAGATTCTACCCACAAAGGAATCATGTGCGACTGGTAAAGACGCAATTTTAAATGCGGGAAAGGATTTAAATGATTCGTTTAATAAAACGCTTGGGCGTATCGGGGGTGATTTGGCGCAGAAGATTGGCGATTTTCTACAAAAGGCGCCGCCGCCCCCGCCGCCTGCGATGATACCCCCGCCGTTACCGCCTCCGCCACCGTCGGCTGCGGCATTGGCCGCATTGGCGGCGATTATTCCTCCTCCTCCTGCGATTGCTCCTCCTCCTCCTGCGATTATTCCTCCTCCGGCGATTGCTCCTGTTATTGCGATTCCTCCTCCGCTTATCCCGCCTCCTCCGCCTGGTGGTGGTGGCGCAGCGGCAGCGGCAGCGGCAGCGGCAGCGGCGGCAGCGGCGGCGGCAGCAGCGGCGGCAGCACAGCAAGCGGCGGCACAGCAAGCGGCACAGCAAGCGTTAGCGGTGGCACGGCAAGCGGTAGCGGTGGCACAGCAACAGCAACGATTATTGTACCAGATAATTAACCAAGCACAAGCATTACCAGCGCATAATCCAACACAACAACAATTACTTAACATAAGTGGTTTAACCATTCAAGGTGCCATCGATGCTGGAACTCAAATCATTGCCTCGGCGCAAGCCGCCCAAGTCGCCACAGCAGCAGCAGCAGCAGCACAAGCAGGCTGCGCACCTGGCTCTCCAGAACCCCAGCAACTTCAGCAATTAGCGGGTCAGTTACAGTTAGAATCGGTGAATCTAACCCAACAACAATCAGAACTACAATATCAAAATTTTAATTTACAATTCTTAGAATTAACAGCAGACCGTAACCTGCCACAACTAGCACCCACTCCGCAACACTTTCAAAGATTAATTGACAAAGCAACCCAATTACAAGGAAATATACAAGCATATAACGCTGCTGTAGGAGGAGGTGTAATTGACCCACGGATAACAATATTGAACGACGCATTATCACAGATTATACCTGGAATTCAAGCGGATGCGGATGCGGCGGCAGCTTCGGCAGCGGCACAGCAAGCGGCACAGCAAGCGGCAGCGGCAGCAGCGGCAGTGGCAGCGGCATTGGCGGCACAGCAAGCGGCAGCACAGCAAGAGCAAGACCAGATTGGGTTTCTCGGCCAGATTGATCAATGCGTTGACAGAATACGGACTGTGTTACAAATACAGCCGCTGCCACCGGTGCTGGCAGTAACTTCCGTAGATCTCCGAGGAAAAATTATCAATGAATTAAACAATATAGAAAGCGTATTAAATAATACAGCACAAGTTGCTGACAATATATTAACTGTCGCAGGTGTTTCTGACCGTATTGGACGCGCGTCTCAAACTCTTACCGATGCTCTAGCCGAGATAAACCAGGATTTGAGCGGATGCCAAACACAGCAGTTTAATGCCTCAAAAACTGCGTTAATTAACGTTATTCAACAAAGATTAGCTGATTTGGTTGTATTCTCGGGTAATTTACATGATGTGATGAATGATGGTGTATTAGACAATATAAAAGGTGCCATTCCACATATTGTGAATGACATTCCCGCCACACCCACCATTACACAGAATATAGTTGACAATATATGCGAGTATTTAACGGGACGGGCCAACTACATACAACGACAAAATGAGGATGCTATTTCCAACACAATACATAATATAGACGACATTATAACACGCCTAAACGCGTTGAAACAGGAATACGCCCAATGTATTGACGGCCAAACCGCCGCACTTACCGCAGCACTTGCCTATTTACAAGAATTAAATACTACATGCGCCACACTTAAATTACCATCACCGCATCAATCACCGAATCCTCCGGCAACTATAGCTGACGCAAACACGCAAATATCGGAGCGCTTGAATGCGTTAATGGGGTATTTAGACGAAACTACCTTTTTGAACCCGATGGTATCCAACACCCTGACAGATTTACAGAAAGCATTTATTGCGACTGAACTGCGGGGGAAACTAGATGGTCCACTCGCAGATAATGTGGTGGACCAGTGTAATGATACAAACATTACGGATAAGATTAAATCAGATATGGCAACCTTGATAGCGCGGGTAAGTGGCGAAGTACAGAAATTGGCTGCCAGTATATCCGGGGGTAATATTACCGGACCGTTTAAACAACAAATACTAGATGTGCTAACTTCTTTACGCCACGAAGAACAAGCCCTACGGAATATAAACCTTACCACCGACTATACACTTCCGAAACCAAGTTCTGATTTTCTAAAACAAATTGAAGGTATTCGCGCGAATCTGCCACGTGCGTTGGCAGATGATTTTAATCAGAATACCGCACGACTTCGCACCGAAATAGACGCGTTTGTGCTTGATTCATTTACCAAAATTAGTCAGTGTAGGCAAGACGAATCTACGGCTGCGGCAGCAAGGGCCGCGAAGGACGCGCAAGACCGGAAATTGGGCGAATATTTACAGGCATTACAGCAAGTATCATCGGGGATTCTGCCTCCTCCAGCACTCGGTGCGGATGTGGAAGTTAAAATCAACTCTGGGCTTAAATTGTTACTAGGTAAATTGAATACCGACATTAATGAAAAAACCCAACTAGCTAATCAGTCGAAACAAACCATTGATGAGTTAATCGCGTCAATCGGGCCAAAAACAGACGAACTACGCAGATTTATAGATAATCGGTTGGATATATGTAATGACACAGCGATAGTCGCGAAAAATAAACGTAGCCTAGAGGAAATAATAAGTCAACTGAATGCCGAAGGTGTACAATTACGATTGTTATCCCTAGAAATTGCCAGAATATTACCGGAATTGGAAACGAAACGTGCTGCGATTATCGCGAAAATACAGACTGAAATTACAAATTTGAATTCGCCGGCTACTCTGGCGGCATTAGATCCTGCTACAATTACGGCGATCGGCGGAGAGATTGATAGTTTGAAGTCTAGATATGATGAATTAAACAAAAAGAGTGTTGGCAAATTAACCGAGGTGACCACAATGTATACACGTAACGACGCCACCGCGACGACGATGAAACAAGAAATAGAAGAGTGTATTCAAACGCGTAAAACGGTAGCCGCCGCTTGGCGGGATAGAGCAGTTGATTCAATTGCCAAAATGAAGCCAATTGCGAGTGAATGTAAAACGCGTATTGACGCACTATGTCAAATGGCGGATAGTGGTGCGATAAACAAGGTTGATGCTACCAACCCCGCAAGGGGGGGGGTAACTGCGCGGCTTGAGGCTTTAAAACAGTCGTGTTCGGCGTTTAATGTGCGGCTTCGCGAGATTATACCCTCATTATATGATGTCCCTCCAACGGCAAATTCTATTGAAAAAAACCTAGAAGATATATTGGTGTACCAACAGGGTCTCAACAACCCCGCAATCGGGTCGGCGCAACTAAACCAGCAATATAATAAAGCATTGGAATCTGTGAATACATTGACCGTCAATAAAACCGCATTAGAAACTATGGTTGGCGAATTAACGCGTTATGAAGGCGAAATAGACGCTATAAAAACGGATATCGGGGGTGTTATTGCGGCGCAAGAAGAAGCCGCCGCTGCCGCCGCCGCTGCTGCCGCTGACATAAATGTATTTGACGAATTGAAGACGACCGCGTTCTCTGGAGTTTCATTTAACGAACAAACGGGCGATTTAATTCTTTCATTTGGAAATGCGCAACAGCCACTTAATGTATCGGGGAAAGAACTCAGCCGACAACCACCATCATCACCAGGTAAATCTGGCAATGAAGAAGCAGATGAAGAATCCCAGTGGGTATCGGGGGGACCTTCCGGGGTTGGGCGCAGACGGCAGGCAGCCGCGGCACCATACAGCGTTGTTATAACGCCAACATCACAGTTTTACAAGAAACTTGTACTTGGGAAAGTTCCGCAAGATATTTGGCTCCGCGAAATTGAACTCGCCGATTTAAAGGCAGAATTTGGCGGGAAAAAGATAAATCTAATAGAGGGCGCGGAGGCATCCCCTAAAATTGACCCTGCGGATAAATTGGCAATCGCCAAAGCAGCCGCACTGAATCCGGTTGTCGTGAAGTCATTGCTCGCGGGCATCCCGGGTATAGACGGAGAATTTCTTAAAAAATACGATATATTGGTTCGGTTATGTGATAAAGGGTCGGCAGCAGGAGTAATAAATGAATTATTAATCGACAAAAAACAAATCATTCCTACCCCTGCTCCTGGGGCGGCTGGTTTTGGACTTGGACTTGTAATCCGTAAAATGCCCGCGGGGGAAATGAAAATAATTCGTATAAATGGTTCTGGCGGTGCTGCTGCCTCTCGGCAAGTTCGTATTGACGATATTATCCTAGAAGGAGACGATAAAAAATTAACTAATTTATCAGAAGAACAAGTTTCGGTCACACTCGCGGGTCCAGCTGGTTCTGAATGCGTCTTGCGGTTGAAGAGACGCAATAGTGCCGGTGCCGGTCACGAAATAATTACAGTCAAGGTGCGCCGCATTCCACCTTTACCAGAACCACAAAAAAAAGGAGACCCGTCAATCGTAAACAATATACTACAGAAATTGGGATGGAATGGCGGGGAAAATAAGGTGTGGTTTAATTGGGATATGAACACCGAGGGAGGAGGACGCAATTTAATAGGCGGTCTTTTTTCATTATTTAGTTACAACGCGCGGGTAAAATCAGAGTTTTTAAGTAAGAATTGCGCTACGAACTATGTTTGTATGTTGAATTGGATATTTTTAATTGCGTTGCGTTTAACTAATAGCGAACCTAAAATGTATACACCTGTTCATATTCAAGAATTGCTTAACAATATATATGTTAATGTCTACGGGTTTGTTGATTCAGAAGTGTTTTTTCATAAATATTTTATCAGCCCAATACCATCATCAACCCCCGAATATATAATTAGAGTTAACAAAAATTTACCCAAAAACGTATTTGGCGACGCAACATTAGCCACAATTATAAGTAGGATTAAAGGCGAATTACAACGAAGCCTAGACGATTCGAAGTCACTGCCGACATCACAGCAAGTGTCGGCGTCATCGTCGCGGTCGACGTCGCCGTTAGGAAAGCCGAGAACAGGAGCAGGAACTCCGGTATTAATGGGTGGTGGCCATAAAAAGAAAACCCGTAGGATAAATCGTAAGATAGACAGCCATCATACAATTAAAAAGCACAGTAAGCGCGAATCTGAACGCGGTGGAAAAGGGACTCGTCGGCGGCATCATAAACTACACGCTAAAGGGCGTGTATCTCGCATCAAAACAATACGATCAGACCCCGTTTATTTTTCGGTATAACCGACACCACTTTCGTGAAATATTCTTCAATTATCGTCGTCGCATAGTCATCATATAACCGTGATTTCGTGTATGCGTCTGCGTCTGCGTCGCGGTCTGCGTCTGCGTCGCGGTCTGCGTCTGTGTCGCTGTCAAACCCTTCCGTCCCGCTTTCGTGCTCGCTTTCGTGCTCGCCGTATCGCGATTGTTTCACGACATACAGTTTCATTTCTTCGTGGCTATCCCACAAATCAATGACGCACGATACCTCGCGCATTATATCGTATAATGTATCACCCGTGTGTTGCGTGTAATAGCATTCATCCACGCGCGGGAAAAATAGAGGCGCGTTTGGGTTGGCGCGGTGTTTGACAAGGTGGTTCTTGTGTATCGGTTGCGACACACCACATCCGTTCCCGCTACCGGCGGCACGGACAATCTGGATTACGACATTATTCTTCGCGAGGTTGTCGCGGATGATGTCTACCAAATATAACGACGACTCGTCCGAAAACACCACCACGACTTTTGACGCAGGTGTCGGTAGCGGAATCGTGGTGCGCCATACGTCACGAGACCATTCACGTTCCGGCCGGTCAACGGTATCATTCCGCGCGAGGATTGCGGGGTAGATATGCGGTGTGATGCCGTGCGCGTTCATCTGGCAGTATAAACTGTGCGTATCTTTCGGGAAACATGTCCCACCGAACCCGCGCCGACCATCCGCCCCTGGAACCTGGAAATGTGACACCCCCATCCGCGCGTCTCGTTTGGCCAGTGTCGTCACGCGATTATAATCCGTGCCGGTGGCGGCGCAAAAGTCGTAGAATTCATTCATTAGGGACACCTTTGCGGAAAGAAAGCAGTTCTTCATCAGTTTAAGCATTTCAGCTTCATTGGTCGTTGTAAATGTAACCTGGTCCGAATCAATGGCGCGGTTATCGTGACTCGTTGTGATGAGTGTTTGGATTCGTTTCTTGAATTCGTCGGTGAGCGCGGTAGTAGCCGTAGCCACAGCAGGAATCCCGACCACCCATTCTTTCGTCCGCCTGAAATCGTCTTCCCAGTTGGCCTCGGTAAGAAACTCCGGCATAAAATAGCATCCGTGTTTCGCCGCGAATCCTACCGGAACTGTGCTTCGGATGACTTTATATGGATTGGTGGGACACTTCGCAATCGTCTCTTCCAGTATTCGGGTATAACACGACCCGTCGTGGTGAAGAGGTGTCGGAAGACAGAAGAATAATATGTCGCATTCACGGTCCAATTCTTCCAATGTTATGCCTGGGGGGTCGCACGCTTCGGGGCGAATATCGTAGATGTATACGGGGATTGGTTTGAATTCGTCTAACGCACCGTCGTCATTGTCATTGTCATCATTATCATCATAATCGTAATCATAATTCTTGGCGAAGATTTGGGTCGCGCGGCCAACAAAGCCGTTTCCGATAATTCCGATTTTCATCTTGTAAACAATATTACACATAATGGTTTAATATAGTTTTCCGTTCTAGTCCGTCTCTGCGTCCGTCTCCGACTCCGTGTCCGACTCCGACTCCGTGTCCGCCTCCGACTCCGTGTCCGAGTCCGTCGGTTTGATATTATACATATCCATTATGATATCCGTCATATGTTGGACATAACTCATCTCTGTGCCAAGTCGTGTCCCAATAGAGTCCATAATCGCAACGGTGACAAAGAGGCGATAAAGCGACCTGCGAAACATCATCCCATAATTATTCAAGATATAGTTGAGTTCGTAGATTTCGGCCACGCCGAAGAACTTCACTTGTGGTGTCGTATAATTTATTAAAACGCGCATCAGTTCATCGCGGAGTTGGTTGAATTTTTTAGGACCAAGGGTTGCTTTGACCAATGATGCTTGTCCACCGCATCTGCTGATTTTGTCAGTGTTAGTATTTGTTTTCGTTTTCGTTTTACGAACAGTCTCTTCCGACAATTCGCACGCCATAATCAAGTCTATGATTTTATTGTATTTCCGTTGGTATGTATATTTGAGCGCCTTGAATAAAATTTCCTGGTCGCTTCGTGTCAAATATCCGATAATCCCGAAATCAAGGATTCCGATGCGATGGGTTGGTTCCGATGCTGGTGCGTCGGGTGCCGCTTTAATAAACAAGATGTTCCCTGGATGAAGGTCTCCGTGGTAAATTGAACTACAGAACGCAGCCTTGCCATTGAACCCCGCGAGCACTTTCGCAAATGTGTCATTATCTGCGGGGTCTATTTCGGTTATTTTCATTCCGTGGATATATTCCATAACGATGACGTCGGGGTTGATCATTTCGGTATAATCAGGGTAGGGTTTCGGGATTTTCACGGTTTCATAGTCTTTCCAACGATTGTAGTAGGTCGTAATATTCGCGAGTTCTTTACGAAAGCAGACTTGGTCGTTGAGAGATACAATATTCTGGAGAATCAGATTCTCTACGTTTAATGTTTTCATATAAGGGAGATACTTTGTAAGTTTGGCAAAAACGACGAGATTATTCATTGACGCGTTGAAGTTATCGCGGATGTTTTTACGGAGATACTTGACAACGACGAGGTCACCTGGACCGTCCGTAAGTATGCGTGCCCGAAATATCAGCGACATCAGTCCCGATTTTATGGGGCGATAATCATTTTCAATGCGAAGACGCATGTGAGGCCGGCATTCACACGACCTTGCCTCCAGCTCTTTAAGTTCATTTATGTCGTATTCTTCCTCGGAATATGTTACACTATCGGTATACTCGCTGAAGAATTCGTTGAGTTCGTGAGAGACGATATTGCGGTTGGTGGCGAATGCCTGGAATATTTTTACATACATCATATTCTTCGCAGCGAGACGGCGACTTACATCCATAATCGCGTGGTTGCGCGACTTCCACCCCACTTTGTATTTGATGAGCTCCGTGATACCAATATAACACGATGACATCGTAAACCATAATGCGCGAAATAGGTCACGACACGACATTTTATAATAGTATTCTTCGGTTCGTTTGACGTAGTCATCATAGCCTTGTTGGTCGGCCGCAGCGGCGGCGTCGCCTTGTCCCGAATTTGCGGTTTCGTCTATATTCTGCTCTTTTTCATATTGGATATATTCGTCTAATAGTTCGTCCATTACCGTGTATACGTCTCGTGTATACGTCTCGTGTATACGTGTATAATATATATAATTCTAATACATATTACGCTAAATGTGGTTTATGCCCGGAGACTTTCAATGGCGACCTTCAATCGCAAATACATTTTTTTGATAAGAATGCCAATTGCGTTTTCCATTGCGACGGTTAGCTCTGATTCGGTGTCGGGTTTTAGCTTAAACATATGAAGCACCTGGATGCTCCTATCATTGTCTTCGCGATAGATATACTTCTGAATATAGAGCGGATATTCAAGAAGTTTATATTTTTGTTGAATGAGGTCGTTATGATATTCATAGGGGACGCTCTTGCTCGTAAAAATAATCTCGTTATTGCCATTATTTGCGATTTTATTTGTTATTTTTGTAGAGACGTACATGTACGTTTTCAACCCACCTAAATCTCCGCCGATGTCCCGGAACTTATAAAGACTATTGTGTTCGGATGGGTCGGTGGGGTGGGGATGAATCTCAATTGCGTCAATAATATCCTTATTCACTTCGTGTAATAACTTGTGTAGATTTACATTGATGAGTGGCAAGATATTAAAGTGTGGGTTATTGTAGGTGTATTCTAGTGTGAATAATTTCATTTCGGGGTTTTTACCCAGCCTCATATTATTTTGGGTACATATAGGTTTGAATTGGGCGGCCGATGACATTGACATTGGTGTCGCGTCGTGTGATGGATATTCTTTATAATAATATAATGTTTATATTCATTTATCATTTATCATTTACTACAGGTCCATACTCACCGTATTTTTCTCGGATCTCGGCCTGCGCTTTGATTTATGTGGTGCCGAGTCTTGCGGAATATCGCCTAGACTGGAAACATTAATAACGGTGGGTTCAAATGAAATGTCATCGCCGCCATTGTTGTTATTGCCGCCGCCGCCCGTCATTCCCGAGAGAATATTCTGAAGCATCGCATTTCCTTGGTCTGCTTGCCCGCCGCTACCCGGCTGAATATTAATCGTTTTGGTCTTCAGCCGCGACATCATATCCGATACATCGGTGCTCGGGCCACGCATTTCAGGACGACGCGATTTCTGCTGCTCGGAAACGGATGGCATTGACATCGGCATCGGCGTCGGCATTGCTGTCGCGCCGGGACGAACTGGGGGAGGAGGTGCGAGTGGACCTTTGGTAGCGATGGGTGGAGGAGGAGGGCGTTGTTGCTGATATTGAGGAAGTTCGTTGTGGTTGCGTCCGCCGCCGCCGATAATATCATTCATAAAATTACCAAATCCGGACCCGCGGCCACCGCCACCGCCACCGCCACCGCCACCGCCACCGCCACCGCCACCGCCCATATTATTTGACATTGATGATACAGCAGCCTGTGTGAATTGCTGCATCAGTTCAGGGTTCTGGCGCATAATATCGTCCATTCCAGGCAACGCCGACTTAAACATTGTATTGGTCATATGAAGCATAATCGCGCTTCCTCCCAGCTGGAACAGTAGCTTCAGTTCTGGCGACATCTTGGCTTTGGACTTGTATTTCTCGTGAAGCTCGCCGAAGATTTCATCATATTCGCCGATGTTCTCGTTCACTTGCTCGGACCATCCTTCCAATTTCAGGTCAAAGGGGTCAAATTTGTTGTTTAAGAACTCCAATCCAGTAATACACGCGAGAAGCATCTTGCCCTGAAATTTCATACTATTGTGGCGTTCACGTTCCTCAATTTGCGTATCATACTCACCTTTCATCTCCGCATAAGAAGAATCCATTGAATACCGTTTTGACAGTTGGACCCCTTTCTGCTCCAGTTCCTCCAACTTACGAAGGAGTTTGAACTTCTCTTTCAGCATTTCTTCCTTGGATAATTGAGGAGTCGGGTCTACATTGGCATCAGGGTCCATTGGGATATTATTGAACTTGCCGTATCCGTCCCATGTGCGATTATCTGCGTCAGTATTGGATGTGGATTGTCCTAAATGGATTCCATTGCCGTCGCTTGCGCTGCCGTTGTCACCGTCAGACTTACTCAAATTGAAGATTCCACTTAAAAATCCGCCGCCACCCCCGCCGCCGCCACCGCCGCCACCACCGCCACCGCCGTCGCCACCGTCACCGCTGTTTCGCCTCGGAACATTGCTCAAATCATTGAGCTCATTTTCAAGTGCGGCCAATTCACTCAAATCAATATCCCCGCCACCGCCACCGCCGCTCTTACGGTCACCGTCCTTAAATTTATTATTCATCAAGAGTTCAATACCGCCGCCAAAATTACTGCCGCCGCCGCCGCCGCTAGATGAACGACCCCCTCCAATAGTAAATGTAGGCATTGTATCCAATGCGCCTAAATCAATTTCTTCTGCCATTGTGTTTATGAAATGGTATATAATACAAATACAATAGCAATCTTTATACTAAAATAAATGATGTGGCTGTTTATATGAATAAAATAAATACTTTATTATTCTATTCATACCGCACTATGAACCCGCCATAGTCCCTGTAAAAAACAGTCTGCGAGGTCGTCCTTCTTTTTATGATTTTCAAAGACGGGCATCCATTTTACATAATCCGATTTGTGTTTGCGAGAGATTTCGCCGAGAGAACGGCATACAATGATTCCCGACTTCTTCCGGTCTGCGTAGGTGGATGCGTCAACTCCGCCGTCTTCCGAATTCGCATCCGTGAATAATTTCAACTTACACGACGCCGATATAAATTCAATCTGCGGAATATGTTTCATAATAAAATACTGCGTAATCATTCCTTGAAGTGTCTTCATCCGAGAGGCAAGAGTGCTTATTTGATTTTCAATAATCATCATATCAATTGGTGCGGACACCGCCGCTGCTGCTGCTGCTGATGCTGCCGCATCCGTGAACAGAATCGCGTCCAGATGCTTCATCATATTGCGGCCATATGTGATTAAATCCAGGTCGTGTGCGTAGGTATAATTCGCCTTCTTGGGTTTGTCTGGCGCGACAGTCCCGGTAATATAACTTGAATACTTATTTTCATCAAAGGGTTCTAGATAATCTCTCGCGAGTATTGTGGTTATTTCTTGGACGAGGTCGGACTTCCGGACTTTGAGGTTCGCCGCTGCGGCCGGTCCTTCTTCTCCTGTCGCTTGCGCGACTAGATGCGCCGAGAGATTTGCCTTAATATCCATCAGTTCGCCCAGTTTCTTCTTTTGAAGAAGTTCAGGTTTGCGCTTTATGGGTAAAATCTCTCGGGATGGTATTATATATTTGGATTTATCGGCACATTTGGCGCAATACAGGATGGGCGCCGGACCGCTCACTACGCCACCTCCCACCCCACACACTACGCCACCTCCC